AAGAGTAGTTCTACCTATACTTGAATCTTTTGTATAAAAAAAAATTAAATAAAAAAAAAAAAGAAATATGGCAGATAGAGTAATACAAAGAAATGATAGGGCTACATTATTTTTAAGCACCGTTCAAAATGGACAATTGTTTGTAAGTTATAATAATGATGCTAACTATATTGTACTTAAGACAAAGTAGTTCACTATATAAATAAATCACTTATACTCTTGTATAGGTGATTTATTTTTATTATGTTTGCACAATAATATAAGGGAAGAAGATATGAAGAAGTATATATTATTTATAATACTAATATTGATTGGAGCTATAGCTTATCTATCATATCAGAACAGACAATTAACTACTAAGTATGAAACTTCCATTGAGAATATTAAGGCTTATGATGCTGAATTGAGTGGTTTAACTAATGATACTAAGGTATATAAACTAACAATAGAACAGCTTAATTACTTCAATGATTCAATCATCAAGAAGATGAAAGTGGTCCAGAAGGAATTAGGTATAAAGGATAAAAGGTTACAACAACTTCAATATGAAGCCAGTCATGCACAAAGACATGATACTATTGTTATAGGAGATACTTTATTCAGAGACCCTCAGTTAAAGCTGGATACTATAGTGGGAGATAAGTGGTTTAAGACTAATCTTCATTTAGAGTTCCCAAGTACTATAGCACTTAGTCCTGAGATAGAATTAGAGAGATATACATTCATAAATGGTAAAAGGGAGACTGTGAATCCTCCTAAGAAGTTCTTCTTGTTTAGGTGGTTCCAGAAGAAACATACAGTAGTAGAAGTGAATGTAAGGGAAATGAACCCTTATGTTAAGAATAAAACTCAAAGATTTATACAAATAATTGAATAGTTATGATTGAAAGTGGAATACTTATTACAGCATTGATAGGTATTGTGACCACATTTACTTCGGGGTTTACTGCATGGTTCTTTGCAAGAAAGAAGTATAATAGTGAGGTTGACAATAACCTGATAAACAACATGAAAGAATCTCTGGAGTTCTATACAAGGTTGTCTGAGGATAATAAACTTAGGCTTGATAGAGCCTTATCAAGGAATGAAGAACTTGAAAAAGAGGTAAAGGAATTAAGGCAACAGGTGATGGGCTTAATGACAAGTATATGTACAGACCTATCTTGTCAGATAAGAAAGGGAAATTATGAGGATGTAATTAAATTAAAAGGTAATTAATATGAAAAGAGCACTTAATCTTGGCACTCTTTCAAGGATAGTTGAAGGAGACCCAAATGAAGTTACAGATAATGAAATACTTGTTATAAGAGACAATCTTTCAGGTAAGATTGAGGATATTCAAGTAAGAGGTACTGGAGGTGCATTAGAGTCAGTTCTTGTTGAAAGAGTTACTTTCACAATCAAAGCTACTCCAACAGATGCTACTGTAACTATTAACAATACTAATAGAATTACTGTTGCAGTTGCCAAAGGTTCTACAGTACAATGGTCAGTATCAAAGACAGGCTATACTCCTCAGAGTGGTAGTCAAGTAGTAAATGCTGATACAGTAAAGGATGTTACACTGGCACAAATAGTAAGTTAATATGAAACTAACACTCAAAAGAACATTCAAAGGACCTCAATATACCATAGGTAAACTCTATGTAAATGGAGTTTATGAATGTGATACTCTTGAGGATACTGACAGAGGACTCCATGAAACACAATCTCTTCTGGAGATACAGAGTAAGAAGGTCTATGGACAGACAGCAATTCCTTATGGAACTTACAAGATTGATATGAATACTGTAAGTCCCAAATTCAAGGATAGGTCATGGGCTAAATTCTGTGGAGGAAAGTTACCCAGACTTATAGATGTGAAAGGATATGAGGGGGTACTAATCCATGTTGGTAATAAAGCTGAGGATACTTTAGGTTGTATCCTTGTTGGAGAGAATAAAATAAAAGGGCAAGTTATTAATAGCACAGCTACCTTTCAGGAGTTATATTCAGTAATGCTGAAAGCAAAACTCCTTGGAGAGGAACTAAGTTTAACAATAGAATAGGAGAAATTATTATGGCAAAGACTTGTAAATCAGGTGGAAAGATGCCACCAAAAGGTGGAAAGAAACCTACAAAGAAGTAGAAATGGGAAGGGTGTAGTATTATTACTATACCCTTATCTTTTGGCAGTAAATAAGTAATTTATTTATAGAGTTGTAAGAGTCTTATTTACTATGTTGTAGAAGTCATAAACTCCTCTTATCTTTGCATCAGTTTAATAACTAAAGGAGTAGAAATATGATAGGAGAATTAAGTGAAGACCTCATTATGACAGGGGATGAAATAGATGTAGAAAATCTATTTTCTGATGATGGGGGTGAAGAAGAAACACAGGTAACTCCACCTGCCCCAAAGGAGAAAGAAGATAAAGAAAATGAAAAAACTACTGAGGAAGAAGAGATAAATCCTGATGATTTATTTGATAATCCAGAGAGCGTAGGTAGTGGAAAAGATAATCAAGAAGAAGAGGAAGATACCCAATCTGAAAAGGACAAAGGTACTTCTCCCAAAACTAACTTCTACTCTTCCATTGCCAGTGCCTTGAAAGAAGAAGGTATCTTCCCTGACCTTGATGATGATACTTTAAATGGTATCAAGACCCCAGAAGATTTTGCAGAAGCAGTTGAAAAGACTGTTCAAGCAAGATTGGATGAGAGACAAAAGAGAATTGATGCTGCATTACAAGCTGATGTAGAACCAGATGAAGTAAGAAGGTATGAACAAACCCTTGCTAATTTGGATGCAATCAAGGAGGAATATATAACTGATGAAACTGAAAAGGGTGAAAGATTGAGAAAGAACTTAATCTATCAGGACTTTAGGAACAGAGGTTATAGTGAAGCCAGAGCTAAGAGAGAGGTTGAGAAATCTTTCAATGCTGGCACAGATATTGAAGATGCAAAAGAGGCATTGGAAAGTAACAGAGAATACTTTAGCACTCAATATCAAGACCTAATCAAGGAAGCTCAAGAAGAGGCAAAAGAAGAACAAAGGAAAATTAAAGAAGAGGCTGCACAACTAAAGAAATCAATGCTTGAGGACAAGGAAGTATTTACAGGTATTGCACTTGATAAGACTACAAGACAAAAAGCATTTGATAATATTACTAAGCCTGTCTTTAAAACAGAAGATGGAGAATATTTGACTGCCATTCAGAAATATGAAATGGATAACCCAGTTGAGTTTAGAAAGTATCTGTCTGTATTGTTCACTATGACTGATGGCTTCAAGAATATTGATGGTCTTGTGAAGGGCAAAGTAAAGAAAGAAGTCAAGCAAAGTCTTAGAGAATTAGAGCATAAGCTCAGCAGCACTGCCAGAAACTCAGCAGGTAATCCAAGATATGTTGGAGGAGTTGAGGAAGATACTGAGTCTTATATTGGAAAGGGCTGGGACCTTGATGTCTAAAAACATATTAACTAACAAAAATAATTAACAGATTATGGCTGGTAAATTAGGTAAATTTCAAATGTTAGGCTTCCAACACTGGAAGGGTCTGACAAGTGACAACCACCTTGGAGCTATCTTCCAACAAGCACCTCAGAAGGCTACAAACCTTATGGTGCAACTGTTGGCTTTCTATAGAGGAAAGAGCTTGGATACATTCCTTAATTCATTCCCTACAAGAGAGTTTGAAGATGACAATGAATACTACTGGGATGTTATTGGTTCTTCAAGGAGAAACATTCCTCTTGTTGAAGCAAGAGATGAAAATGGTACTGTAGTTGCTGCTGATGCAGCTAATGTGGGAGTTGGTACATCTCCTTTCTATCTGGTATTCCCAGAAGACTGGTTTGCAGATGGTGAAGTTATTGTAGGTAACTTGAACCAAGTATATCCATTTAGAATCCTTGGTGATGCAAGAATGGAAGGTACTAATGCAGTGTACAAAGTAGAACTTATGGGTGGTAATACTCAAGGTGTTCCTGCTGAAAGACTGCAACAAGGAGAAAGATTCTCTATTGAATTTGCTCCTGTAGAAAAAGAACTTTCAAGAAAGGTTGGTGATGTTAGATTCACTTCTCCTGTAAGCATGAGAAATGAGTGGACTACAATCAGAATCCAACATAAGGTAGCTGGTAATAAGCTAAACAAGAAACTTGCTATGGGTATTCCTATGGTTAGAAATCTTGAAAGTGGAAAGCAAGTGAAGGACACTGCAAACATGTGGATGCACTATGTAGATTGGGAAGTAGAACTTCAATTTGATGAGTACAAGAACAATGCTATGGCATGGGGTACTTCAAACAGAAATCTGAATGGTGAATACATGAACTTTGGTAAATCAGGTAATGCTATTAAGACTGGTGCTGGTATCTTTGAGCAAACAGAGGTTGCTAATACTATGTACTACAATACATTCAGCTTGAAGTTACTTGAAGATGCACTGTATGAACTATCAGCTTCTAAACTTGCAATGGATGATAGACTCTTTGTAATCAAGACTGGTGAAAGAGGTGCTATTCAGTTCCATAAGGAAGTATTGAAGACTGTATCTGGTTGGACTACATTTGTACTTGATAATAACTCTACAAGAGTTGTTGAGAAAGTTCAGTCAAGACTTCACAGCAATGCACTTAGTGCTGGTTTCCAATTTGTTGAATACAAGGCTCCTAATGGTGTTAGGGTAAGATTGGATGTTGACCCATTCTATGATGACCCAGTAAGAAACAAGATTCTTCACCCAATGGGTGGTGTAGCTTTCTCTTACAGATATGACATCTGGTATATTGGTACTATGGACCAACCTAATATCTTCAAGTGTAAGATTAAGGGTGACAATGAGTACAGAGGATACCAATGGGGTATCAGAAATCCTTTCACTGGACAAAAGGGTAATCCTTATATGTCATTTGATGAGGACTCTGCTGTAATTCACAGAATGGCTACTTTGGGTGTTTGTGTGCTTGACCCAACAAGAACTATGTCATTAATCCCTGCAATTCTGCAAGGATAAGCATAAAATAAAAGGGGAGGGAAATTCTCCCTCTCCTTTTTCTTTTTTAAGATATTAAATGGAGAAGTAATATGGCAAAAGAAGTTAGTAAGATGGTTTTGGATGATGAAGAGATTATGAAGGAAACACCAGTTATACCTGATGTGGATAACCTCTTTGAAGAACCAAAGACAAGAAAAACAAAGAAACAAGCAGTAATAGAGGACAATGATGAACCTATTAGCTGCCTAAGAAATGAAAGAGTTATAGTAAGGTTTGTTCCCAAGCAGACTGGTTTAGTTTCAAACCCTAAGCATATCCTATATGGAGGTATGGCAGAAGCAGCAGTAAGATGGTTTACTCTACCAAGATTGAGTTCTGGTATGTATGTAAATGCTCTCACTGATAAAGAGAAAGCCTATCTTGAAGAGATAATGGGTCTTGAATATAATGCTCTATCTATCTATAAGAAGGTAGATAACTTCTGGGATAATTATACAGTGAGATTAACTAAGCAAGATAATTTCTTGAACTTGGCTGACCCTGATGATTATATCAAATATAAAATCCTTTTAGCAAACAAGGACTATATTGCATCTTCTCTTCAAGAGCTGCAAGACAGACCTAAAATGACTTATCAGTTTGTAATTGTACAGGAAGGTGAGGAAGCTAAGACTGCTAAGAAGGAAATGAATGCTACAATGCAGTCATACATGAAGTTTGGTGAAATTCAAGATGATGCTGATAAGCTAAGAGTAATCATTGAAACTATTGATGGTAGACCTCTTGCTAAGACAACTAAGATTGAATTCTTACATGAGAAGATTAACAAGCTAATTCAAGCTGACCCAAAACTTTTCTTAAGAGTTGCAGAAGACCAGTATCTTGATACTAAAGTTCTTATTAAGAAGGCTATTGAAGAAGGTCTAATTAGTAACAGAGGTGGTATGTTATACCTGAAATCTGATGGCTCTCCTCTATGTGGAGATAATGAAGAACCTACTTTGAGTGTAGCTGCTAAGTTCTTAAGTGCTCCTAAGAGACAGGAATTGAAGTTCAGTCTGGAAGCAAAGCTAAAAGAATAAAGATATGAATGTTAATGAATTTTCTAATGAATTTGATGTACTCTATAACAACATAATGAGCAATGCTGCTCCGGGGTTAAATGAGTATGAAAAGTCTGTACTGCTTACTAAGGCTCAAGAAGAGATAGTTAAGAACTATTTTGAACCAGCAGGTAATAAGTATGGAAAAGGATTAGATGATTCACCAAAAAGACAAATAGATTTTTCAGAATTAATAAAGGTAGGGGAAGGAGTACTTAATACAAGTGCTCCTACTATCACCTTTGATAAGAGAGCTAAGGTATATGATTTACCTGCTGACTTATTCTTGGTTATAAATGAGGCTGTTGATACTAATGCAGGAACTAAACAGATAGTTCCAATCAGTTACTCTGATTATACAAGGCTTATGTCAAGACCTTACAAGGAACCAGTTAAATATCAGGCATGGAGAATAATTACTACTTCTATAAACAATATCTCTGTAGAACTAATAGTGAACAGTAATGAAACTATTACAGACTACAAGGTAAGATATATAAGAAGACCTGCTCCAATTATCACTACTAATCTATCTTCTGAATATGGTGATGTCACAATAAATGGTGTAAGCACTGTTTCAGAATGTGAGCTTAACCCAATTATTCATAGTGAGATATTACAGAGAGCAGTTGAATTGGCTAAGGCAGCTTACCAAGGAGATTTGCAGGCAAGTGTTGAATTAGGACAAAGAAGTGAATAATGACTAATAAAGAATTTTCTGATGGATTCAGTACTTTACTTAACTCATTTGGTATCACCCCTAATATAACCCTTGATGAATATGAGAAATCAACATTTCTCACTAATGCTCAGGAACAATTGATTATTGACATCTACTCTGGAAGGAATATTATTTATGGTAAGTCCTTTGAACAGACAGAAGAAATAAGAAGATATTTGAGCAATTTGGTGGAGACCTATGAAACAAGTACTAAGGTTACAGGGAAGCTGGGACTATCACAAGACTCAGTATTCTTTGAGATACCACAAGATACTTGGTTCATTACTTATGAAGTGGCATTCCTCAAGGACAGTAGATTAGGTTGCTTGGATGGTATAGAGGCAAGTGTGGTTCCATTACCACAGGATGATTTATATAGAGCAAAAGATAATCCATTTAGAGGACCAAGTAAAGACAGAGTACTAAGACTTGATATAAAAAGTGATTTAGCTGAGTTAATCAGCAAGTATAATGTGGACAAGTATTTAATGAGATATATCTCTCAACCCACTCCTATTATACTGGTAGATTTACCTGATGGACTAAGTATCAATGGTGTAAGTACTGAAAGTGAATGTGAACTAAATCCTGTAGTACACAGAGCAATACTTGAGAGAGCTGTACAGCTTGCCATAATAAGTAAAACTCAACTAACAGGAAATAAAGAATAAATTATAAATGTTTAATTAAACTAAAAAGATTATGGTAATTTCTATTAATCAAGTAAGACAGCTATATGTTGCAAAGGCTCTAAAAGCTAATACAGCAGCCCTTACAACTGCTGGTGATATTGTCCCAAAGGCAGACACAGCTAAGACTACTTTGTACTTTCAGTACATGTCTCCTGCTGGACTTGTATCAAGTGATAAGATTGACATCAAGAATGTAATGTCTGCAAAGGCTACATCATCAGATGCTCTGGCTCATAAGCTGATTAGGTACTCAGTTACTCTTGATGGTGATGTATCTGCAACTCCTGTAGCAGGTCAGAATTATATCTTGAGATTGGCTTTCAGACAATATATTGGTTTGTCAGAGGAAGACCAGTACTTCAAGTATGGTGAAGTAATTGCAAGAAGTGGAATGACTGCATCAGACTTCTACAAGAAGATGGCTATTTCTTTAGCTAAGAATCTTGAGAATAAGACAGAATCTACTCCTCTTGTGAATATCTATCTTATCAGTGCAGCAGCAGCTTCTACTGATGTTCCAGTTACATCAGCTACTAAGGAGTCAGATTTAACTGCAACTGACTATAACCAAATCATCATTGAAGAAACAGAACAACCTTGGGTTCTTGGTATGATGCCTCAGGCATTTATTCCTTTTACTCCTCAGTTCTTGACTATTCTTGTTGATGGTGAAGAAAGACTTTGGGGTGTTGCAACTAAGGTTACTCCTACTAAGACTGTTCCTGATGGACACTTAATGGCAGACCTTGAATACTTCTGCATGGGTGCAAGAGGTGACATTTACAGAGGAATGGGTTATCCTAATATCATCAAGACTACTTATCTGGCAGACCCAGATGCAATCTATGATACTCTGGATATTCACTATTTCTACACAGGAAGCAATGAATCAGTTCAGAAGTCTGAAAAGACTATTACACTGATTGCTGTAAATGATGGTAGTCACACTGCAATGAATGCTCTAATTGGTGCTATCAATACTGCATCAGGGCTTACAATTGCTACTTTATCCTAAGTGATATAGCATTAGAAGGGGCATAGAATTAACTATGCTCCTTTTTTTATCAATTAAAAATATGAACTATGCTACATTTTAATGAATTAAGAATAACACAAGATAACAGATTTCTTATTATAGATGTATCTGTGGATAATCAGGACTACTTTGATGATGTCCTATTAGATAGTATAGTCATTGATACCCAAGATACTTTTGTGATGAATGGACCAAGTGACAACCCTCTTTATGTATATAATGTAGAGGATGCCTATGATTTAACCTATTCTCTTCCTGAGCAATGTAATTGCAATCCAGTAAGAGTTGAGGAAGATGAATCATATTGTTTCACTTATGGTACACAACAAATGAAGAATGTAAGACTTGAATTAAGTATTCAAGACTTAAAGGTTTCTCCTTGCAGCACTATGTTCTTTGTGTATGTAAAGTCTAAAGGTACTCCATCAACTGATACTCCATGTGGATTTGATAAGGACCAAATATTAGGTACTGTAATTAACTTACAACCTATATATAAACAGACTCTCAAGTATCTAAAGGAAGTAGAATGTGATTGTAATATACCAAAGGGTTTCATTGATATGATACTTAAGTTAAAGGCAATTGAACTTTGTGTTAGAACAGGAAACTATCCACAGGCTATCAAGTACTGGAATAAGTTCTTCATAAAGAATAATTGTAAGTCTCCAACCTCTAATTGTGGATGCTATGGATAAAATGCTTGAAATATCTGAGGAAGCCATCACAAGATACTTTACTACTCTATCCCAATTTGGATATAAGAAGTACAGTGATGTAGATAAGATAATAGTTCTCTTCTTCATGGAAGAAATGTTGGCAGGAGAAATGTCTTATTATGTGACACAAGATGATTACAGGGATATAGTCAATGCCCTATATTGTCTGGCAGGAAGTACTTGTATGATAGACTTTCCAATGTTTGAGAGCTATGATACTTTGGTTCATTCTAACAATAGAACATTTGTACCAAGAATAACAGAGGATAGTATATTAAGAAGTACTGAGGATGATAACTTTAGAGTAGAAGCATAATCTTTATACCCTGAATATAAAAATAGTAAAACCCTTGTAAGTGTAGATAATTTATTCTATATTTGCAAGGGTTTTAAAGTATAACTAAATAATTAATAATATGACATACAATGAGTTAATCTATATGGTATTGGATGAGCTTAAGTTGAGTTCAGATGATTCATACTACACTCCAGACCATGTTATATTTCTGCTTGTAAAGTATAGGTCATTCTTGCTGAAACAGAGATATTCAGACATAAAGAAACAGATACCAGATAGTGACTATCAGAGTATATGTTTAGACCTTATTGAGGTTCCAGCTATTAGTGGAGAACCTTGTGAAGGTAGCTCCTATTTAAGAAGTAAGAATAAGGTTCCTACTACTATGATGATAGGTAATCCAAGAGTATATCCTATGGACTTCTATCAAGGTGAGATTACTTATATAAGTAGGGATAGAATGAGATATGTAGGTTATAGTAAGTTCCTGAGAAATATAATCTATTGTTCAAAAGCCCCTGATGGCTATCTATACTTCAAGTCATGGAATCCTCAATTCCTGTATCTTGAGAAGGTAAGTTTCAATGCAATCTTTGAGGATGCTAAGGAAGCATCAGAAATGGCTTGTCCAGAAGAGAATGGTGCAATATGTAAGTTGGAGGATAAGGAGTTTCCAATAGAAGATGCTTTAGTTCCTCCACTTGTAGAGTTAGTAGTAAAAGAATTAAGGGGTCCTGAGTATAGTCCTAAGGATGAAGATAATAATGCTCATGATGATTTGGATGATTTGAATAAGAGATAATGGAGACACTGGGAGAATTTAAAAGGAGGATAAAGAAGGTCAACCAACCAAGAGAATATAAAGTAAGGAATTCATTGGGTGTATATGATGGATATAAGTATTACAGAAAGAATAAGCCTGATAGTAAAGAGTATGTTCTTACTGAGTCACAATACTTTGCTATTATAAGGAAGATAAACTTACTTCTGGTTGATGAACTATTACTTGGTAATGATGTCAGACTTCCTAAATCAATGGGCACTATTGAGATAAGAAAGTATGATAGGAGAGTAAGGTTAGGAAAGGATGGAAAGATTCATACTAACCTTCCCATAGACTGGGATAAGACACTTAAACTCTGGTATGAAGATGAAGAGGCTTTCAAAGATAAGACATTAGTTAGAGTAGAAGAGAATGAAATCTTTAAGGTATATTACAATAGAGAGTCAGCTACCTACAATAATAATTCTTATTATGAGTTCCTGTTCAACAAAGATTTAAAGACAAGACTTAAACAAAGAATAAAGGAGGGTTTAATAGATGCTCCTTATTTAGAAAGGAAATTAAGATATGGTTAAAACTTGGATAGTATATAAACATATTTCACCATCAGGTAAAATCTATGTAGGTATTACTTCTAAGTCCAACCCAAATGATAGATGGAATAATGGAAAGAATTATGTAGCATGTAAGCATTTCTATAATGCCATTATAAAGTATGGTTGGGACAACTTTCAACATATAATTATAAATTCTGGTCTTGCAGAAAAGGTTGCTAAGGATTTAGAGAGGAAACTAATTAAAGATTACAAGAAGCTGGGTATCTCTTATAATATAACCAATGGTGGGGATGGTCATAGTGTAGACCATCTTACAGAGTCACATAAAAAGAAAATATCTATAGCCCATAAGGGAAAGAAGCTATCTAAGGAACACAGGAGCAGGATTGGTAGAAAAGGCAGGATAATATCTCAAACTACTAAACATAAAATGAGTGTTTCTAATAAAGGTAAGAAGAAACCTATTGAATTAGTAGAGTCTTTAAGAAAGCATAATACTGGTCTTAAGAGAACTGAGAAACATAAAGAAGCTATAAGAAAAGCTCATAGTAAGGCTGTTTTACAAATTAAACCTGATGGTACTATAATTGAATTTGCCTCAGCTATGGAAGCTGAAAGAGTTACTGGAGTATTTCATAATAGTATAAATAAATGTTGCCACTTGGTGATTAAATCTGCTGGTGGCTATAAATGGAAATTTAAAAATGGTACAGAACAATAATTTTGTAAATATAAGAGTAGTGCTGGATAGATTATTAAGACACCCACTACTTACTGACCTCAACCTTGAGACAGCCATTCAATATACAGTAGACTTTATTGGTGCTATGGGGCTTCCTAATGTCTATGTTGACAAGATTGAGACTGTGGATATTAAGGAGTATAGAGGTGAACTTCCCTGTGATTTAATCTCTATCAATCAGGTTAGGTTACATAAGAATGGAATAGCACTAAGGGCAATGACTGATAATTTCAATGCCTACCCTACTAAAGACCATGAGGGGAGACATTGGGATGAGAGAGGTGAACCTTCTTTTAAGACACAAGGTAGAGTAATATTCACTTCAATGAGACATGGAAAGGTAGATATTAGTTATAAGGCTATTATGCTGGATGAGGATGGTCTTCCTTTAATTCCAGATAACTCTATCTTTCTTAAGACACTGGAACTATACATCAAGAAAGAGTGGTTCACTATCCTTTTTGATATGGGTAAGATAAGTCCTGCTGTATTAAATAATACTCAACAAGAGTATGCTTTCAAGGCAGGTCAATGTAACAATGAATTTGTGATTCCTTCTGTATCAGAAATGGAAGCTATCACTAATATGTGGAATCAACTTATTCCAAGAGTAACTGAGTTCAGAAGAGGATTCAAGAACTTAGGAGACAAGGAATATATAAGAGTACATTAATATGGCACTAAAGAAAGAACAACATTTTTTCAAAGGGATGCAGAGAGACTTATCAGTCTCTAAGTTCAATCCAGAGTATGCCTTTGATGCTCAGAACATTAGAATAACTGCAAGAGATAATAATACTCTCTTGACAGTTACTAATGAAAGAGGTAATAAGGAGATACCATTACAATCTCCTTCTGGAGACCCTGTAGTTATTGATGGAGTATTACTTGGGCAGAATGTGCTTAATAACTATGTGACCCTCTTTACAAAAGGTACAAATGATAATATCTACAGACTTGAGAATAAGGGTACTTATTTTGAGACTCTACTTCTATTCTCAGGTAATCTGAATTTCAGTACAGACTACCCAATTGAGAATATTGGAGTATATGAAAATGATAATATCCAGAAGGTATATTGGATAGATGGGTTGAACCAATCAAGGGTTATTAATATTGTAGCTACAGATGATGTAAAAGCTAAATGGGATAATAATTCATTCAACTTTGTACAGGACTTAGGTCTTAAAGAAACTGTAACAGTTACAAGGAATGACCTTGCAAGTGGTTCATTTTCATCAGGTGTAATTCAGTATGCTTTCACTTATTATAATAAGTATGGACAGGAGAGTAATATCTTTTATACTTCTCCTCTTGAGTATATATCCTTTGCAAGTAGAGGAGCCTCTCCAGAAGAGAAAGTAAGTAATAGCTTTACTATTACCATAGAGAATGCAGATACAAGATTTGATTATGTAAGAGTTTATTCTATTCATAGGGCAAGTATAGATGCTACTCCTAATGTACTTAATGTAGTAGATATTCCTATTAATCCAAGTACTGGAAGTACAACTACTTTAACCTATGTAGATAATGGTACTACTGGAACAAGTGTAGACCCTACTGAGTTATTATATGTAGGAGGTGAGGATGTAGTCTTTGGAACTATGGCTCAGAAGGATAATACTCTATTCTTGGGTAATGCTAATATACAGAGAAAGTTAGTAGGCACTGACATCATAAATAAAATAAAAGGAGGATATGTAAACTTTGGTCCTAAGTATGTAGGTAATTATACACAAACTTCTGGATTCTATCCATACAAGAATAGCTTATATCTTGGTTCTAAGATTAAGAGTTTTAAATATCTTGAGTGGTATAGATTTGGTGTACAGTTTCAACATAAGAGTGGTAAATGGTCAGAACCAGTATGGATAAATGATAGTTACAACTCCCAATATAAACCTTCTCTTACAAGTGGTTCATTAAGTTTAATACAGGCTCAGTACTCACTTCCTGCTGATGTAATTCAGTTAGCAATAAATCAAGGATTTACAAGAGTAAGAGGAGTAGTGGTATATCCTACACTTACAGATAGGGAAGTAATTGCTCAAGGTATCTTGTGTCCTACTGTATATAATGTTGGGGATAGATTCAGTAACTCTCCATTTGCACAGGCTTCATGGTTCTCAAGACCTAATCTTGCATTTGATATTGAACATAATCAATCTAACTGGACTGGATTTGGTGATTGGTCAGACTATGCTAATTCTAAGGCAGCAGTAATAAGGAATAGTAATGTGAATCTTACTGTAAACCCCGGAACTCCTCAAGAGAAGACTATTCTTATTGATATAGTTAATAAGGGGGCATGGGCTGAGTTCAGACATAATAAACCAATCCCTAATAACTGGGAGAGAGGTTCAGAAATACAATGTCTGGCTAATGTACCAGCAAGTCCTTATGTATCTCAATCAGGTTCAGACTTGAACTCATGGTCAGCCAACCATGCTGAATATTTCTTCATTGACCAATCTATTCTTACACTTCACTCACCAGATATTGAGTTTGATGATGGAGTACAGAACTTAGATTCATCAGGTCTTAAGTTGAGAATAGTAGGTATAGTACCTATGACAGGTAATGCCTCAGACATAGATATTCAAGTGTCTACACCTGCCAATGATACAAATAAGATGGGCTTCTATAAGGAGTTTGTTGGAGTAGAGAATAACTCTTATCATGGATTAAAGAATCTTGTCTCTGGAGCATATTGGTTTGATAAAATGACTGATATGGAAAAAGTAGATGATGACCACGGATATACAGAAGCCTTTATGGTTTATGCTTGGCATAGAAATGGTTCTCTGAATAACCAAGGTCCTGTTACTGAGGGAACAAGAACTGCAATGCTTGATAAGAAAAAGATTTCAAATATGAAATTCTCTTCTTTCTCTTACTTCTTGAGTTCTCCTTGGCTTGCTTATATAGAGAATGATAATAATCATACTGGTATTACAGGTGTAAGCATATTCAATTCTAATGAACAATCATTAGTTAGAATACCTTCTCCTGCTAATTCAAGTTTAGGAGACTTGAACTATTATGGTAATGTGGATAAGGTATTAGCTGCTACAAGAGTAGATGATTCATATACTGTTACTGCAAGATTCCAAGATGGTGAAAGGACTGAGACTCTGAATAGAAAAGATGGTTATCCTATAGTTGTAACTGGTGTAAATACTGCTGCAACTTATGCTCACCAATTGTTTGTGGGGGGTTCATTCCCTATACAGTTTGTTAAGAGAAGTGATGGTAAACAGCTTACAAAGGTTCCTAATGGAACTGATGCTGTAAGAATCAAGTATAAATCAACTCCACATGCTGTATTTGCATTTAACTGGACCAAAGATGGTAAGCAAGTAGTATTACCTACTAACAGTGAAACAAACTATACAGATTCATGGTCAGTAAATCCTGTTGTTCAGAACCCAGATAACACTCACTTCTTCTGGAATCCAACAGCTAAGAGAATTACAGATACCACATCTACTATTAAGGATAATACTTATCAGGATGTAATCTCTGGATATACAAGTAATTTCTATGATAATAATTATAGTTACTTATTCCTTGCTGAATTATATAATGATAATGTTCAGAATAGATTTGGAGGTCAGACAGAAGAAGCCTTTGAGAATAATCAATGGTTGCCAGCAGGTGAACCTTATAGCTTATTAAATGCTGATGGAAATCCAGTACCTTATCTTTATGTGTATTATACAGAGGGAGATACTTTCTTCCAAAGGTATGATTGTATGAAGGTTTATCCTTCAACTCTTGAAGACCAGAATAGTGTGAATGAGATTGTATCTTTCATGTGTGAGACAAGGGTTAATATAGAAGGCAGGTATGACAGGAATAGAGGTCAGATTAGTAATTTAACTATGACTCCTACTAACTTTAATATGATGAACCCTGTATATAATCAAGCTAACAACTTCTTTAATTATAGGGCAATCAATCATGATAAGTTCAATCTTAACTACTTCCCCAACACTATTACATGGACTAAGGAGAAACAATTAGGAAGTATTATTGATACTTGGACTAATATCACTATGGCATCTACCTTAGACCTTGATGGTGATAAGGGAGAAGTAGTTTCATTGAATACTTTCAAGAATGAAATCTTTGCTTTCCAGAGAATGGGATTAAGTAACATTCTATTCAACAGTAGAGTACAGATACCAACTTCTGATGGTATGCCAATTGAGATTACTAATGGATTGAAGGTAAGTGGTAAGAGGTATATAAGTAATACTATAGGCTGTGCTAATAAATGGTCTATTGCAGAATCTCCTTCTGGACTATACTTCATAGATAATGAGACTAACTCTCTATATTTATTTAATGGAGAGATAACCAGTCTATCTGATAAGTTAGGTTTCAGACAGTGGATTAATACACACAATGTTCATGTGAACTGGGAACCTGTTGGTTATAATAACTATAGGTCATTCTATGACAAGAATAATAATGATGTGTACTTTACTTATAAAGACCATTGCCTATGTTACTCAGAATTGATTAACCAGTTTACTTCATTCATGAGCTATGAAGGAGTTCCTGCTATGTTTAATGTAAGTAGTGACTTCTATGCCTTCAAGAATGGTAAGATGTGGGAACAGTTTGCTGGAGACTACAATATGTTCTTTGGTGAATATAAACCATTCAGTATTACCTTTGTGGCTAATGCTGAGGAACCAAATGATAAGATATTCAATACAGTAGAGTTTAGAGCTGATAGCTGGGATGGTGATAACTTGGTAAGCAACAAGACCTTTGATACTCTTGATGTGTGGAATGAATATCAACATGGTACTACAGCTCTCACTAATATGCTTGGACATCCTTCTCCATTAAAGAAGAAGTTCAGGATATGGAGGGCTAATATACCAAGGGCAATTGCTAATAACAGAGATAGGATAAGGAACACTTGGGCTTATATTAAGTTAGGAATGAACACTCCTAATACTTATAGAACAGAGTTCCATGATGCTATTATTCACTATTTTGCATAATTAATAGGAGTCCATAAACATTTTAGTTTGTGGACTCTTTCTTTTTTAATTAAAGGCTTTGTTTATTCAATAACTTTATATACATTTGCAACAAAATTAATTATACTATGGCTAAGAAAAAAATTAAGAGAAGAGGCAAGATGCCTCCTAATATATTTGACACTGGGGGTCAAAGTTGGGGACAGCAATCCTCAGAACAATTCTCAAATGCCTTTAAAGGGGAGAATCTTGGCAATTCAATAGGAAGTATTGGTGGTGCTGTTGGTAGTATAGCACAGGCTGGTATATCTAATGCACAAATAGCAGACACCAGTGGAATTGAGGCTCAGAATAAAGCTCAAAAGAATATGGTAGTAGGTGCTTCATCTAATGATGATTTGATGAGTGAATGGGGTACTTGGAATAAAGTAAAGGACAATTACTCATGGAAAGATGTAAGAGGTGGAAGTACTGGTCAGAGAATTACTAATACTATTGGAGCTGCTGGTCAAGGGGCTGCTGCTGGAGCATCTGTAGGTGGTCCTATTGGAGCCATTGTAGGTGGTGTAGTAGGTCTTGGTAGTGCTATTGGTGGTTGGATTGGTGGTAATAAGAAAGCCAAGAGAAAAGCTAAGAGACTAAATAAAGCTGCTAAAGAGGCTAATGAAAGAGCATTAAGTTCTTTTGAGACAAGAGCTGAGAACATAGATACACAGAATGACTTTAATATGTTAGCAAACTTCTCTGCTTATGGTGGTCCACTTAACTTTGGTAGTGGTGCAATAGGCTATGAGTTTGATAATAGATACTTAAATAATCAAGAGATGAACATGCTTTCTAAACAAAGATTGACTTCTCTTCCTAACTCATTTCAAGCATTACCAGAGATGAATACATATAATGCTTTTGCAGAAGGTGGTGGCTTATCCAGAGAGAGAAACTATGGTTCTAAGAAAAAGCCTTATCCATCTGTTCCTTCTGGAGACTTTGCAGGACCTCACAGAAGTTACCCAATACCAACTAAAGCTGATGCAAGAGATGCACTCAGGTTAGCTGGATTGCATGGTAAAGAGAGTGTAAGAAGAAAGGTTCTTGCTAAATATCCTTCACTAAAGGCTTTTGGTGGAAGTCTATTTGATGATGTAGTAGGTAATAACTTCAACCAGTCTTTCACACAAGGAATACAAGGAATGTTCCAACAAGAACCTGAACAAACTGTGCAAGCAGCTAATATAGCTAAGGATGGTGGTGGTATTCACATCAAGAAGAAAAACAGAGGTAAGTTTACTGAATACTGTGGAGGTAAAGTAACAGAAGCATGTATTAGGAAAGGAAAGAATAGTTCTAATCCTACTACAAGAAAGAGAGCTACTTTTGCACAGAATGCAAGGAATTGGAATGCTTTTGGAGGATGGTTGAATACACAAGGTGGAGACTTTACTAATGGAGTTACATTTATTGATGAAGGAGGTTCTCATGAAGAAAATCCATATCAAGGAATACAGATAGGAGTTGACCCAGAAGGTGCTCCTAATTTAGTTGAGCAGGGTGAAGTGGTTTATGATGATTATGTATTCTCAGATAGAATGGAGATACCTGATGATATAAGAAAGGAATACAAGTTAAGAGGTAAGACTTTTGCTAAGGCTGCTAAATCTGCACAAAGAGAAAGTGAAGAAAGACCTAATGACCCTCTGAGTACTAAGGGATTACAAGCTGCTATGGAAAGAATAGCTGCTGCCCAAGAGGAAGCAAGGGAAAGAAAGGAAGCCCATAGGGAAGGAAATGAATACCCAAGTATGTTTGCTTATGGTGGAGATACAAATCCTTATGGTTTAGCTTTGGAAGACCCAATGACTGTTGAAGAACTTGAAGCTCTTATGGCTCAATCAGGAGAAACTGGTGAAACTGCTCCAGAAGGTAATAATGATAAGAGGCAGACATGGACAAGGTATGCACCCATTATAGGCTCTGGTTTAGCAAGTCTATCAGATTTATTCAGTAGTCCAGACTATGGTAGTGCTGATTTAATCAGTGGAGTAGATTTAGGTGCTGAGGCAGCAGGATATGCTCCTATTGGAAACTATCTATCTTATAGACCTTTAGACAGGGACTTCTATATCAACAAGATGAATCAACAGGCTGCTGCTACAAGAAGAGGATTGATGAATACCTCAGGGGGTAACAGGCTTAATGCACAGGCTGGAATACTTGCTGCTGATTATAACTATGGTCAGAACATGGGTAATTTAGCAAGGCAAGCAGAAGAATATAACCAACAGTTGAGAGAAAGAGTTGAGGCATTCAATAGAGGTACTAATATGTTTAATACTGAGACTGGACTTAAGGCTTCAATGTTTAATGCAGAGTCAAGAAATGCAGCTAAAAGAGCAAGATTAGGACAGGCTACTACTGCTGCTCAAATGAGACAAGCTATTAAAGACCAAGATAGTGCAAGAAGGAGTGCTAACATAACTAACTTCTTACAAGGTTTAGGTGATATGGGATGGGAAAATGAACAAGCTAACTGGCTTGATACATTAGCTAAATCAGGTGTTCTTAAGATGAACACCAAAGGAGAATACACTGGAGGAACTAAGAAAGCTAAAGGTGGTAAAGTAAGAACTAAAAAGAAGAAAGGATTGACTTATGGCTAATTTCAGTTTTGTAAGTGGTGCTAAGTTCAGACCATTCTCTTATCAGGAAATGCTTCAACCACTTCAAGCATACACTCAAGAATATAACACTATTCAAGAGGGTATGGGTGAATTAGGAACTAAGGCAGATGTCTTTGATAAGATGGCTAATGAACAGACAGACCCACAGGCTTATGCAATGTACAAACAATATTCTAATGACTTGGCTAAACAAGCTGAGTCATTAGCTAAACAAGGACTTACTCCTGCAAGTAGACAGGGATTGATTGATATGAAAAGAAGATACTCTTCTGAGATTGTTCCTATAGAACAGGCTTATAAGAGAAGACAAGAGTTAGTAGATGAACAAAGGAAATTACAGGCTCAAGATAGTACACTACTATTTGATAGACCTGCTTCTACACTTTCCTTAGATGAACTAATATCTAACCCAGCTCTATCACCACAATCCTATTCTGGAGCACTATTATCCAAACAAGTGGGTACTGCTGCACAGAATTTAGCTAAGGAAGTAAGAGAGAACCCAAGGAAGTGGAGAACAATCTTAGGTAATCAATACTATGAAACCATCATGCAGAAGGGATTCAGACCTGAGGAAATTATGCAGGCTGTACAGAATAATCCTGAGGCTTCTCCTATACTTCAAGGTATTGTAGAAGATGCAGTAGGAAGTTCTGGTATCAAGAATTGGAATGATGAGAATATCCTCAATAGGGCTTATGATTATGCAAGACAAGGCTTGTGGAATGCAGTTGGTGAAACTCAATATCAGACTCTTTCTAATAAGGCTTATGACTATGCAATGCAAGAAAGGTTAGCTGCTATTAAGAAAGGTAAGACAGAAGGAACTCAATCTAAAGTCTTTAGGGCAGTACCTAAGACTAAAGTAGATGGAGACAAGAAAACTACTGAACTTAATGATGAACTTAAGTTCATACAACAACTAAGAGCTAACCCTTCTATGATTAATGAAGAAGTTGAGAGAATTAATCCGGGTTATCCAACTCAATATGGTGTAAATGTTGGTGGTGGAATATACAAGGTTAAACCTAATGCAGAAAGACTTCAACAGATAATCAAGAAGTATGATATGAAGGATGGTAGTATGGACCAACTTGAACAGAAGTTACAAGCTGATATTAGGAGTAGTGCTGTAAGGAACTTTATATATAAACCTGATATAACTCAGAGTGATTTAATATCACAGGTTATTAAGGAGAATGCAAGAACCTTAGGAGCAGCTACAGAATCAACTGGTCTTTATGAACTTGATGATAATAGGAAGGGAGACCCTATTAAGTTAAAGAATATCTCAGATTACTTCACTGGTGACAATGATATAAGTTATGACCCAGAGGTTGGACTTATAATCAATGCTACTAAGGATGGTAAGACTAAATCAGCAGTTATTGACCCTGAGTTAATTGATGATGCAGATAGAAATGTATCAGGATATATGAAGAATATTAATGTACTTCTTGAGAATGGCTATGATGTAGAAGCTCAGAAGTACATTGAAACTATGATGAATTATATCTATGGTAAGTTCAATACACTTGCTAAGAGACAAAGTAATACAGATTCTAAATTAGAGTAGAAGAATATGGCAAATAATCAACAAATCCAAGACCCATCTACACAAGGAGTAGGTGGGTTAAAGGGAATTAAAAGTATAGATGCACTAAAGCAGGAAGGACTTCTTAGGGATGTTCCTCTTATTAATAATATAGAGGAATATAAGCAAGTCTCTAATAGGGCATTAGAAAGGGCTGTACCTCAAGAGGTAGGTTTTGTTGGAGTAAATGATAGTATGTATGATGAAGACATCACATCTATGACCCAACTTGATAACTTGGCTAATACAAGAGGTGAGATGCAACCTTGGTATGCCCAAATAGGTGCTGGTTTAGCTAAGGGTGCTGTTCTTGCAGGTACTACATTTGCTGATGGTATCATTGGTACTATAGTAGGTTTAGGTAATGCAGCAGCTACAGGAACATTCTCAGGGTTCTGGGATAATCCTTTCTCAAATGCAATGCAGCAAGTAAATGAATGGTCAGAATCAGTTCTGCCTAATTACTATACTGATGCAGAGAAGAATGACCCTTGGTATGAGAATATATTCTCAGCTAACTTCATTGGAGATAAATTCCTTAAGAACTTAGGTTTTGCTGTTGGTGCTGCCTACTCTGGTAAGATTAGTGCTGGGGCAACCTCAAGATTACTTGGTCTTAATAAAGCAAGACAGGCATTCAAAGGTGCAGTTACAGCCTCAGGTGAAGCTCTTAATCCTAATGCAGCTTTACAGGCTTACAGGGAGGGAGATTTATTCCTTGATGGTGTAAGGCTTACTGATGAATTGGCAAGAGATGCTAAGAAACTTAAGATGGCTGAGCCTACTCTTAAACTTACTGGTGCTTTCTCAGGTGCATTAGGTGAAGCAAGAATTGAAGCTATACAGAATAGTAAAGACTGGTTTGAGCTTCATAAGCAACAACTTGATGATGCACAAGCTAAAGTAGCAGCACAAGAACAAGAGTCTATGCTTAGAGAGTTCCCTCAATTTGCACAGTATCAGATTTCTCCTGATGGAAAGTCTTTTGAGCAAGTTCTCACTCCAGAAGGACAAGCTATGTTACAGGCAAGAGTAGATGCTAAGTTTGATTACAATGGTGGGCTACAGAAACTATCAGAAGATAGGGCTAAGATGGGTAATATAGACTTTGCTCTGAATATTCCACTACTTACTGTATCAGATGCTTGGCAGTTTGGTAAGTTCTATGCAGGGGGATATAATACAGCTAAGAGAGGTAGTCAGATACTAAGGACAGTTGCAGAGGATGGTACTGTAAGTTATAGTGCAGCTAAACCTTCTGTACTTAGAAATGCTTTGAAGATTGCAAGTAAGGGTGTTGCAGAAGGTCCTTATGAAGAAATGGGACAGGCTGTTGCAGGTAAAGTTGCAGGATATAAATATGCTTCTGAACTTAATGATTTCTATGGAGCCAAGATAGACCCAGATGCAGAGAGTGAAACTATTGACTGGTTACAAGCTACTGCAAAAGCTATTGGGCAAACCTATGGTACTGTTGAAGGATGGGAAGAAGGTTTCATTGGGGGTTTAACTGGTTTAGTTGGTATTCCGGGCTTTAGAAGTGCAAAGAATAGTGAAGGTGGTTTCCAATCTCCAGTGTATCTGCAAGGAGGTATTAAGGAAGATATTCAAGAGATAAGAGAGAGAAGTGAGAAAGATGATGCTATTGTAGCTCAACTTAATAATAGAGTACAATCACCTGAGTTCCTTAACTACTATCAGTCAGCTATCAGACATAATGCCTACCAGAGACAAATGGATGAAGCTGCTGATAACAATGATAACTTTGAGTTTAAGAATGCTGAACACAACCAGCTTATTAGTGATGTTATCATGTTTGAGAAGGCAGGAAGAATCAATGACCTATATGATATAATTGAGGAAGCTGGTAATGTAAGGGAAGAAGATGTTGAACAAATAAGACAACTTACTACTAATCAGGAAACTGGTACATCAGTATATGATAATATGACTGATGCAGAAGTAATTGAACAGATTCAAAAGCAGACTCAAGAGACTAAGGAAGCTGTAGATAACTACAGAAAGATTAGTCAAGACTTACAAGTTAAGATTGGTGATTACTTTGATGAAGATGGTCTTGAAGAAATGACTTATTACTTCTCAAATATTGATAATCTTGAAAACAGATTTAAGTCAGTACATGAGGATATAAAGGACAGACTTCAAGGGGTACTTGATGCTTCAATGGATAGGGAATTTATTAGTGACAGTGATGAGAATAAGATTAATAGATTATCAGATTTATTGAACTATTCTCCTGTAAAACTAATTAATGAACTTGCTGATTCAAAAGAAGCTCAATCTTACATCTCTTTATTAGACAAGGCATTACAGACTGACCCTAATAAACAGGATATAATTGATGAGGTTAATGACCTACATAAGATAGCTGAAAGAAGACTTGATTTTATTGACAAGTATGATACTTATCTTAGAAATCCTCAAGCTCTTGCACAAAAACAAGAGAGACAAAGAGAGAATATCATAAGAGAGAATGAAAGACAGGAGATAGCTAAGACTAAGGATGCAGCATTAGCTGCTACTAACCTTAATGAATTTAGAGAAGCATTGAATAATGAGCCTGATTCATCTAAAAGACAACAGATTCTTGATGAACTTGAGAATGAAGGTAATAAGATGGCTAAGGACTATAAGGAAGTTCAAATGTATAATAGTGAGGTAAGCAGGGCAATAGATAGACAACCTATCTCTCCTGAGGCTAAAGCTAATGCACAAGAGCTACTTAGAACTCAACATGAAAATGCTAATAATCTTGAAGAGATAGCTAATCCTAACTCAGTATTCATTAATAATCCAGAGAGTCTGTATGATGAAAATCTACCAGATGATTTGAATATGATGAATTTTGCTGAGGCTCAATATGGTCTTCTATCTGCAATGAGTGAGGTTAATAATGACCAAAGATTCAAAGCAAGATTTCCTTCTGAGTATCTAAAGCCAGTTGAGAGAACAAATGGTACAAGAGGTACTACTGAGAGAGAAACTACTGGAGATAGTGGTACACCAACAGTTCCACCAGTTAATGCTGGACCAGTTGATACTTATGAACCTCCTGTAGGTAATATTACTCCTCAAATGGTAGCTGAGGAAAATAAGAAAGCCAATGAAAATGCTCCTACCCCTCAATCATTAGATAAGGATGCAAAGGGTAAAAGGCAGTATTATAGACCTACTATTCCTGAATTACATATCAATGCAAGTAAGGATGGAGATTTCAGACCTTTCAATGTAGTAGTTGCAGAGAAAGAGAACTTAAACTTTGATGAACTCTATAACTATCTTAGAGATAATAGAGCTTTCAGTTATGTAAATGAAGGTAATCTAAAGGCAGGTGATGAACTTGGCTTCATGATTGACCCTGAATTTAATGACCATACAATCTTTATTGTAGATAAGAGGAATAACCAAATAGTAGGTTCATTAGATGAAAGTCAGTATGTAGTAGATAGATATGAAGGTCTTGCAGGTCTAATTGAAAGAGTGAAAGAAGAGTTCAATCAGACTGGAAAGGATAAGAAGTTCATAGCTACTCCTACTACAAGAGTATCTCAGATAATGGTTGGTAGAATACCTTATGGTACAGAAGAAAGAAACATGGGAGAAATACCTAATGTATCTTCAAATTCTATCTTTGGTATTGTAAAGAATGGTGTCCTATCTACTAATGGTAGAATCAGTGATGATTTAATCACTAAGCCAATGGATATGAGCCAAAAGGAAGGTAGGATGTATATCCTTATTCCTAATGCTGCTGGTAAATATAGTCCTGCTGCTGTAAGGGTTAAGCACTTCAATGAAAGTGAGTATAATCCAGAGGATGTTACTATTAACTCAACTCCTTTATATAAGAATATAAAGAAGAGTATTGATGCTTTAGCTAATGCTTTTACAGAGGAAGATGTTAATAATGCAGTAAAAGACTTGGCAAGAAGTCTATATATTGGTGATGTTCATATTGACTATGTACAAGGTAAGAATGGTAATGGTATCAGGTTTACTAAGGTTCAGAGAGATGCTAATAAGAATGAAATCTATGATGAAGTAGATGGTAAGAGAGTTAGAAGAGAAGATGCAAGAACTGTATTCTTAACTGAAAGATGGGACCCTAATGTTCTCTATGAATTAGGTGGAGATGGTGTTAAAACTCAACCTGATACAAGAGATTCACAGGAAGTAGCCAGTGAAATACAAAACATTTTAATGGCATTCAATCTTCCATTACAGGTGAATTTAGGTATGCTTAATAAGGGAGGCTACAATAACATGTTACTCTCTTCTGGAGTAATGACATCCAATATAATAGATGCCAGTGTAAAAAGTAACTGGTTTACAACAGATTATTTTGATATACAAGGCAACTTACAGCAAGCTCTAAATCCTGCATCAGTTAAGGCTGAGGAAGGTAGAAAGATACAAACTCCTGTAGGAGGTACAGAGGGAGCTATTGCAGGAACTACAGTTTCATTTGATAATACTACATACCATGTAGATTTGACTTCAAATACTGTAAGGGATAATAATGGTAGAACTCTCAATTCTTTCCCAGAGTCTATTCTTGATATGGCTTATATACAAGAAAACTATGGGGATGCTCAGAATGGTTCTATGATGATGGGGGGTATCACCCTTCTTCCTAATGGTAAGGTTCTGAACAGAAATACAGGTCAGTATGTAACTGGTGCTGCATCAGATAAATTCAAACAGAAATTGGCTGATAGAAAGAAGACTGTAGCTGACTCTAAGAAAGTTATAGACCAGATTGCAGAGAATCAAGCTAAGGTTGATAAGACAAGAACTGATGGTGAGTTCTATTATATCCTTGAGGATGATGGTGAATACCATGAATATAAGAGGGTACATTCAGTATTAGGAAGTAATTGGATTGAGTCTCCTAAACAGACTAAAGCTCTACAAGATTTAAGAGTTAATCTCTCAAAGAATGCAGATAATGTAACACAATTCAATAACTATCTTAAGAACTTAAGTAACCATTATGGTGTAGACCTTACAGCTTTTGAGGGTAAGATAGATGCAAGAAGCAGAGATACTATTGTGAATATAGTGAGAGATAAGATGTCTGGAACTAATTCACAAAGAGCATTAGATGCAGGTACATCTGTAGATAGTGTAATCAGGAACTTTTTCACATCAAGTGAGATGCCAGTTAAACCAAGTAATATGTCTGAACAGGCATTTAATGATTTGGTTACTTCTCTTACTGAGATTAAGAGTAATATTGAGGCAAGGGGTGAGACATTCCTTACTAATAATATAGTGCTCTTCAATAAGTATGAGAATGGAAACAGGGTAGCTGGTGAGGTTGATATTCTCTCTGTAGATGCTAATGGAAACTTCAAGATATATGATGTTAAGACAAGTAGATATAGCTTCTATGACTTTGTTGATAGGAATGGTAGAAAGGTTAATTACTTCAAGAATAAATCTAATACCCAAACAATGAGTCAGGAGCAGTATTATACTAAACAATTAAGTGCTTATAAGAACTTATTTGAGTCTCAATATCATACTCCTATCACTACTTTAGCTATATTACCTTTTGTACTTGAGTACAACAAGGATAATGTTAGTAGAGTAAATAAGGAGAAGGGTATTCTTCTTAACTATGATTCATCTGTGAATGTTCCTTTAGTTGGTAGTGTAGCTACTCCAGAAGTGAGTAATACTAATAGTAGCTTACCTATATTCAATAGTACATTTGAAACAAGAGAACCTATAAACAATGTTCTGCCAGACTATAGTATGTCAGATAGTAAAGTAGGTTACTTCTTGAGAGATGGAAAGTTACATACAGGTTATCTAAGTCCTATTGGAAAGGTGAATGGAGTTGAGGTGTATATGACTAAGGTTCCTAATATTACTAAAGGGTTTGGAAATCAACCTGCACATGTTGCATCTAATAATTTCTATGCAGTATTTCCTAATGGTAATACTATTGCTTTAGTAAAGAATGCTGTACTGTCATATAGTGAAACTGAGGCTAAGAACAATATAAAGAAGATACTGGAAGGTAATCCTCAGAGAGTTGTAGATATGTCTCAGGAAAGTACTATACTTTATACTCCTTCTACTGAACCAGTTAAGATTGAGAAGCCTATTATTCCTGCTACTATTAATCAGTCAGATGCAAGTGGTGCTCAAGCTACAGTAGCTAAAGAACAGGCTATTAATCAAACTGATGAAGAGTTTGATGTAGAGTTTGAATTAAGACAAGTTGATGATTTATCAAGACCTATATGGGATAAAGATAAGGAGTTGGCTTGGTTAAATAAGGTTCTACCCCAACTAAGTGAGAGTGAGAGAATAGTAGTCACTAATGGTCTTATCAGAGTAGCTAAGACTGGTGCATTAGCATGGGGTCAATTTAGTGATGGAATCATTACTTTAAGTGATATAGCTGCTGAGGGAACTACATACCATGAAGCATTTCATGCAGTATTCCACTTACTAACAGAACCTACACTTAGGGATGAATTACTTCAAGAAGCTAAGAGAACTTATGGAAACTTAAGTAACTCACAACTTGAAGAAGCTATGGCAGAAGGTTTCAGAGAATATGTGATGTCTCAAGACACTCAATCCTTAGGTACTAAGATAATCAATTTCTTCAAGGAATTGTTTGCTAAAGTAACTAATTGGAATAGTCTAAGACCTTCTCTTACTGAATATTACAGGAATATTAATGAAGGACATTACTCTAACATAACCTATAAAGTACCATCTCTTCAAGAGATGAGAAATCAGGAGGGGGTACAATCCTCAATGGATTTCAGTAGTATTGAAACTGAGACAAGGGAAGCACTTGAAAAGAAGGGATGGACAGAAGAAATGTGGAACTCTATCTCACAAGAGGAAAGAGAGCAAGCTATCAGATGTTCATAGCTTCAAACATGAGGTTTAAATTTTTTATTAAGGTGTAAATAAAAAGGGAGAATAGAATTAACTATTCTCCCTTTTACTTTTTACAGTCTTTCCAGTCTCTCTTTCAAACATTGATTATATGTATTCATTGCAGTTGCTTGAACACTAAGCAATGCTTTTTGAGTATCATCAATCTTTTTAAAGTTATCACTAAGGATAAAATTATCCAACTTATTCAACTTTTCTTCAAGTTGGGACTGTTCTTCCACTAATCTTGTCTTAAAATCATTCATACTTTTTTTTTTATTGTTTAAAAAATGGTATTTGGTCTTCAATATAGATACCTCTCATAACTGTGTTGTACATAGGAGCAAGAGGAGATTTAAGTAAGCTCTGTTGAGCTTTAGACTTATCTTTATATGGTCCAGACTTAAGTATTGCATCTTCCCCATTGAATGTTTCATAGTTCATTGGGTTCATCAGATTGATTAGATTAAGAGTCTTTTCTACTGTATTTACACCAGCAGCAGGAGACTTTAATATCCTCAAACCTTCACCAACCATTTCTGGAGTAGGAGTAAGAGCACCTAATTCAGTGTATAACCTTCTCAACTGATACTCAATCATCTTGACTAACCAAGGTCTGTCCCTATCATCACTCCACTCTATCAATCCAATAGCTGCTGCTACTGCAAGGAAATGGGCTACCTCAGTTAATGCTCTCTTGACATTTGCCTGTTCTGTGGGAGTCATTTCATTCCACTTACTTGCAATATCAAACTGAGCTTTCCTTAGGTCTTGGAATAAGGCATTCATAAACCTGCCAGTAGTAAGGTAATAACCTTCTGTCCATGCCTCAAGGTCATAGTTATATGTAGCTGATTTGAATCTTCTATTCAATGATGGTTTAATCCATTTCCTGAACATCATACCCAATCTACCAATAGCCAACCTTTGTACTGCACTTCTATCAGCTTTATTGTAAATACCGTGCATTCTTTGATTAATAGCTGCACTCTTTCTACTGAACTTGATTATATCTTCCTTAGTGAAAGCTGAGCCATCAGCCTTAGTATAACCTTGTTTTAGCTGTAATTTAGCACCTAACTTCTTGTTACTACTATCTAATGGTACAACTTCAAAAGCATCCCACAGACTTACTAACTTACCATTAGGAGCCTTCATCTTATAAGCATCAGCCAAAGCTAAGCTGGTTCTATTCTGCATCCAGTGTTCACCTGCATTATTCATAAAGAATAGAGCTGATGTACCAAACATTCTACTGAACCAAGTCTTCCTGTCAAAGTTGACTTCTCTTGTATCCTGTTCATATTCCTGCATTACATTGAATAGCTCATCCCATAAAGCTAACTTATTGGTCTTTACTCTATCACCTAACTGAGCTAAGAAAGCAGGTAATTCCTTACCATAGTTTCTATCAGCTTTTAGTGTATTCTTTTCATTGAAGAACTCTCCTGAGAAAGACTCAATTCTCATCATCACTTTACCAGTAGCCACATTGGAAACACCTGAAAGGACATTCAATGCCAAGTTATTCATAGAAGTCATTCTATTAATAAAGTTAGCTACCTTTCCTTTGTCAATATTAGTCTTACCAAATGTTCCTTCATCTGCCATATATCTTCCATATACCTGCATTTCAAAGAAGTCATTCAGTCTTTCCATAAACCTTGACTTATCTCCTGTCTTGGTTAATTTACTCTCAACCTTTCTACCTACTGCCTTAAATTTCTCAACCATAGGCTTACCACCTTCTGTTTGAGTAACTTGTCTTTCTCTCAGCATATCTCTACCAACCTCAAGAACATCAATGACCTTATTCATTTCATCAAAGTCATTAGCCATTGCTGCATAAGCAGTCATAGTACCTACTATATCAGTAGATAAGTCATTAGCACTTTCTCCCTTCTTGAGCTTTGTAAAGTAGATAGGTAACATTTGTACCTCTCTATCCTCAAAGTCTTTTACAGTTGCCTTGTCTCCAAAGTCTGTATCATCAGTTCTCCTAATGAAATTATCCTTGATACTCTCCCAAACCTGTTGAGCACCAGACTTCACACTCTCAGAGCTTTTAACTCTTTCAACTAAGTCTTTCCTAATCTTTACAGCACTATTCAGCTTTGTATATTTGTCAGGAAGAAGAGCATCAAGTTTAGCCTTAATATCCATTACAGTAGTATAATAGTCCCTCTGAGCTTTATTAAGCCTTCTGAACTCCATACTTTCATAAATAGATTTCTTAGGTTGTCTAACTCCATCTACAGTCTCCATATTGGCATTGAACCAATTCTGTCTCTCTTCATTGTATTTATCAGCATTCTCCCCTACAGGATTTCTGCCATACTTTTCATTGAGACTTTGGAACATAGTCCTCATTCTCTCCCTGAATAGAGCATGATTTATTTCACTAATATAATTACCACTCAGATTACCTTTACTATCTCTCTCAAACATCCACTCAGTATCTTTCACACCAGCCTGTTCAAGTTTAATAGTGGCAGCTTGTAGTTCCTTCTGAATATCAATAGTCTTCAATCTGGCTTGTTCCTTGCTCTTTTTAACAGCTTGGTCCATAATCTTCAACATATAATCAGAGCTGTCTGCCATACTATCCAGCCATCTGTCAAAGAAGGAAATATCTTCATCAGCTACTTTAACCAACTCTTCTGCATTTAGAGTCTTTCCTTTGTACTTCCCAAATGGAACCACAAGGTTATCTCCTACAAAAGGTTTGATGAAATCAACAAATAAAGGCATAGAGATTGTATTATAGTCCACTGCAAGGTCATTAAGCATTGTAGTGACATTATCTAATGCAACCCTTACCCTTTGACCATATCTATTGTCTGTGGACTTCTCTTCCTCTCTGAGAGCCTCTCTTACTGAATCAGCTATCCTCTTATAACTGTACATATAGTTCCTGATGTCCTTGAGTACTCCAGCCCTTTCATTAAGATTGGTTGCAGGAGTATTCCTCAATACCTCAAGCCTACTACTCACTTTCCTTAGTTCTTCAAGTGCATTATCAAGGAACATATAGATACCTTCAATCTCACTATTATCAGCTAATTCAAGCTCTAACCTGTCTATTAATAACCTCTGATTGGCACTAAATTGACTGTTAGGATTTCTCTTTTCATAAATCTTAAGCCTCTTCAATTCATTGTCTATAATCTTCTTCAAGAGAGTTTTATCTCTATCCACTCTTTCAGTAGTGGAATAGAATGCCTCAGAGGTACTGATGTTCTCAACATTGATAGCTTCATCCATCTGTCCAGTGAGAATATCACCAGCCAGTTTACTAAAGCTACTCTCTGCTTCAAGCATTGCTTTTTGGAACTGTGAAGCCCCTAATCCTCTAAAGAAATTTTTTACAGCATTGATAAACCTCTCCAGAAGGGATTTATAAGATGAAGAAGGAATGGGTTCAGACTGTAATAAGTGTTTAGCAAGTAATTTACCAGCAGCTTCTCTGGCTAACTTTGATTCATCACCTTTATACAGACTGTCATAAGTGTTGTAATCATCACCTAATATCTCACCTACTAAACTATTGTTAGCCAAGTGATTAACCAGCCTATTTATAAGAGGATTATCACCCATTGCCTCAATAGCAAAGTGAGCAAACTCCTCTGGTAATGCTCTTTCCCCTTTAATACCATCAGCAAGTCTAATCAATTCAATTATACCTGTTGCAGCATCTCTGGCTTGACTAAAGTCTGTTACTCCTGCCACTCCTCTTCTCTGTTCCAAGTCTGTAAGAGCACCTATCCCAATACCATTAGCAGCTAATATCTCTCTCAATCTATTATTAAGAGTGTAATTATACTGCATATTGTTAGCTTCAAGACTATTCATCTTGTTTCTTACTCTGACAAAAGGACTAATATAAACCCTATTACTTTCATTGTCCCATACCTTCTCAACAGATGCAACATAGTCCTCTCTAAACTCTGATTGAGTATTGAATTGAATAGCCTTTTGGACTAACATTCTATAGTTTTCATCATTGTTCAAATATAACTTAGCTCTACCTGTCTTATGGTAATGACCAATCTCTTCATTAAGGTTCTTTAGAATCTTCTGTTCATCAATAATACTTCTTAGATTAGTTTTCTTCAAGAGACTGCTTAGAGTAGGTTCACCATTTTCATCCATCTGTAACCTTGGATTCCAGTTAGTAACAAAGTCACTACTCTTTGTAATGAGGTATATTCTTGTTGCCTCCTGTCTATTAGGGGCATAAGCCAGCAGGTCTTTAAATAACCTGCTGCTTACTACCTCATTTTTACTGTTCCTCACTTGAGGAATTATTGCACATTTCTTAGCCATATCTATAATTCATATAATGTATTTGCACCACAGATTTTATCATTGTTTGCATCCTCATACTCAGTATTTGGATTGATGGAATTAATATCATCTGCTTTCCCTTCATTCACTTCAAGTGGAGCACCATACACCTGACTGAAAGCCTCACTTGCAATATCTTGAGTCAGACTTGAGAAATCATAGTTAGGATATTCTGGCATAGAGTCATAATCAATATCAGCTTCCTGATAGGCTGTTATATCCTGATTTACATTAGGAGTATAATCCCTGTCATTCTTATCAATTACTGACTTCATTTCAGTAACATCCTTACCATATTCATACTCAATGAAACTGTTCTTGAATCCAAGTGGGTCTATTCTCTCATACACAGCTACATTAGGTTGCACATTATCAGCTTGTGTAAGCCTGTAATATATTGTACCTCCCTTGTATCTTCTTGCTATGTAATTAAAGAAGTCATAGGTTGTTTCCTCTCCTATCCCCTCTCTCTTCCTTATTATCTTCTTATCACTACTATTAGATTCAGTATCAATGGTTATTTTAACCATATCCAAAGCATCACCTTGTTCATTAGTGAAAGAAGTGGAAGCCTCTGTGGGAACCTCAGGAACCAATTGTCTGTTATCCAAGTGATTGTAGATATACTGGTCAATAAACTGACTGTAATCATCCTCACTTTCCAACAATCCTCTCAGTGTATCAATATACTCTGGAACAGATTGTCTGATAGCAGTTGGTGCTAAATGAATGAAAGTAGAAGGTCCAAATGCAAACCCATTTCTGTAATAACTGTATCTGAATAAATTAAGAGCTAAAGCCTGAGCTTCTGGACCCATATATAACAATGATTGCCAGTCCCTCATGTATCTTTCTCTCAGAGTAGGACTTAACTGACCAACATTCTTAAATACTACTGTATCTACAGGATTGTTTTGGTTAGCCCTTATTACTCTTAATCTCTTAACAAACTCAAGTTCAGCTATTTCAGGATGTTCACTCAATGTTCTGTTGAAATAATCAGGGAAATTATTGATAAAATCCCTTCTCTTATCACTGGCTGTTGTAACCTTATCATCTGCTCTGAGGTTAGCTTCTTGCCCAAAGAATGATGTCTTGGACATAATATAAGCTAACAAATCATTGTAGATATTATTGAGTGTCTTTGCATTTAACTTGCCTGTCTTAGTGTATTGTCTTAAGCCTCTCAATCCCTCTTTACCATCAATTACTTCCCTGAATGAAGAAGTAAACTGAGGGAAATATCTACTGAACATCTCTTGTGTCTGGTTAATACCAAGACTAAAGAATGCTTGTAAATAAGGTAATGGAGAACTTAATAGTCTCTCTCTTATCTGGTCAAGATTCATACCACTCATACTGAAAGGCATGATAACATCTGCACCAGTTAAAGGAGAGTTTTCATTTAACACTACATTAGTCAGGAAGTCATCAACTTTCTGTATCTTAATCTGTGTATCTGCAATAGTAGGACCTGCTGCACCACCTTGAGTATCTGCTCTTGTAGCTTGAACCAACTGTCCTAAAGCATCTGCTGTGCCCATTATTCTCTTAAATAAATAACCAGCAGCCACCTGCTTCTTATAGAACTCAACCTTTCTGTAGTCAGATGTTTGTGTCCTATCACTTAATTCCTCTACTTCCTTCTGGAGAATGATATTGTCTGCCAATTCATCTGCCATGAACTTATTAGATTTATAATTGTCATAGGTTACATCTTCCATCATTGCAGCCCTTTTCTTGTAGTTCTCAATGACTTCATCAATGATTGTGTCCTTTCCTTTACCTTCTCTACTCTCTCTAAAATAGGTATTAGTAATATCCATTACAATTGGTTGTGACATAATCAAACCAATCTCAATAGGATTATAACCAAGCCTACTTAAAAGCATTGAGGCATCAGCAGTGAATGTATTCTGATTCAATGAAGCAAGCACAGGGTCTTTCACATTATCCACAGATGCAGCAAGGAAACCTGCATTGTTCCTTGAGATATACTCCTTATTGTCATTCATCAGACCATGAAGAGAAGTCAGTCTCTTACCATTAAGTAAGAAAGAGCCATTCTCAGTATCAAGACCTAATTCAGTATGTTGCATCAAAGCATGGTTTGCATTATGGTTGGCATAAATACCAATCAATGCTGCACCAGTCATATTCTGCTGATGAAGTTGAACCTGAGTTCTTGGGTTAAGAGGGTCAAGTTTCTTCTTGGACTTCTCTGCCAATTTGTCAAGTTGTTCCAAATCCATACTACTTAACTTGTTAAGAGTACTTTGATTCTCAGGAATATTCAGTTCCTTTCTTAGTTCAGACTCTCTACTTGATTGAAGGATATTAATCATTCTTGCAGACTTCTTCTGATAATCAAAACCACCGGGGTTAAGCATCTTTGAAGCAGTGTCAGCATTGGTCAGAACACCCCACATCATATCAATCAATAGATTGTTTCTGGCTTCAAGACTATTCTCTTGTGGAGACTTGCTAAAGTCATATTCAATCTTCTCAATCTTATCCTCAGAAGATACTCTATACTTCTCTCTATTAGCTTTATATGTCTTCCAGAGATTGTATTCCTGACTATCCTTAGGAGCTTTCCTACCATCATCTATGGCTCTGTTTACACTCTGTCTATACTCCTTTAACATTTTAGGAGATACAGCTTTTCCTTGTGTCAATTGAGCAACCAAATCATCAACAAACTGTCTTCTATTATACTTAGGAGTTATCTTGAACTCAGGCAACATGATATACAATTTATCCACATCAAAGTCAGAACCACTCAAAGTAGTAATCTCTGCTGGAAGCATAATTGAAGAACCATTTTGCTGAGGTAAGAAACCTTTAATATAAAGAGGAGCCATTGAGTATTTGTCCTCAGTTGGAACTCTATAACCAATCAACTTTCTCAAGCTGTCTGGTAATTTATTTACATCCAGTTCATGAGTACCTGCCTTCATAAGAGGTTCATAGAACTTCCTACTATATGCTGGCATATAAACTTCGAGATATTTAATTCTCTTGTTCTCTCCTTCACCTTCAAAAACAATCTTTAATTCATCAGTAAGACCATAGTCAGACACCTGAATAAGTGCTCCTCCTCTAATCTTCTGCTTAGTAATCCTGCTCTTGATAATACTGTTCAGCAATGTTTGTACCCTCTGGGATTGTACAGGGTCAAATAATGGAATATTGAATTGTCCTTTCTCATTAAGAGTACAGGCTCTAATCATATCAATTCCATATCTCTGATTACCTCTCAATTCCTCAAGAAGAATCTTCTCAACCTGTCTGGCATCCTTGAAGATTTCATTTACATCAGCAAAAGCCTGAATGATATTCTCAGTGTTAATAGCATTGTACATATCTAACCATTCCTGTTTAGACATTTCCCTGCCATTCACATCAATCTTAACATCTGGACTAATATCTGCTGTAATCAGCTTTCTAATCTGAGTACCAACTAACTGAACTGCATCAATAGCATGTTCTGGAGTTGCAGTCTGAATACCATAGTCTTCATAGCTTACTTTATGAACCACATTAGGGTTCTCAACACCATTCTGAGTAGTGGCATTCTTAAGTACAGATTTCACATCTTCCTTAGTATTGACACTATTCAAGTCAATTACACCTTGCTTTCCAACCTTAGTAGTTGATTCAAATTGAACTACATCAATTCCATTCTCCTCCATGAACTCATTGATAGCTACAAGTTTACCTGATTTACCAAGTGGACCTGAAACTAATTGGTGCATAGCCATAAGAAGGAACTCTGAGTTCTTATGCTGAACTGGTGTCTTAATGCCTGTATGACCTTGAACTCCACTCATATTATTCACCTGAGTGTACACATAAGGTTTCTTAGTCTGCCAGATAATATTGAAATCAGCCATATCCCACTTACCATTTTGGAAGTTATCAAAGGCTCTCTGCATATCATCTGTCCACTGACCAGACATATCAAGAATAGCTCTATAAGAACTTAGTGACCTGTAAGCCTGAGCATCTGCCACATTTACCTCTCTAAACTTGTTTAAGATTAAATCTCTGTCTCTCTTTGACATCTCACCTTTCTTGACTCTTTCATCAAGCACAGTTGCAATATCATCAAGTGCAGAAGATACAATCTCATCATCCTTTAGATAAATAGTCCTCTCTTCCTTTCTACCATACTTAGAGTTGGTATTAAGTCTGAGGGCAGGAGCATGAACTTCCTTATACCTCTTCTGGAAGTCCTCTATATTCTTATAGAAAGCAAGGTCAGTTGTAGTGAGTTCAATGATTTGTGATGTAGCAAACTTACTATTCCAGAAGTATTCTCTCAACTTAGCTTTGGCATTATTTCTAATAACCAAGTTTCTGTTGATACTATCCATTTCCTTAGCAGTAATCTCACCTCTCACCATCTTCTCTCTCAACAAGTCCTTAATACTTTCAAATAGAGTAGTTGCCCTTCTATCATCCACTGGATTATTATTGTTGTAATCCCTTAAAAGAATATCCATCTCTGTAGTCCACATTCCTTCAAGAGCCTTCTTTGCATTGTTCAAAGAAGTTGCTGTATTCCTATTATAAGAACTTTGACCAGCATTTACACCAATTACCCCAAGATATTTATACTTACCATTAGGCAGTTCTTCAAGTAAACCAGCTTTAGCCCACTCTCTATAAGTCTGTTCAAACTCATTATCAAGAGCTTCTCTTACTGACTCTCTGATGAACTCTCTTAATTCAGCACCAGTTCCTTCATTCTGGATTCTCTGGAACCTGTCAAGGAAAGTTTCACCATTGTCATATCTTATATCATTCAGAGCTGTAAGGAACTTAAACTCAGCACCACCAATACTCTTGATAGTACCATCTTTCTTCCTTACTATATCATAGTTTGCAATAGGAGCAATGTTAGGATTACCCTTTTGATACTCAATATCCCTCTGGTTTACAAGAGCTATTCTATCTACCTCTTGATTAACCAAGTCAACCATTCTATCAAGGATAATATCATCATACTTCATATACTCACCATCTTCTCCAATGATGCTATGATTGTCATACTTTCTGAATCTAATGAACTCAGCAGAAGGACTATCTGAAAGAATTGGCACATGGTAATTAGCCCATTGAACATCAGATTTACTGTTATCTGGGTCTCCAAAGTATTCTGTCAGTAATACTAAGGTATAATCCAAATCATCCCAGTTCTGATATGCAACCTTATCTGAGTTAAGTAGAACCTTATGGCTCAATCCTCTTCTCATTTCAGGGTTATTTACCAGTTGCTCAATCCAGTCATTTCTCCATCTACCATCCTTATAGAACCATTCATATTGTCCAAATTCATTTTCAACAAACTCTTTGAACCTTGCTTCATTACCCATAACATTCTTAAGCTGTTTAATCAACTTACCAAGATAGTTAGGAGTAACATGACTATAGTATGACTTATCATTTTCCCTCACACTACTTTCAATGGCATCTTCTGTTACTTCTGCAAGCATCATAGCTATGCTGTTGTAAGCAGAACCAAAGGTATTTATCAAATCCCCCCTCTTTTCAGTTCCATCTTCAAGAGTTTCAGATTTAACCTCACCTTTCTTTACACCACTGAATATGATGTTTAATTGAGGAAGAAGCAACATAATTGGGTCTGTTGCAGTACCACCTTCATATTGCTTTATATTGGTCAGAGCATCTAATAATACACCTTGATTAGCATTGATACCAATCATATTAAGGAGCTTATTCAATGTCTTCCATACCTTTTCATCCTGTAGAAGTTCCAACCTTTGCTCTGTACTAAGATTGGTAAACCTGTTATTGAGAGCCTCAGTCCATTTAAGACCATTCTCTGCATTCTCAAGATTCAAGTCTCCATTCTTATCATAGATACTATCATCATCAAGCAGATTACCATTCTCATAGTTATCCCTCCATTCATCAAGCAGATAATAGACACCCTCAGGCTTATTGATAGCAATAGTTTCCATCTTGAAAGTACCATCAGCCTGTATTTTCTTCTTCTGAATCCAGTAAGGCATAAAGTCCTTTCTGAAATCCTGATAGAACTGACTGAATAGTTTAGGCTCAGCCTGTAGTTTCTTGACTATTTGTTTAGTCCAAGGCTTGGTATTACCCAGAGTCTCCAGAAGTGGTAACATATCATCAGATGTAATCATATCTCTGAGCTTATCTATAAGGGTTGCATGAACATAGTCTGCATCAAGAAATCTAAGATTTCCCAAATCATCCTTATCATACTTTCCTCTGTAGTCAAGTTGGGGAATCTCTCTGATTACCTTTCTAACTTCCTGACTTAAAGACTCATGAGAGCTTACTTCCCTATAATTAGTCATCCATCCATCCTTGAAAGCCTCATCCTTCACAAAATCATCAGCTTGTGTATCTACTGCACTATCTCCCTCAGGAGTATCATTATTAAGGTTGGCATCTTTAGGGGCAATATAATTAGGGTCAATCCTAATCCCCTCAGTGGCTATTAGTATAGTACTTGCTTCCTCAGCCAAAGGTTTGAAGTTATCTACTACCTTCTGATAAGCATTAGTTTTATATAATGCTTTCTTCTTTGCAGCTTCATACTTCTGTTCATCACTATATCTCTCAGAACCCTTCATACTATTGATTGTATTCAGTTCTGATTGTATCCTATTCTCCTCAGAGTCAAGTATATAGTTATTGAAATAATCCCTTACTCTACTAAATAAGCCAGCAGGTGTATATAACTTGATTATCTTGAACCTATCAAGGGTTCCTAACTCTTCTTTCAGTTCATTGACAGCAAGTACATCACCTTCTTTTTCAGCATCAGCAATTCTCTTATTAAGAGTATCATTATGTTCTTGCAGTGCTGTATCTATTTCATTGCTAAAGAATCTTGCAATCAGACTAACCCTATCTCTTCTTGTTCTTGGGTCAAAGTCCAAATCTACTTTAGCTTGTTCTTCCACAGTGGAAATCCTTGGAGCTTCAAATGAAGGTGAAAGTGCTTTATCTAAAGCCTCTATCATTTCATCCTTACCTTTCCTTAGTTCTGCCCTAAAGTTATTTAGTTCAGAAGCAGTAGGATAAGTGTCCCAGTCCTTATTATTCTTGTCTTGCCACAGCTCAACAAGTCCCTTGACTGATTCTATAGTTTCACCATGTAATTTAGCAGCCAATTCTTCTATTGTAGAATTAGTTGTGATACATCTTTTACTCATCTTGTTATAGATTTATAATTAAATTTATGTGCAAATATAAAGGTTGTTTTCTTAATATGCAAGTTATTAAGGGTTTTCTTTTTGAGAGGTAAACCAAACTCTTTAAAAATAAGAAAGGGGAGACTTAGCTCCCCTAACTGTTACTCAACTACATACTTAACACCATTGAAGATAAGCTGTTTAATTGTATTGATATTAACCAGTCTTTCACCAGTTTCTTTAGGACCTCTTACAACATCCATATCCATACATTTGTACTTACCATCCCTTGATACAAACTGCATCTTGTAGCCTCTTAGTACCCTATCTTCTCCTTCAATGAAGTCTTTAATAGGGTTATTCTGGATGTGTTCCAGAGCTTCTTTATAAGCTACAGCCATTGACTTCTTAGCTTTCTTAGCCTTGTCAATCAAAGCTACAGCCTCTTGTCTTTGTGCTTCCCTTTCAGCTTCATATTGCTTCTTGGTCTTAGCCTTATCCTGCTTTTGGAACACAACAGTGAATACCTCAGAGGATTTGATACCCTCAAAGATTGTTCTTATACCCGGAGTACCATCTTTCTTATCTTCCTTAGTCACTTTTACTTCCTTGTCATACTGGTCAGAAGTATTAAGTAGGTCTTGAACATAACCATAACCTAATGTTACTGACTTTCCACTCTCTATATGCTTGAATTTGATTGTATCTTTACCAATCTCTTCAACAATGTAATGTGATTCTTCTGAGAATACATCACCTACTGCTATCTCTTTAATATTGATTTTCATTTGTCTTGATTTTAATCTGTTACTTCTTTTGAATACGCAGTATATACTGCACTTAATTCTGCATCATCTTTTACAGAATCCATAGTAGCTTTATACAAGCCTCTTGTTCTTTCCCCACCTCTACTTAATGCAGCAGCTTCAATCACTTGAGAAGTTTTACCACTATTATTGAAGGGAACACTTACACCATTTGTCATGGCAGAAAGCTCTTTATACCACTCAACATACATAGGGTCAATAGTCATGGTATCAAATTTGATACCTAATTTACTTGCCTTCTTAGCTTCTTCTCTCCAGTCAATTTGGGCATTACTTACAATGCTTCTATAACTGTAACCTACCTTGTGAGGTGCTGCATCAGCAATCAATAATACTGCCTTAGTAGAACCTTCTCTCCATGCAGTTTCCTCAGTGATTTTCTTAATGACCAGTTCATAGAACTCATCACCATCCCCACCACTTGTATTCTGAGCTTCATTGATAAACTTGATGATTTCATTCTCATCATTAGTCAGACCTAATACTTGGTAAGCCTTACCAAAGTTATCCTTGCTCTTCATATCACAATAGTCACCAAATGCTACTATACCAATCCTTAAATCAGGATTAGAACTAAATAGTTTGGGAACTAACTCCTTCACATGGGTCTTTACTGCATTAATATAAGCTGACATAGAGCCAGTTGTATCAAATGCAATTACCATGTCAAGCATACCATCAGTAGTAGATGGCTCTACTACTTTAGGTAGCTCTTTTGTCTTAATTAAATTTGTTCTCATTAAATGAACTTTTCAAGATTTGACATAAACTCTTGAGCTTCTTTCTGAGTTTCAGAGATGAAACCTATTTCATCCTCAAGAAGTTTTACCTTTTGTTTCTTACTGTCAATGTCTGCCTGCATTTCTGCACTCAACTTTGAAGCATCTTCATGTGCTTTCTTAAACATTGATTTTACTCCAGTCAGCCTTTCCTTAAATGAAGGCTTCGCAATAACTGCTTGTTTCTTACTTCCAAATGCCATTGTTTTTTTTTTAGTTATTAATCAGGATTGGCTTCATCATATAAATCCACCAAATAATTTCTTCTCAAAAACTCCATGTGTAATGGATGTGCCAGTTCTCTTGCTTGAGGATGAGCACTGCCTGCATCTCTTAACTTAAAGAAATGCTCCCAATCACTTACAAAACCAGTCATTACTAACTCAGTTTTAAGTGAATTAGGTAATACTGCTCTTGCTTGTTGAGGTGTCCAAGGATTATTCTTATACCCAGATTTGAATCTCTTATCAGGAACTTTATTATCCCATTGTTTGAGTAAATCCAAATAGGCATTCTCCGCAGTAGTAAGGGTGTGCAAATATATATCTGTATAAACATCATTAAACTTACTACCATCTTCATTTGATATATCCCCATCTAACCAAGGTGGCTGAATGTATGTAACACCTTGAAACTTATCCTTAGAGTAGTTACAATATCTGGTACTCTCTTGAGCAAAAGACATTACTCTATGTCTCACAAACTCATGTGATACACCCCTATCACATACAAAGTGAACAGTAATTCTCTTTGCATGGAACTCTGTAGGTTCACACAGGTATTGTAGGTCATCAATCCACCCATTTTCTATAATAACTCTATAATTACTGGTTATATACCAATAGTCATTCTCACTATTATTCATTACTACAGAGTAAGGATTGTCTATATACTTTATAACTATAGGTTCATTAGAGAACTCTCCTCTATCATCCATAGTTCCATAAGGAATTTTAAGATACACTGTACCATGCTCCAGCATAGCCCCATGACCAGATTTAACCATTCTACCTACAAATCCTTTAGCAGAATCTTCTGTTATCTTATCCTCAGACTTGTAGCATACTCTTCCTGCTCTCTCAATCTGTTTGTAAATTCCTTCAAGACCTTCTTGTTGGTCCCAAATAGAAAAACTTGGTTTAATTAATCTCATATTTTAATCATCTATTATTACAACTTCATCAATATCAAACTCTTTAGGAAACTCAGCATCTTCTACCTTTTTATGAAAGGCTTCCTTAATCTGTTCCTCCTCTGCATCTGGAGGTAATTCAACCTCATCATAATATGATATGGTTACACTCACAAACCTCTTATATTTTACATCAAGAGGTGCATTCCAAGGTGCTCTGGGGTCTTCATCAGCCCCTAATGGTGCATTACTCATTCTCTTTTCCTTTTTAAGTTTCTTAATATTTATCTCTAAATTATTCTCTTTGATTAATCTTCTTGCAATAACACTTTCAAGTTTTAATGGGATGCTAATATGCCTGCCTTTTTCATTAAGGTAGATAGCATGGTCTCCACTTTGTCTATTATAATAAAAACCATTGGCTACTACCACCCTAACAAACTCTCTATGTGTAAATTGCTTCATCACCAAAGTTCTTTAATTCTCCTAAAGTCCTCACCTTGAGGCAGTGGACAATTCTCCAGCCACTCCATTTCCTTGACATTCCATAGTGACAAATCAATATGCTCAGGAAGGAGAAGTTTCATATCAGCAAAGAGATTAAGTCTAAGAGATTTCCCTTTAATGAAATCAGATTTAGTTTCCTTAACCTCTTGCATCATATTGTTTAGTTCCACAAACTTATCAATGTCACTCTGACTGTGAGGAGTCAAAACTATACCATCTGCATAACCTAATATAGTCCTTACCCTATCCCAAGCAGCTATTGAAGTGTACACATATACCTTTGGAATGTCCATATAGACCTCACTGATTCCTCGAATAGACCTTATTAATTCAGTCACTTTGTTAGTGTGAATCAAAGGCTCTCCTCCAGTAATCATTATCTCTTCATAGTTCCATCTATCCACTACTGGTAAAGATGAAAAATCCCATGAGTTATTACAACACATGGGACATTTGTTAGGACATTTAGTTGTTACTAATAACCTAAGTTTCTTATTCATGATGCTACATCTTTATAAGTTACCACTTGCTCAGCCATAAGACCATTGCAAGGAGGTACAATCACTTGTTCAATTCTTGTTACTTTATACAGATATGAACTCCCATTGTATATACCATTACTCTTCAAGAGCATCTCTGCCTGTTGAGGATTAATAGCCTTGCACATTGCACATCCCTTACCTATACCAGTAACTTCATATTCCATAACCCAGAGTTGCATTGCTCCATCAGGAGCACAACTTACATCTACCCTATCTCTATTAGGGACTATATTGTCTGGGGCACAATAAATTCCTTGTTGTCCTGCCATACTATTTATTATATCTATACATACTTTTTACTTTATCTGCTCTACCCATACTTCCATCATAGATAACATAAGTCTCATAGATTGAAGCATCAGGTCTAACCTTCTTTAAAGCAACTGAAATACCAGCTCTTGTTCTTCCTAAATAATAGGAGTCATCAATGAATATCCAGTTCTTACAAAGCAACTTATCCTTGAATATAGCTGCCTCATTACCCAATCTAATACCACCATTAGTGACAATTACTTCTCTAAAGTTTTCAGTCAATCTGTCACCATACATTGTCATAATGGCATTACCAAAACCTCCACTGACAATTAATCCAGTGTCACCAAGATTTAGTTTCTTTCCTGCATCATTCATAAAGAATGAGAGGAAGTCTTCAAGTATGCTTCTGTCTCCTTTAATCATAAAGTCAAGAGCATTGAAGAACTCCTCTCCTTCCTTGTGTTGTTTTAGAATGACACCTATCTTTTCATTCAATGTCATAGTATATTCTTTGCATGAAGATAATATTTAACTATATCCCAATCCACATAAGGTCTCTCAGAAAAAGAATCATGTTTCAAGGGAACTCCTAAAGCTGCATCATCAATATAAATGTGAGCATAAGGTTTAGGTGATGAAGTCCAATCCTTTTGAGTTGGGTTTTCATTTACACCAAACAAAGGAATATCATGCTTCTTAAACCAGTCTATTGCATCCTGCAACCCATCACTGGGTAATTTAGCTGGCTTAGTTTTACTATAACCAAATTCCTCTGTTTCTTCTGCTCCATCCAACTGATGGCTTCTCATAGTGAACAGTATAATCTTATGACCTTTATCAGTCAATTCTTTCAAGACTTCTGCTGCTCCTATCTCCTTTCCTACTCTTGGGAACTCATGTGTAACACAAGTTCCATCAAAGTCCACTGCTATAATCATCCTTCAATTATTGTTTTATATCTTTCATAAGTCTTTCTTATTACTTCTTCACCAATAGGATTTTCTCTTTTAGAGTCCCTCTCAATACACACTTCAAGAGGTATAAAGAAATCTTTACATTCTATTGAATAAGGTTTTACATATCCAAGGGTACTATCAACCAAGTCCTTATAGTACTCTATTTCTTTTGGATTAAGATTCATGTTATCAATAACAATATCATACCCAAATTCCATAGCACTCACCATGAAATCTTTCTTTATGTCAGATACAAGATTTTCTCTACTTAGAACCCAATATTTACCAAGCATATTTCTGATGTCATCATTGCTGAATCTTACTCTATGCTCTGGGTCTTCAAGTACCCACTGTTTAGCCCAAGTAGTCTTACCACTCCCTTGTATTCCTCTACACAAAATTAACTTTGGCATATATCACACTTCTTTTGATTATCCACCCACATTACTGTCATAATGGCATAATTAGCCATATCAAGTAGTGTATCTCTGATAGATTCATCTTGTACCATAGCTTTCTTTTGAACCAGAGACTCAATTCTATTCATCTTATCTCCAATCCTTACTACTGATGCTACAAGACCAAACTTATCAAGAGATTTATCAAAGGAATTACCATAGTCATGATTCTTCCTAACATAGGTTTCAATCATTCCTTTAACTATATCCTTGAATTGGTGAGCTGATGTATTAGATAGAGTCTTATCATTCTCTTCAAGCACCTCAAGATTAACCCTTATTGCATCCAATCCTTTACAGATTTCTTCTGGAGTAATCTTCTTGTACTGCACCTCATTGGCTAATGTAGCTAAATCTCCTATTGTCTGTTGTATTACTTCTCTTTTTCCCATTCTTCTAATGTTTCAAACTGTTTAAGGAAATCTTGCCTTTCCCTAATAAAAACTTCTCCTGTCTTAAGACTGATATAAGCTATGGCTTTAAACCACTTCCTGCTTGTAATGTCCTTCATTTGACATATATAAACAGGTCTATATTGCCCTCCAGTCTTTTTATGGACATAAATTCTTTTCTTATCTACCTTATTCTGGTGTTTGATAAGAAATCCTACCCCTATACAAGAAAGGAGTAGGATTAATCCAAGTATAATTTGTCCTGTCATATTAATGAATCCAATGGTCTGCTGCATCCCCCTCAGCAGGAAGTTCTACTTTCCTACAGAAGAATGCCCCAGCTTTCTTCATACAATCTTTCAAAACCTCTGTCATTTCATCAGCTATCTCTTCTGGAACCTCTATATTCCATTCATCATGTGCTGGAATACAGAATTTAACCTTGAAAACAAGGTTATGTTCAAGAATATATTGCCATAGAAATACAGAAGCTACCTTAAACATCAGTGCTCCAGTGCCTTGACAAGGATAGTTAATTGCCTGTTTCTCAGATGCAGATTTCCTTTTGAAGAAATGTTTCACTGGTAATACATAGACATCTGCTATACTTACATAGACTTCTCTGGGAACTTCCTTCCCTGCTTTCTTAGTAGTATAGGTATATACACCCACCATTCCCTTGAGACTTTCTCCATCAGCAAATTTTTTATAAATCTGTTGTTTAACAGCTTTAGGAAGTGTCTTATTCTCTTTACCTTTGTAGGGTTTATATTCAGCCCAGAACTGTTGAGTAAATCTCCTCTTCATAGCCATGAGCATATCATAGTCATATATAAGAGCCTTATGTTGAGTTAGTGGATTGAGTATAATAAAACCATTATCCATGACAAACTTTCTCTGTCTATCCTGATAGGTCTTAATACCAATGAAACCCTTCATATAGTTATTATATATTCTCTTTGACTCCTGCTCACTTTTACCAGAGTGAGATTTAATTGTGTTCCAGTCTCCACCATAATTGATAGGAAACTCTACCTGAGACTTAACATCATTCCTAAGTCCATGAAACTTCTTCTTTATCTGTTCAATAGGACAATCACCTATAATATCAGGGAAAGCCATCTTTGCAACCAGTGAATGTACATCACCACAACCATTATTGAACAAATCAATCATGGCAGGGTCATTAGTTACATCTGCAATAATCCTTGATTCCTGCCCACTATAGTCACAAGAAATCCACTTCATTCCCTTACTTGCTACAAAGCAAGCCCTTGTCTCTGGGTCTGCTGGAAAGTTCTGAAAATTAAGATATTCAATCTTATTTGCCTTATCCTTACCACCTGAACTGAGCCTTCCTGTATCTGTTCCAAGCTGATTAAAGTTGGTATGTACTCTACCACTTTTTTCATTTATCTGGTCAATTACATTCTGACCATAAGTGGAAGTGACCTTCTTAGCTGCCTTATACTGCAAATAAAGATAGGCAATAGTGGACTTATCTTGTTGAGGCTCAATTACTTCTGCACCAACACTATCCTTCCACTCACCTGTCTCCTTATCCTTGGCTAACAAATCAAAACCAAGATGTTTGAATAATGGAATAACCTGTTTAGGACTATCCCAATTAATCAAACAAATAGGCTTATTATTGAAACCACTCCATAAGTCACCTTGAAGGTCTTCCTTGATGTACTTAGTACTCAACCTTGCATCCACAGGCACTTTCCATGCTTCAAAGTACCCTCTTACAGGTCCTTTAATATCTGCCTCTGGACATCTTTCACCTTGCATCTTTTCTCTGGCTCTCTGTAAATCCTTTGGGTCTGCCCACCCTTCTACTTGTAAATAGTGATAGGTATAAGGCTCACCTTTTGCAGCAGCAATTACCCAATCACTAAGAGCATCCTCAAATACTCTGGCATTAAAGTTGTCAAGAATCATCTTGTATTTCCATTTCTCAATGTCCAACTTAACACCACAATATTCAGTATATGCTACCCAATTAACAGATTTATTTTCATAGATGATAGCAGTTTGAAGGTTTCTCTTTTCAAGTTCCTTCATCTGTGCATCCATGATTCTTTCCAGATACTTTACATCATTTGCACCATACTCAATAACATCTTCTGAAAGACCAGCCCACATCACTTTACCACGAACAGTCTTATCCAATTCAACACCAAGATACCTTTCTCCTGCTGCTTTAAGACCCATTCCATGAATACCAGAGGGATAACCTAACCACATAAGTTTCTCTGCCAAGAAGCCATCAAAGCATTCTTTTACAACTATCTTCTGATGTAACAGGAACTTTAAGTCAAACTTAATATTCCAACCAATAAATAGTCTGTCAGATTCCAAGAACTCCCTAAAGAACTCTATGCTTACAGTAGTTATGTCAATTACTACTTGAAACTCATAACACCCCAACTGGAGCATTATGAGTTCTTTTGTGTAAGGGTCAAACCCTTTGGTTTCAGTATCTAAGCCAACCTTTCTTAAAGGCTTGAGCATGTATAATGCAGCTTGTGGAGATATTATCTCATACTTGTCAGATTCAGGTAGTATTTGTTGAGTTACTACATAAATCATATATTCACAATTGCATCAATTAACTCTTGCTCTTCTTCTGGTGGTACTTCAAAGGTAATAGTATAGCCCATTCCCATTACATGGTCAATGGATTTAACTACTGCCTCAGCTTCCTCAAGATATGAACCCACAATTATCATTGGACCTCCTGCTGGGTCTATAAATAGTTTCCCATTAGGCATATTTCCACTTCTCATCATGTAAGTAGAAGTCTTTAATAGGTAAGTCATTGACTCACTACCATCAGCCTTCTTTAACTTTCTGAGATAATTATGTTCCTCACCTCTTGATTTTAACTCTATTAAGTCTTTCATACCATTGAATAAGCTACTAATTCATCAAAATTCAGTACATACCTATACTTCTGAAAGAAAGTACTACCTAAGATTCCATGCAGGTTAATACCATACTCCTGTTTAATCATTCCAAATGCCTGACTTAAGTCTACTACTTGGAAATCATCCTCATAGCTTTGACTTCTATAGTCCACATTCATTCTGATATAACCTCTATCCTCTTTAACAGTACCCTCAATTCCCATTCCAAAGCCTGTCTCTCCAGTCTCTTTATAAGATAACCCTTCCAGAGCAGCTTCATTGATTGAAGAATAAGATGCACCAGTATCAAGAAGGAAATTCAGTTTCCTGCCATTATTCATAAATGTGACAATTGGCAGTTCAACCAAATCCATAGACTCCTTAAAGGAAATCCTTCCTACTTTAGGGTCTATCTTCCTTCTATTCATTATTAGATTAACAACTCCTGCAATAATGGCTACACAAGCCAGTACCACTATCATTGCTACAATTTTCCATACAAACTCCATGTTTCATGTTTTTTTTTAGTGATTACTTTCCTGTGCTACCAATACCACCTCTACTATTTGCTCCAAGAGTCTCTACAGGCTCCAGAAGTAGAGTTGATGATAATAGCCATTTTAATTTCTGCCATGCAGTAGCAAATTGAGAAGGCACAACTTCAAATTGACATACCCTTGTTCCTTTAGGAATGGTAACAGCTTTAAAGGCAAGTAATTCTACTCTCCATTCATCTTCATCACCACTATAGGTATTATCCATAATAGCTGCACTGTTTGCAATTTGCACACTCCATTTAGGTGGAGTACTACTTCTACTCCAAACAGTAGCCCTCATTCCTTTAGGGAGTTTCATTGCTACTCCCAACTTGAATATACCTAACTCTCCTTTCTTCAAGACTACATCTTCTGCCAAGAATAAATCATAGCAATCTGACATGCCTTCTCCACTCCTTACAGGAAAACAACCTTTTGTTATTTCTTTTACTTTAATTTTCATATTATAAACATTTACTATACCCACAATCTTTACAGTGAATACAACCACCTTCTCTTACCAAAGTACCACCACAGTCAGGACATACCTCACCCTTGATTTCTTCATTAGGGATATACTTGCTGAGTACCCTACACATAGCTGAACTAAAAGAGCTTATATTATCATTGACCTTCTTTGCAGTCTTGACAATATACTTAATATCTACTCCATGTCTTAACAACATAGATGAATATAAAGTAGCTGCATTCTCTTCAACATTTTCATTAGCTAACTCAAGATTGTCTATATGAAAGACATCTGAGGTAAAGCTATAATGCATCTTACTTACTTTAGTTATAACACCCTTATGAGGTTTAAAGCTGATAGGATTCCTTGGTCTGAATGCAAAGATTTCATAAGGTTTAGATTCTAACATACCCACCAAGATAATGAACTGTTCACCTTTTGCTTTAATCAAATAAGCATCAGCTTCAAGTTCTTTAGGTCTCTTGGGAGCTTGTCTTCCCTCAATAGTCTTAGGTTTCTCAACCTGAGTTAATACACCTTCCCTACATCCATCTCTGTAAATGGTGATACCTTTCAATCCTTGTTTCCATGCCTCAATATAGATGTCAGCAATCTCCTCTTCTGTAGTTTCTTTAGCCAGATTAACTGTACTACTAATACTGTGAGTGATATACTTTTGAACTACTCCTTGTAATTTAACTCTCTGTCTCCAATCAATCTCTGGTGCAGTAGAACCATAATAAGGACTTTCTTTCCAGACTTCCTTCCATACTCCTATGCTCCATTCATTGACTTCTGACTCACTATAGTTCAAAGTTTCAACTGCCCACCTCTTCAAGTTAGGATGAACTACTGTAAACAAGGTGTATTTCTCACCTACCTTATCTACATAATCTACCCTATCACTTTCAGACATACATTTCCTCTTTCTTTGATAGAAAGGCAGGAATATAGGTTCAATACCACTACTTGTACCAGCCATGATACTTACAGTTCCAGTAGGAGCCACAGTAGACCAACTTATGTTTCTTCTACCTAAATGGGACATTCTATCAGCTTCATTAGGGAAGTTAAGTTTCAAGAACTTAAACCAAGGGTTATTCTCCTCCACAGCAGTATCATTTACTCTCATATGCCATTCTCTGTAACCATCCCAAGCAGGAAATGCACCTCTCTCAATAGCCATATCAATATTACTATCAAGCTGACCTTTGAACATAACTTTCATTAACTGTTCAACCTGACTAATACCTTCATCAGAGTCATATTTCAAGCCTAACATAGCTATTGCATCAGCAAGTCCAGTGAAACCTAAACCAGCTCTTCTTCCTTGAATTGCAGTCTCTTTGATTTTACTCCATAGTTTGAACTCAGTATCATCAGTATCATTCTTTACTGTATCAATAATCCTATCAACAGCTTCAATTTCTAAATCAACCAAATCATCAGCCAATCTCATAGCTTCATAAGAGTGCATATAGAGTAACTCTTCATCAATATGAGCCTTGTCTGTAAATGGGTCTACAATATAACTACTCAAGTTAATATGAATCAACCTACAGCTATCAAATGGACCCATTGGTATCTCTCCACAAGGATTGGTTCCAACCATCTTGAAGTCAGGATATACACCATCAGGAGAATAGTTGTGCATTGCTCCTTCAAACATAATCCCCGGTTCAGCAGTATTCCAAGCACAGTGCATAAGGGTATTCCATAACTCTCTTGCTCTTACTTTCTTAAAGAAAGAGTTAGGATGGTCATCATCTGAGAAGAACCATAATTCATTATATGGCATCTCTTCAATCATAAGACCTTGAGGTACACTTTCATCTACGGGAAATCTAAGGATATAATCCTTATCATTCTCAACAGCTTGCATAAATTCATCAGTAACTTTAACTGATATATTAGCTCCAGTTACCTTAGTTAAGTCTTGCTTCTTAGTAATGAACTCTTCAATGTCAGGATGATTGATACTCATACTTAACATAAGAGCACCTCTTCTTCCATTCTGAGCCACTTCATTGGTTATATCTGAACATACATCCATGAAAGATGCTGCACCTGTTGAAGACCTTGCTGCATTATTAACCTTAGCTCCTCTTGGTCTAAGCTGAGATAAGTCATAACCAACTCCACCTCTTCTCTTCATAAGTTGAGCCTGTTGGCTTCTTGTCTTCATTATCTCTGCATAACTGTCCTTTGGACTGCCTATTACAAAGCAATTACTAAGACTTACTAATGCTCCAGTTCCACAACCAGACATAACTGAACCTCCGGGTATAATATACTTGAAGTCCTTGAATAACTGATAGATAGCCTCTTCATCAAGATTAGGTCTTTGATAACCATAGTTTGATAACTTAAGGTTACTTGCTCCTTTAGAAGATTCCCAATCATATTCACTCTCAATTCTTGCAAATTCCTCGGCTAATCTTCTATGTGTATCATCAGGAGTTTGCTCTCCCTCTGCTGCATACTTATTTCTCCAAGTTGAGGCTGCCAGTTCATCCCCTTTAAAATATTCTAACTCTGTCATGCTGGTACTAAATTCTTTATTTCCATAATACAATCATTTGCCATCACTTCCTTACTATATTTCAAGTTAGGATTAGTAAGATAATAATTTAGGTCTGTAAGAATCTTCCTCCAATCCCTATATATCTTACCTGTTTCATCCTTTAAATCTACCATACCAAAGTTCCCATAAAATTCCCAAACAATAGGAGCAACTGTCCTTCTGTTGATAACAATGAATTGATAATGTTGAATCTTGAACTCACTGAAATAGGGGTCTCTCTTGATACACTCTTGAAGAATGTATGTATATAGCTTAGCTTGAATATCATATCTCCAGTGAGCAAAGGAGTCTTGAAAGTTCTCCTCAGGATACCCAGTAGTCTTTAAGTCTATTGGATAGATAATCTTATTATGGTGGTCCACAATAAGCTCATCAAACATACATCTCACTGGTATTCCATTCCATTCAGCTTTGAATTTCAATTGAAACACCTTCTCAATATCAGTATTCCAAGAGTCTATATAAAAGAAATCCTTAGTTATTGAGTTGGTTCTTAATTCATCAACACAAAGAGACACATCATTATAATCCTTTTGGGATAATATAGTCTTGTCTCCTGCCAGTGCAAGTAGTGAATAATACTCATTGCAGCTCTCTTTTACCTTCTTTATTCTGGTAGCTTTATAAGAGTCTCCCGCATAATATCCATTGGCTACAGCCACACTACTAATCACTTCATCATCAATAGTATCTACCCTTCTGTGTGTATCCCCATACTTGGAGAATAATACTTTGGTGATACTTATCAGGTTATCTGATAGATTAGGAAATTCACATACAATGAATCTTTCAGCAAAGGATTGTTCTCCATCAGTAAGCATACAATCCACTGCACTACCAAATAGTAGTGCTGGTGTATCTACCTTATCAAAGAGAGAACTGAGGTTCCTCCACCCTTCCCTTTCAAATCTTGATAATGTAGAGTAACTGATTGCAGGGTCTTTCCTGTATTCTTCCTCTGTTACATTCCAAGATAATTCTTTAATACTCTTCATCATAGTACTCCTCCTCTATGTCCTCTTCCCATTCATTACTGGGAACTTCAAGCTGGGTTAAATATACATCCACCTCAGCCTTTAAATTACTTAACTCTGTCAAGTCCACATCAAGATACTCCTGTTTGGGTGGCACTCCCCCTTCTTCATCTTTTCTGGCTTTGTGTTTCCTAACCTTGTAGATTGCTGAATCCACTAAGTCCTTGAGTGACTCAAAATCTCTGCTCTGAATAAACTGTTCACCAAGTGTTTGGTCACTCTTGGGTAAACTGTTGAGCAATTTCCTCATTCTTTCTATTGGCTTCATCTTTAATAATTTGAATAAATTCTAAGAGTTGTTTCTTAGTAAAGACCTCAAAGATAAGATAATTTTCTTTATCTGGCAAATTCTCTATATGCCATCTAAATAACTTGAATTTATAAGGGAACACATCATTGACCTGTCCCTTTACTTCAATAATTATCTTTAAGCCTTGATACTCCATGTAGAAATCTGGGGTATAAGTAATATTAATTAGCTTCTTAAGGTTTAGTATTGTAGCCTTAGCTTTATTACGGGTGTAAAAAGGTACAGTAGGTCTAAATCCTTCCCAGATTGTATAAGTATGAGTTTCATATTCAGGCTCAAACCCATATTGAAGCAAGGTCTTATAGACCATTGCCTCAATCTTGGATTTAAACTTTATATCACCATACTCTTCTGGAGTGGCATTTCTAATCCTTCTGTTTTCCACCTCTTTTAAATAATTGTTTCATAGGGTCTTTCAAGATATGTTTAGCTGCAAGAGCATCATCCAATGTCCTGAATGCAGCAAAATTCTTGAAGTTCTTGATTTTATTCAAGTCCTTGACCTTTGTTATTTCTCCACTGAGACAGCTAATTACATAAATCTCCTTGCTATTCTCAATGTGGTTATCATACTTCTCATCAAGCACAATAGCTACTTCTCTCAACAGAATTGAGAATACAGCAGCAGGATAGATTGTATATAGATTTCCAAGGTACTTCCTCAGATTATCCACATTCCAATGAATCCTTCCAGCAAGATGTTCCAGATAGAAGTTAGGGTCTACATGAGTTCCTTCATCTTCTACTTCCTTGATTACACCTTGTTCAATAAGGAATGGAATACTTTCCTCACAGACAACTACAGTGTAAAATGGCATGAAACCATAAGCACTGTTCATTCCAAAGGCAAGTGTTTTGCCCATTTCCACTTCCTTACCAGTTTCCACAAAAATAAGTTTCTTCATACTTTTTTTTTTTTGTATTATACTCTGAGAACCAAACAATTGGCTCTCCATATTTCTCTTTAGTTAGTTTGCTTACCTCTTGAAATACAGTAGATGGCATCCTTTCTTCTTGCCTTGCATAATATGCAGGATGCTTCTCTTCAAGTATTATATTGGTATTCTTATTGATATAAGGCTTAAGTGTCTTAGCCTGTTCACCAAATAGAACATATATAATACCAGTTTGCCACTCTGATAAATTCTTTAGTAACTTGGTCATGAAAGGTCTCCACATCATTGTATGACTACCTACCCTATTTACTTCACAAGTCAATGCTGAATTAACCATTAGTATTCCTTGCTTAGCCCAACTCTCTAAAGTGGGGTCAAAGATAATACCATTATGTGGAATTTCAAAATTAATGCAAGCCTCTTTAACTATTTCAAGTGAAGGAGACTTTACAGTCTCATCCTTGTTTCCAAATAGGACACCAGTAGCCACACCTCTTTGAGGGTATGGGTCTTGTCCTATCATTACAACTTTAAGGTTGTTGTAAGGGCACAGGTTAAAAGCCTTAAATATATCAGGATATGCAGGACAAAGTAAGTCTCTTCTAATTAAACTTACCTGTCCTACTACCTTATTTAATTCCTTTGTATCTATAACCCTTACCCATCCACCAAAATATTCCTCAAATGTCATGATATGTAGGTCATTTTTACAACCTCATCAAGATGCTCCAGAAGGTAATCATTCATAGCCTCATTGTTGAATGTAGAAGGAGTTGGCTTTTTAGGTTTCACTATGAACCTATCAGTCACATCAGCTACTACAATCTCAGGTAATGGGTTAGTAGTTCCTGCAATCCTGCCATCAGGTCTATGAATAGGCATTACTATCTCTTGTGAAGTAGCACCATTACTGCCTGTATTAATATTAATACCACCCTGTACAAATGCAGGAATAACAGTTTTAATGATTCCCTTCTCAAGTAAATCATTACTTACAAAGACCTTTGGATTCACATAGATTCTACCAGTCTTGTAAGTAACAGTTCTATCTGGATTCTTGATACCATGAAGTACATACAGTAGTAATATATTATAATCCTTATCAAGAATAAATCCATTACCACCATAATATACCTCACCTTTATTAGTTGTAATCTTTAACATCCTGTTCTTTCTATCAGCCTGTTGAAATGCCTTGAATATTGCATTTGCAGTTCTCTTAGATTGAGGATAGTTGTTCTCATATAATGCAACAGAGAACTCTTTTACAGTACCAGATACTACATAATTTTCATATATAGCACCCTCCACTGCCCCTCTACAATTAAGAGGCACATCCACTTCATTCCCACTAATGTCTGTCCTCAAAAATACATTGAAGATATTATTATTTGAGAAATTAAGAGCAGAATGAATATAATTAGGAAAACTGTAGTTCCCAGTCTGTAAAAAGATATTATGAAGTTCTCTGTTTAATTGTTCGCTTATTGCCATTACATTTCTACTTTAAAGTACATTGTATCAGCAGAATATTGAGTCATAAAAGGCACATCCCTATCTATAATAGGATTACATTCATTAGCCACGAAGTTTACAAACAGATTGACCATCACTGATGCAATCATATTTGCCATAAAGGTTGTTTGTTTGTAGCTACAGATAGTTTCATCTGCTACTGCATCACTGAACAACCATTTACTTTCATATTCCCTCATAGCTCTCTCATCATTGCCTTGAATGGCAAATACCTGATATTCTTCTGCTGCCAACCTACCATCAATGAATAAACATTTTCCTCTCTCATTTTCAGGTAACATTAGAACCCTTGAAGTCCACTTATTGAAGAATAATCTTCTTGCTTCCATGTTATCAAAGCCACAAATCATAATATCTGTAGCTTCACTTTCCTCAGTAAACCTTTCCTGATATGCAACAGTATTATAATAGTTTGCATACTCCTGCATCATCTTATTAAGAGCATAGACTTTTCCTTGTCCTAAGTCATGATTACCATACAATTGACCAGACATATTAGCCTGTTCAACTATATCTGGGTCATACAAATACAATCCAGCAGGCTTTAACCTTGCAAGTAGGAAACCAACATAACTTCCTATACCACCTACACCAGCCAATGTAATAGTCTTAGACTGAATGGCACTATACCAGATAGCTCCACTAAACCTACTTGTAGCTTCATCCACAAGCAAACTACCTGAATTAGGTGGAATTACTGCTTCCTCAGCAGCTAATGCAGCTTCAAGTAGTGCCTCCCCTTCTTCATCAATCTCTACTGGAGCATCCTCAGTATTCTGAGCATCATGTAACAGATTAGACCCATTCAAATTTACTACAAGAGTTACAGTAGGCATAGGAGTTTCTACATTCACTGCACCAATAGTCACTAAATAAGCACCACTTGCATGTTGCTCTTCATGAATAATTTCCCATTCACCTCCTTCTAATAAGTGAGCTGCATGATTAATGTCACTCAAAGAGCTATATCTTATTTCCTCTTCTGGAGCCTCTGAATGAACAGTTTCCAAATATTCATCAACCATTTGGTTTATAGCACTTTCTAATACTTCATCTTCCATAATCAATAAATATAATCATCCATTAATTTGATGTAAACACTCAACCAAGGATTCTTTGGTAATTTATTCAATTCTTCCCTCACATCATAAGCCAGCAATGCAGCCATAGTAGAATCATCATTATTAATTGCAGCCATGACATCCCCATCATAGGTATAATTAATAAGAAAATCTACATAATTTGATGCAAAGTATTCAAAGTCCTTGACATTCCCAAATCTCCTTCTATAGAGACTTTCCATAGAGTTAGCCCACTTCTTAACATCAACTGCACTCTCATTTGAGATAATAACACTTGATGTAACAAGTTGCCTTACAATTGATTGAACTATATCAGTATCAACTGTTATTTGCCCATAAGGAATTTCAGAGTTCTCTTCCTCAGGCTGGTCAAAAGGAAGCTCACCTTGTTTAGCAGGTAATTGTTTCTTATCCTCTTTATACCAGTCTCTATCCCTTCCATAGTACTTGTCTTCATCCATAGGAAATGTACTCCCCACCTCCTTAGTTGGGGCAATGTTCTTTCCATAGTTACCATATTGAGGATAACCCTTATATACAGGAGTTACAACTTTCTTCTTAGACTCTTTGATTTCCTTAATTCTTTCCATCATTTCAGTCTCAAAGTCATTAGTTGCATTCTCAAATACTATATCCAAATTGAACCATTCAAGTTTCTCTTCTTCAATATCAAAGGTCTCTACTCCCTCTCTTACTTCACCATTCCAAGTAGGATAAGTGTATTTCTCAGATACAGTCTGTACACATTTGTACTTCCTTGTAATACCAGCAGTATATTTACCCGCATTATTTACAATCAAGGATACAAAATGAGCCATATCATTACCTTCTGCACTTAGAGTAGCTGTATCAGTACCACTAAAAAATGTAGCCATGTTATTATGGCTATGGATTAATCCTTGATATATCCCCTCTTCCAATAATTCAGGATGGTCTACCATATATGTAGCCATATCAGGAGATACATTGAACTCAGTATATGTACCTGTACCAATGTCCATTTGGAACAAATCCACACATCTGATAGTTAGGGATTTATCTTCAAAAGCTCCCTCAACTTTATAGAACAATACACCTGACCATTCTACATCCCAGATGTTCTTGCATAAAAATCTTATCTTTTTCTCAACCTCTGCTGGAATGACAATCTTAAATATATCCTGTCTGTGGACTAACTCCAGCACTGGTTTCACTTCTTTCTTCTCTTCCATATCCATAATTTAATATTCTCAACATGCTACAAACAATAGCTTCAATATATTGTAAATTCAGTATCCTTGTTCTATTGAGAGACTCCTCCTCTGAGGATAGTACTCCATCAATAGTCAAGGTAATTTCCCTACCTTTGAATGTACAGATTTTCTTTCCTACATATCTCTGATAGTCATCACTACTATTCCTTCTTACTGGTCTTGGTATATAGACTTTACCATTAGTTATAATACATTCATTAATAACTCCTGCACTAACAAGGTCAGCATAACTAATATCAAATGTATGTTTATTATATTCAACATTATACCAGTTAATAAACTCATTACTAATGAGGATTACAGCATCAATGAAGGACATTCCTAATCCATAACTTCCATTACTATAGTTAAACCTAATCTTCTTAGTCTCCAGAAGGTATTTAATGAATGGCTTGAATTGCTCTCTTCCAAAGATACTGGTCCAATGTACTATTCCTTTCAAGGAATCCATAGTGAAACCATCTTTAGCAGTCCCCATCTCTGGTGCAGGGATTTGTTCAAGTCTATGATGAGGAACTCCATCAATAGATTCTACCCTTGTATATCTATCAAGTTCAAGACATAGTAATTGCCATATCCCTTCATCATATCCTATAGCCAAGGTAGAAAGAGAAGAATTGATAGGTCCTCTACCAGTACAAGGTGTCTGGAAGTTCTCAAAGTTGCTTTTTGGAATAGAAGATACATGACTGTGCATATATCCATGTTTGAATTGGTTTAATGGATAATTAGACCTGTTCACTCCAAAATATCCCTTACCTTTTCCCATCCAATTGAAAGGAACTTTAAGCCACAACTCCTTAATATCTACATACTTATCATATTCATTTGTAATCCTTACTGTAGGAAAACTAATAATAATAAATAAGTCATTGAACATAGTATTGGCAATCCTCTCTTTTATTATTGGCAAGAAATATTTAGCCAATGCAGAGTCACTTACAACAGTTTCATTATTAGCACCTTCTGCTGTCCAAAAGAGATTTACTAAGTCTCGGTCTTCTCTATTCATGTCTTGGTAAGCAGAAGAATCTACTATATTACTCCATTCCATGAATGTTCCCAAGGGGTTTGCACTAAGATATGTACATAATTCATCCTCAGTAAGAAAACCCTGCATATCCACTCTCCCTTCACCAAAGAAGTCTTGAAAGAACTGTAGGATTTTATTTGGTCTTTCCATGATACTATCATGTAGTTCATGGACTTGTTTCTTTATTTCTTCGGTCATTGCATGATAAAAAAAAATGAGGGGGAAGGCTTTACAGCCTCCTCCCTCATCAGGTTTCTACTTAATGAACAAAGTCAAACATCTTATTGATTTCTGACCTTGACATCTTTTCAGGTGCTTCATAGGAAGTACCTTTCAATACAGCCATAGCCCTGTCATAAGTACCCTCTTCAATGGCATCACTACCATAGAGGTCTTCCAGCAGGATTTCCAATGCACCTGCAACATTACCCTCAGAAGTTGCAGTCACCTCAGGTTTCTCTTCCTTTACAGTTTCTTTTGCTACTTCTTTCTTTTCGGCTTTTTCTTTCACAACTTCTTTCTTCTCCTCTTTTACAGGAGCAACAGTTGCAGAACCTTCACCTAACAGGTCAATCAAGTCCTGAGTTTTACACATGGTGAAGTTCTTTCCGAACCTTTTTACACACTCATCCTGCAAGCCTCTTGCCTTGATTGCATTATAGGCTTCTGCCCTTGACATAGCACCAGACTTGATTTTCTTTTCAGGTGCAGTCAGCAGGAATGTCAAATCATTTACTACCTGTCCTTTGTAAGGAATGTTGGTAGGAAGGATAGAAGCATCATCTTTCAATTCTGCTCTCAAATGACCTTCAAAGAATGTCATTCCTTCATATTCAATACCTGCTTCTCTCATTTCTCTTTTCAACTCACCCAGTGTAGTTGCAGCAGATGCTTGAATAACTTTTTGAGACTGAGTTTTGTTGTTGATGATGGTTACTTTTCTTAGTTCCATGATTTTTTTTTTTTAGTGATAAAACATTACCTATTAAATAGGCTTAAAATTATTTCTCTGAATTTTTCTTTGTCCCTTAAAACATAATAGAGGTCTGAGACATCTTTACCTCCATCAAATTGTGGCAATACTATATTAATGAACCCAGTGGATGCAGACAGTTTCTCTCCATCTATGAGACCAGCTTCATCATTATCCAATAAGATAAATACTTTCTTGTATCTTCTTTTGAGTTCATTAACAGCAGTATCACTGATACCATAGCCCTCTCCTTGAATGGCTATAGCTGGTATTCCAGTGTTTGCCCATAGACATAAAGCATCTTTCATTGAGGAACAGATACATATTCTATCCCCAAATTCAGGTACTTTAGTCCACAAGCTAATTACTGACCTATCATGTCTATTAGACCACTTGTATCCCTTCTGATTAAATGGCTGATATATCTTTAAAGTGACTTTTCCTTCCTTATATTCTACATAAGCATAAGCATATTTATCTGCTGGAAAGACCATTCTGGACTCCCCTTTTATGATTATTTTATAGGATATAGGATAGATGTCAGCATACTTCAACCATTCCAAAGTGATACCAAAGTTTTCCCAATACTCAAGGTCATACTTTCTCCATTCTCTTGTCTTACATTGTAAATCAAGGTTGGAAGTATATTCCTTAGTAGTGACAATCTTAGGTTTACCTAATGCACTATAGCCATTAGTCTTAGTAATCTTGGATAAGTCCTCCCAAACATGTGCAAGCACATCATTGTAACTCTCCCCCCAATACTTACCTAATAAATCAAATGTCCCTCCTTTATCTTTTGTAGCCAAGTCTGTCCAATGTATCTTCTGACCATCTATGCTATAAAAACCAAAGGATGGATGGTTATCAGGTCTTAATGGACTTGATATAATACAGGGGACATTACTTACCCCAAAATAATGGTTCAGAATATCTAACTCTGATACCTTTGATAAAATCTCTTCTAATCTGATATTAGGTTTACCAATACTAATAGCCATAGCTCTAAATATTTATGTTATTAACCCCAAGGAGTTGCTGTAGGAGCTGTTGCTGCTCCTAATGGGTCATTGTCAGCAGTGGGTGCAGCAAATGAAGTAGCTTCCACTACATTTTCATGCAAAGGTTGAGTAGAAAACTCAGTGCCTGGAGCACCACCTGCATTCTGAAACTCAGTGATTGCAGCATCAATCTTACTGTAATCTGTTACAGCATTCTTTGCAAACTTCCTTGTGAATACTGCCTGATACTGTCTTGTACCATTTTCATTATCCACAGTTCTGATACCTACTGCACCTTTAACTGTATAAGCAGCAGCAAGAGTAACAAGCTCTTTAAGCTCTTTTACATCACCCTTGAATAGAGCTGCCATATCAAGAGAAACCTCACTGTCATCAGTGTTCTCTTTCATCACCCAAACCTTATCCTTATATACAGCAGGACCCGGAATATTCAACCACTGAATAAGGAAATCAATCAAGAATTCCTCACCTTGCCATGCAAGTCTGTAGTCAGCACTGATATTGGCTGGTCCAGAAGAGTATTGTGGAATAGACTTGGACTGTACTTCTTCTTTTGTAGCCCATGCAGTTCTACCAAACTTATCAATAATCTGATATTTGCCACTATTCTGACCAACTTTGTAATCCTTAGTCAGCATAAAGCTGATAGGAATAAGCAATTCAATGCCATTGTTCAACTTAGCATCAGGAGCAGTCTTTGCATAGAATACCACCCTTACCTGTTCCTTACCTTCATCAGTTTTACCAACATATTCAGGGTCATTCTCAATCTCTCTACCTGTGAGAGCTTCTAATTCTGCCTTAGTAGGATTTACAGCTACAATATTGAATGCAGCCATACCTTTGTACATCTTGAAAGAACCTTCAACTGATTCTTTACCTACCTTAACAGCCATGAAACTTTTGTTTAAATTCTTCATCTTAAATTACTGATTTTACGTGATTAATCCTTGAAAGGCATTTCATCTGCCACTTCTCCAAATGGATTTGCAGGTGCTACCTCTTCTGCCAATGCAACTGCCTCAGATGCAGGTACTTCCACCTCTCCTACAGCCTCTTCTGAAACTTCTCCTTCTGGAGCTGCTTCTGTTGCTTCTGCTACTGCCATGATACCAGCAAGAACTTCCTCAGAAGTGAAACCACCAGTCATAGTCTTGATAGGAGCCTCAAAGCCTTCAATGGCTTCATTGATTACATTCAATTCTTCCTGTGCTTTCTCAATCTTCTCTACCAGTTTGTCCCTTTTGGTTCTCAAACTCTTAGTGTTCTGGGCTGTTCTTTTAACAATAGCCAACTCAAATCTACTTAACTCTTTCATAATGTTTAATTTATAAAAATTATTTGTCTTTGCCCTATTTCATTGGGCTTACTTTGCAGTTTATTTATGGTGTATTTCTTCTCATAATATTCTAATGCCTCCATAAAGAAAGGCTGACTCATTCCCTGTTGCAAGAGAATAGTGACAAATACTGTTGTCTCATAGTAAGGTTTACCATGTTCCAAACAGTAATTCATCAATAGAATATTTATGTCCATTTCAGTCAGTCCACCAAAGGCTACAAGCCTACTAATCCTGACTACTTCATCCCTACCCATAATATTCCTGTGCTTTCTCAACTACAAGACCCAAATCATTGGGAATATATAGAGGAAACATACCAACAGGACTCTTTGCAGGATATACTCCATCATCATTAGTGACAAATTCTCTGATGGATTTCTTCTCTTTAGAATCAAAAGAAGATTTACCATAAAGAACTACTTCAAACTTACCCTCAGGAGTAATATATGAATCAACCATATTACCAGTACTCTTATATTTATAAGAGATACTATCACCATTCTTGTCTTTATACTCCTCATAGTGAGCAAGACAAATCATGTTCTTATTCTCTGGTACAAGATTGATTGCATCAAAGATTAATCCCATGCCATAACCAATCTGTTTAGGAGTATCCCAACCACCTTTCATTGCATTCTTCATATAGAAATCCTGACTGATGTAATTCATATCATCCAGTACTATATTAACAAATGGAGATTGTGGGCTGGACAGTGCCTCAATGATTTGTGCAACTTCCTTTGCATCATTGGTTATAATCCTGTTACCCTTAGCAATTTCCTTGAAAGTAGTAACTTGGTACTTACTTCCACCACCCCTAAAAGGTAAAGGTTTGTTCACACAACTTATCAAGTAAGTCACTTTAGGGTCTAACCCTTTCAATCCAAGTTCTGGTATCTCTCCAATAGAGGTTGATTTACCAAAACCTGACTTAGCTAAAATCAATGCTTTCATTCTTCTTATTTAAAATTTAGTCTACAAAGGTAATCAATTTAACTAACCTATGCAAATTCATCTTCCACTTTCTTACTCTGGCTTTTCTTATAGAGACATTCATGAAAGTATAGTTAGTCCTCCTTCTCACAACTGTCTCAATATACTCAAGACATCTTTCCAGTTCAGGCTTATTATTGGGTAGTGGAAGCTCAGTAAATGTACTCACTGCCCCATCAAAGAACAATGGACATATTTGACCTCCTGCTCCATTATCTCTATCCTCAATAACTTGCATAAACCTTATATTGTTTTTGAATTTGGTTACATCATAACCTTCATATTCCCTTAGACCATACTTAAATGGACTATACAAACCAAGTACCAGATTTGCATCTCTGGTAGTAGTCTTACAATCTGCAAGACCATCTGATGAAGGCATCATCTTATTCAACTTCTGATTCTCAATCCCTTCTTGAGCCTGAGCTTGATGTTGGATTGCAGTAATATTGAAATCAAACTGGTCCCTTTGAGTGATGAAATATTTACTCATCTTCTCAATAGTCTGCATTTTATTCATACCACTTTCTGACATCAGATTTGAATAGTTGTCCAAGATTACTTCCACATATTCATCCTTATCATCTGGTTCATAATAGTCTATGACATCCCTTTCCTCCTCAAGTCCAGCTTCATTCTTCATGATAACCTTCTTGAAGTGGAACTTTCCTCTACTCAAAGCAAAATTCCTACAATACTTGTTGATTCCTGTGGGATTTCTCTCAGAGTCAATATAGATTACAGTCTCCTTGAACTTCTGAATGTATGTTACATACCTTTCAGATGCAAGTAAGTCTAATATCTCTTGAGGAACTGGTCTATCAGCAGAAGTACTCTTCAAGTCAGTTGGACTTATTCTTATTTTATCAAGCCTGAATAACAGGTGACATAAGAACTCATAGAACTTTTCTTCCTTACCCATTTCAAGGGTAAAATAGAGTATCTTCAACCTTAGTTGGTCAGGGTGCTCAATTGCATAGAAGAAGGGTTCATAAACAAGCATATAGTCAGCAAGTTTTGATTTACCAACCTTTTGATTTGCAGTAATAATGTTATACCTTCTTTTCTCTATTCCGGGGAGCCATACTCTTAATCTTGGGAAAGACAATGGAATACAATTAATCTTGCCATCCAATATCCTTTGCCTTCGGAGTATTAACTTCTCCAGTGCCCTATCAAATGAATCCTTCTCTTCCATAGCTTAAACCAATGTAGTTGTCCAATTATTAGTGAGGTCACTTTCCTGACCAGCATTCTCAATGTAATTAGCCAGCTCTGAGATAGGTACTTTAGTACCATCCTTTACCTCTTCTTTCCAAATGAAATATTGAAGCAATCTCATGAACTTATACTCTCCATTGAAGCCAGAAACATAGGCTTGAGTTGCATTGATAATTTGTTCATCAGTGTAATCATTCCCATACTTCTTGAAGAAAGTCTGTAACTTCCTCTTAATGTCAGTTTTATTCCCTCTCCAATACTGATTGTTAAAGTTCTTTCCTTCTGGATAAATGGATTGAAGTTGAGGTACTAATGCTTCAATTCTTTGATTGAAGTCATCAGTCCCCACAGACTTATCAGAGTCAAGAATAATATTATTGACCACATTATTTCCCATAGAAGTTACAAATAACCCTACAGGAAGATGTGTTTCCCTATCATAACTTGTACTGATAAGTCCTTTTTTCTTCAACTCACTTTCAGCAGCATTGAAATCTACATTGTTTTGAATAGCTATCATAAGCAAGACCTCTCCAAGAGAAACCCCACTCTTCTTAATAACCTTGTCATTCAATGAGATTGTCATAGTACTACCCAATCAGCAATTCAACATGGGCTTCCTCAACTTTCACAGTCTGTTCACAAGCCTCCACAGATTCATTCACAAGTGCAGCACAGTTCAAGAAATATTTCTCAATTTCTTTATAAACCTTTGCAGCAGTAGCAAATGCTTTACCTTTTGCTCTGGATTCTGCAATCCTCTTACCTGCTTCTTCATCAAAGGTATCTTCTTCATTGCATCTTGCAATGGCTCTCACTTTGAATGTGCCATTGTTATCTACAAGTGGAAGATTAGCCCACATATAGGGATAAATCTCATTCCATGCAGGATGTTTCTGCAACTGCATATCACACTCCAGAACACAAACTACTACCTTCTTTTCAGGATTTACAATGTAGTTTGCTTTAGTAATTTTAACTCTGTTTCTCATACTTTTATTTCACTTAAATCTGTAACTTCTGTTATATAATCAGGATTGATTCCTTCCAGTGCCTTCTGTAGATATTCCTCATCCCTTGTATCTCTATAATATAGGATAAAGAGAAGGGGTTCTTCTGCTCTCATAGCTCTACCAGACTTCTGTACAAATGCCCTCTCCTGACCATCTAATTGGATAATAACACCCACCTCAATATCCACAAGGTTCTGCCCCTCTTGAATCATTCCTATTGCAAAGAGATTATCAATCTCCTTGTTATTGAAATCCTCAATGGTATTCAGTGCTCCCTTTTTCTTTGAGTGAATGGAGTTATCTCCACCTAACTTCTCTGCCTGTTCAATACTGGAACAGAAACAAATATATCTCTTGTCCTTAATAAGGTCAAGTACTTCTTGAGCCTTCTGGTCTTTCAAACTTCCCAGATACCTCTTTCTCTCTGAACCAAATTGGAGCCATTTATTCTTGACTCCTTCATTTCTGGTTCTAAAGAATTGTTTCTTCCAAAACTCAATCTTGTCAGATAGGTGAATATACTTCTGTAACTCTGTGCATTCTATCTCCAACCTCATGTGAGGATAAGTTGCCTTATCCTTCATATAAGTCCATCTTTCACTAATAGAACACTTTACAGTTCTCCTCTTTGCTTTTGTACCCCATTCCTCAACTATCATTTGGCTGGGGTGGGTGTTATCCAATGTCATAGGAATGAGATATAATTTAGGTTCAGGAAGTATTCCCCAATCAATAGCCTCTTGAAGGGAAATCTTAAAAGAAGACATTCTTCTACCATATAATGTGCCCAACTTGAACCACATATCTGATGGGAGTGTAGCTGAAAGTGCAAGCACTTTCTCTGTCTTAATCTCCTCTAATATCTCCATTCTTAAGTCTGACCCTGCATGATGTGCTTCATCAAGTATAATCAGGTCATATTCCTCTCCTTTATGATTCTTTAATGAAGCATAGGTTTCTACTGTTACAAAGTTCATCCAAACAAATTCACTTTTAAACTTGCTAAATTCCTCTTCCCAGTTCTTTTTGTGGGCAATCTCAGCTACTACTAATAGTACCCTCAACTCTATTCCTTCCCAAGCACACTCAAATCCTGATTGGTTAGGGCAATAAGAATTAATAATATCTATTGCAGCCTTAGATTTACCTAAACCTGTACACCATTGTAAAATCAATAAAGGAGTGTCCTTCATCATTTCAACAGCTTTCTGTTGTATCTCAGCTCTTGTCATTTTTCTCAATCCTATTTACTATTTGTTTTACTTTAGACACATATTGCGGGTCTTCCGCATAACCTATTTTAATCAAAAATTGATAGTAATCATCCGGGGGTTTGTATCTATATTGTATGTAATTGAGATAGGCAACCACACTCTCACTCCAGTGGTCAAACTTGTAATAATCACCTTTGTAACTATTGTAGAGTCCAAATAAGTTATTGTACTCCTTGCAGACCTTAGACCTGAAATGACCTGTCTCAAGAATAGCCTGAGCATATACAATGTTCTTATGTTTAACATTATAATACTCTAAAGCCTCCATAAGATAATCATCAGGAGCCTCTGATAGTAAGAACTCTGGTTGTTCTAATCTCAACACATCCACCTTTTCAGGTTCCTTATGCTCCTCTTGATAGTCTATATAGTATAAACCATATAGACCACCAATCAATAAGAGCATAAGGATATTATATACCCTTTGTTTCATAACATTTGTTTTACATTTGACTCAATACTGTCATTGTAGTACACATTATCAAATGGAATATCCAAATGTGATGTAATTGCTTCTAAAACAGTAGAAGGTTTAATATTCCCAGCTATGGTATTCAATCCATACTTCTGTTCATATTGAAACACCCCTCCATCCACAACAACATCCATGTGTGTAACTACAAGATTCAGCCTACAATCAAATTGGGAAACATAATTATCAATCCTGTGTCTCTCAGTAGCTCTGTTCATTATGTAAGTCTCTAAAGCTCCAACCTTGAACTCACCTTGATATTCATTATTGATATTAGTTTCATGTTTCCCAGATAAATCAATGTCAAGTTTGTACTTTGGTTCATACCCATTGCCATGCCTTGTAGTGTAAGTTCTTGTGACAAGATACACCTCTGCATCCTTAAGATACTGAGACTCAATGCCATTCAAACCTACTCTTGAAGGAGTAACATTAGGATAGAAGCCACAATCCATATCCAAGAGTAATCCTTGTGAACCCTCAAAGATAAGCACATCATAGTCTTTAGCCCATGTAGCATCCTTGGTTCTCACTATTTCACTTAACCTATCACATGCAGTGAGGAACTCCTCTTCATAATACATTGTGTCAGGTTTATGAAACTCTAATGCTTCATCAAGGATAGTTTCTGGACCATTATCATAATGTAAGAACATAGATGTGTGTTGTATCCTACTTCTGGATTGATACCTCTTGAAAGTAGGATATAACCCCATTCCACAAGTACCATCCTTCAACACCTTTTCATTGTTTCTTCCAGCAAGTACATCATGAGGGGTAATTACTCTATTGAACATAGACATCATAATCTTAGGTTCTACTCCCTTGCTTACAAGACTATCATACTCTTTAACCAAACTAATTGGGTCAATGTATGTATTGTCATAAAGCATAGTAGGAACTCCAAGCAATACCCCACTACCAAATGAAGAACAAATATGTTCTATTCCATTATGGTTTACAGTGTGAGCTGCTTGTGGTCCACCTGAGAACCTAATAACTATAGGTTTCTTTCCCTCTTCAATAGCTTTCTTACAAAGCCACTGAACAGTTACACCTTTACCTTCATCACCAAAGGTATAACCAAGTACAATCTTAACTTCCATTTATCTTAAATGATTTGTAGTTTCTTTATTCTCTTCTTTAAGAGTAGGAGAACCAATAGGCTTAAGAGCACTCAAGTTTTCAAGTTGAAAGGCTCCAAGAATGATACCTGCAATGATTTCTGGTATATCCTTACCAGTTTCATCCTCAGTATTAATCATTCTATCACCAAGATAGTTTCTCCAACCCTCTTGCACACTGGGTCTTCTACCCATATAATCTTGAAGATTAATATGATAGACATTCCAACTTTCCTGTGCTTCCTTGAGTATATTGGATGCTTCTAAATCCCTTACACCTTCAAGAGTATCTCCAAGAAGTTTCTTAATTGACTCTTGGCTTAAAGAACCATGACAAGGTTCATCACCAATAGTAATAAGAACTCCTTTCTGACCTCTCTTCAATAGTGAGTCAATAGAAGTGTGTCTTGCAGCAAAATACCAAGCAAGAGAATAACTCTCACCTCCATTTCCACCACCATGACCTTCAAGCCAAATAATCTTCAACCACTTATCAAGCAGTTCATCTGAACTCTCAAACTGACCCACCTGTAATGGTGATATATCAGTGTAGTGGTCTCCAATACCCAAGAAGCATACTTGAGGATGTTCAATCCCTTCATCTATGATTTTCTTCATGATTTCAGGGAATCCAAACTTAATCAGGTATTCAGGAATTACTCCCATGCTTCCAGTAACATCAAGAGCAATGATAATAGGGAAAGAGGTAGGATGTTCATCACTATCTCTTGACTCTCTTATCTTACCTTTGACATCCATATCTTTGTGCATAGCTCTCTGAGCAAAGACCTCTTCCCTACTCTTAGTTTGATAACTAATCCCTCTTGAGAGACTGGTATCATAATCAAAGCCACCTCCACCCATTGCTATACAAGTTTAGATTTCCACTCAGGTAATACCTTGCTCACAGCAGTAGTATCAGCCAAAGGACCAAACAGATATTCATATCTATCCAGTACAATCTCCAACTGAATGATTGCATCCCTTTTGTTGAGACCAATCTCTACATCTTTTTCCATGAACTTAGTTGCATCAAAATCTGATGGAACCACAGCACCACTTGTAAGACTTGAAGGAGATAAATCAAGGAGAATATTTTCCCTGTCTCTGTCATAGTTTCTGATTCTATGACATAAGTCTTCAATCCTTCTCTTGTAGATAATCTCTACATCTTCTGATACACTCTCAGCTCTTGATTCCTTAAGCTGTCTGAATGTTCTCATGAGGTCTGTCTTAAAGACCCCATTCTTATTTTCAAGTTCACTCATTATATTTTAATGTTTAAGAAGTTCTTAACTACTTTAATAGCTTGTCCTACATAGGTCTCACCTCTTAGACTAAAGATACACTTATCTTCATATCTATCAGGTTTACCACTGGACTTAATGATGTACCATATAACAAAGGCTATAAATAGCACAATGTTTAGGAAGGGAATCAATTCCAGAATAAGAATAATAACAAGCATCCATAAGGGTACAGCTATATCAAATTCCTCTACTGCTCTAAGACCCTCATAGCATCTTGCATGAGTGTCTTTGAGAATCCCCACTATAATAATAGTGAGGATTACACCAATAATCAACCAAACCATAACTACTTCTTATCAAAGGACTTTGTGATGTCCATCAACATCTTAAGACCCACAGCATCCATAGCATTATTTCCAGAACCATTTCCTCCAAACATTACAGATGGAACCCATTGTACCTTAGAATTAGCAAGTGCTTCTGCAACACCTACAGCAGTCTTATAATCCCATTCAGCTTTTTCTGCGGGAGTTAAACCTGCTGCAACCAATGCTCTATTGGCTGCTGCCTTAGCTTCACCTTCTGCCTGAACTTTGAGAGCAACTTGTTTAGCCTTCTTAGCCTCAAGTTCTGCTACCTCAAACTCCTGTTGTGCTTTGGTTACAGCTACAGCTTTCTCTTTCTCTTGTTCCCACTTGGCTTTCTCAGCAGTTGCCTTACCATCTTCTGTAATCTGAATAGTTCTTTGAACTGCCTCCAGTGATTTAGTCTTAGAAGTGATAATTGCTAAGTTAGCTTGCTTTTGTGCATCAATCTGTGACTGAGTTGCAGCATCATATTTAATATCTATAATACTAACCAGACCACAAGTTACACCATATTGTGAGAAAGGTGAGTTCTCTTGTCTTTTATAACCACCCGGAGAATTACCATCAGCTATAATCTCAGACTGTGCTCTTACTTCCTCTTCACCAGTGATGTCATTAATAACCTTAGTCTTCAATACTCTGGTCTTATATACACCATTGTTCAACTGGTCTGTAATATAGGCAATGAGGTCAGTCCTTGTTTCTGATACTGATTCCAATGAAGACATAAGAGGACCACAAGAAGTTACAACTTTATACAATGTAGGTTTAACTAAGTTAGCTATTAATGCTTCCTCAGAACCAAAGTCTGTTTGTATCTTCTCCATATTCTTGGCATCATTAGGCATTACTACCCTGAATGAGCCAACAATGAAACCTCTACCTTTGTCATTGAATGTAAGTGCTGCTGCTGGATTACTTCCTGCTGCCACATAACCATCTTCATTCTTCTCAAGACCTGTAAATTCTATCTGTGAAGTCTTTGAATAACTTCTTACAGTACCAAGCCCCTGCCATTGCAATCCACCATCAGTCCAGACTACATAATTACCTGTTACAGGCATCTGACATACATAGTTCTTTGACTTGTCTGCATCTTCCCATAAAGCCCCTGCCATTGCAATCATGAGAACTGCAACAACAGCAATAATAATACCAAGGATTTTCCCTTTGTTAATTGGTTTTTGATTTGCCATCTTTTTTCTTTTTAATGTTAGTTTTCTTTTTAATTTGTTTCTTCTCTTCCTGAGACACCATCCAATAGTAGAATGGAATACACAGAAGTGAGAATTTGATTTCTCTGTTTGTTATTTTCCACTTGCCAAACAATTGTCCTATCACCATTACATAGTATATAACAGCAAGAACAACAAATGCAGCAAGTAATACTCTTGCATAAATCATGATTTTCTTTTTTTTTAGTTATTCCTACTCCATCATCCATGATAAGTACTTGAGAGGATAGCCTATAGGTGCATGAGTTCCTTCAAATGAATTAAGTTTTCCTCTTGGGAATTTGATTCTGTATTTATACTTCCTCCAATATCTGGCACAATGCCCCCACTTCTTCTTAGTTAAAACTCTCCCTTTACTCATATTTCCAATAGTTTTATGTAAGTTCTTCTACCATCCTTATCATACCATAGCAATAGTATATGCTTGTTATAGCTTACAACTAAATCAAAATAAGGGTGGTATCTAACAAAAGTCTTTATTAGTAAGATAACACCAAACAATCCTACTATAATTGATACAAATAACATACTATCTACACTATAAATGATTTAATTATCAAGTACAGCATAGGTGAAACTCACTCCACCAAGCTCTTCCACAATCCTTTTGAGGTGAGCCTCAAGTCTCTGCTTCTTAGTAAGTCTCTCCCAATCTCTGGGTTTGACAAAGTAAGGAGCTTCATTGGACACCATATAATTATAGGCATCCATACTCAAGTTGAGTGATTGACTTGCAGGCTTATTCTTTCTGGTCTTCACAGTAATGGTTTGAACATCTTTCTTACCATCACTCTTCTTACCTTCTACTCTCATATTGAAAGTGTCATAACCTGTGCCTTCTTTTTCTTTCTCAAGAGCTTTAGCCTGCTCTTGGCTCAGCATCACACTACCTTGTAATGTGACACTGAGACTCACTTTGATTTCATTATTCATCTGAATCTTCACCCCTCAGCATAGCTCCCATAAGAAGCATACCCAACATGGCTTCTGGACCTTCACCTGCCATATTCTTAGCTGCAATACCAACTACAATCTTTTGCTGTTGTTCTGCAATGAATTTCTGCAAGTCCATAGGCAGAGTACCAAGTAGATAAGCAATTACAATAGCCTTGCTTTGGTTGTCTTTTAATCTTCTTAATTCAATCAAGCAATTGTCCAATACATCTTCTGCATTGGTATCACCTGTCTTTTTACCAAGGTCAATTACACCTTCCCTCAAATTATCCATTACTTCTTTAGGAAGTGGTTTGTTAAGACCTAATTTTTCTCTCATGTTTTCTGCGAAGCTCTCAGCTCCACTCTTTCCATTTTTCATTGTTGTTTTTTTTTTTAGTAAAACATATCTTATTATCACATGAATGTGTATAAAAGAAAAGGCTACCAGTAATTAAACTGATAGCCTTTAAAAGATAGAATATTCTACAACACCTTTGAAATTGTTGCCCCTAAGGACATAAGTTGATTTAAAAAATCTACTCCTTTCTTACTTTAATTTACTTTTCTTTTATGTATAATATTGAAGTAAGTGTTGTATATCACTAATCTTTGTGTGGGGATGAAAGGACTCGAACCTTTATTTGATAGTACCCAAAACTATTGTGTAAACCTTGAAGTAACTCTTATAATACACTACCCCTTCGGGAGAACACTCATAAGAGGATAAAACTTGCTTTATTTCACCACATCCCCATCTTAAATGGTAGCTTACCTACCAGCAAATGAACAAAACCTTTATTGCATCTCCAGAATGAGCTTACTCAAACTTTACATGGGCATCTTGTATCATTATAATTTCCACCGTGGAGGGAATTGGACTTGAACCAATGACCCGTAGCTTAAAAGGCTTTTGAAGTAACTCTAATCTACACCAACACATTACTGTGGAACCATGATTAAAGTATGATTTCTAACTGCTCTACCAACTGAGCTATCCCTCCATAAAATAAAAGACATCATAGAATAGTGCAAAGAGTAATATTGCCATATAACCATTTATGAAGTAACTCTGTGCTTCACTAATGATGTCCTTATAAGAAAATGCTATAGAACATTTAACAGATTGTATAAATCGAGATAAATTAAAAGTTTATTGATGTAAATCTGTAATACACTAATGGCATTGTGAGTTAATGTTGTAAGAACAACTAACAGACTATTTTTGGTAAACTATATCCATATTAGCTTGAAGTAAGTCTATTATACACTATACAACATTATATTTACTGTTCCTCAAACTTATTCTGCAAGCCCTCTAAAGCTGCAATATAGGTTAGGAAATGCTCTGACCAACCTGAAATCTCTGCTGTGTATCTACCTCTGTAATTCACTCCTTTTGTGTTGGCTGACACATCACAAATGTAATTGTAAGTACCAAAAGGCTCAGGAAGGATAGAATTATTATACATGTGGTCTATATCCTGTGAATCTGAGAAAATGATGATTCTATCAAAGTGGACACCTTTAAACTTGGCTTTACACCAGTCTAAACATTGTTTAGTGAATATACCTCCACCACCAATATTATGTCTTGTGTCCATAATCTGCTTGAATACACCAAATCCTTTTTGAGGATACTTGATATGTTCAGATGCTTGCTTTCTTAGACCATCACTACCTGCTGTAGCCACAAGTTCATAGTCCTCACATTGATTAATAGCTAACATAGCCATTGCACATGCTTGGTCCATTCTATTGAACTGTGATTGACCAGAAGTAAGACTACCCATAGAACCACTGACATCTACTATAAACAAGGTTTTACCCGGAAGTTTAGGTAGATTCTTATATGATTCCAACATAGCATCTTCAATATCTCTGCTGAACTCAGGATTCATTCTTTCAGCTTTTAAGAAGTCAAGAGGCAATAACATTGATGATTTAAGTTTTGTCAATCCCTCAACAATAACCCTCCTATCAACATCTGCTTTCTTCATGTTATTTATGTTTCTCAACATAGCCAGACCACCAATCTTATTCTCAAAGATTAGTTTAGTCCAAGTTTCTTTCCTGTCTTCACCAGCAGACAATAACACTTCCCATGTTTCAGGTGGTGTAAGAGTCCTATCAGCTACTTTCTTGAATAACTTGGTTTCATAATCATTGCTTGGCTTAGGTCTGCATAAGAACATAACATCTCTCAGCTTAATAGCTGCATCCCTGTCATATTTAGCCAGCTTGTATTCATTGAAATTATGAAAGGCAGCACTTAATCCTTTCTTAGCTTGGTTACAGATAGGCTTTTTACCATCCTTCCAATATAATGCCAAGAAATCTGTAAGCATATCAGCCCTTGTAATAATCTTAGGCAACAAGTCAGCTACAAATAGCTTATGTTCAGGATATTTACACATTTCTACTGCTATAAACAGAGGTGTATGTCTCAGCTTCTGCATTAATCTTGCTTCAAGAGCAATATTATACACATCAATGGCAGGGCACAAAGGTATTAACCTCTTTATTTCTTCTGCCACCTTGAGACCATCCATATATGCAACATCTTCCCAAAGAAGATTAGCTAATACAGCTCTTCTCAATAGTGCTACATTACTCTGTTTAGCTGCCAATGCACCTGAACCACCAGCCAGTCTTTCTGTATCCAACTTTGAAGTTGGTTTCACTAATGGATTTAACTTTCCCATAGAATTGTTTCTTTATTTAATTGACACTGCAAAGATATGTCAAAGGTTTCATATATGCAAATATATTTCCACCTTTAACATTCTTTTTGTTTATTCCTCTGTAATCTGGGTTTTATCTGCTTCTGAATTGCAGAAGTTTATGTAACCCTCAACATTGAAGTTTCCTTCTTCATCCAAGAAATCCTTCAAACCATTGTATGCTTCCTCACATACTGTGAATTGAGTTTCCTCAAATTTATCTCCTCTATACTTATGTAAGTCTATTGAACCTAATGTAAGAGGTAATTCCATTCCCCATGATGGCACAGGATAGAACATGAGAGCATGATTCAAGAGATACATCACTTTGTTCTCTTCATCTTTGGCTACCCAAATGCTCTCTGCATCTGTACCTTCCATTGTAATTGTAACCTTGCCATGTGGTAACTCACCAATAGGCTTGTCTCTTTTGATTGTTGATTTAATCAGTTTCATTCTTTTTTTTTATCAGACATCTAAGTCTGGGTGTTTATAAATTAGGAATCTGCAAGCACAGCATACTATAAGATGTTGTACACCTGTTGCAGCCAGTACTCCTATTACTATTAGGTTCCAATCAGGCAATGATTCCCAATTAAATAACCATAATGCACATAAGAAGAATGTAATCCATGTAGTACTACAATAGATACAGAAACCAAGAGGATAAGCAATGAAACCTAAGAATCTATGCCATATATTAGGTGTATGACACCCATCTATATCACAATACATCTCTGACTTCTTTACCCATTTCTTGAGTATTACATACCACCAGTAAAATATCATATCTTCCACCTTTAAACAATTTCTGTAGAAGATTCCTAATAATCCTCCTACTAATCCCACAAGGATAAATTCAAATACAAACTGAGTCATGTTTTTTTTTAGTTCAACATTTATTATCTCTTCTCAAGTTTAGTTTCAACAATAATTGGTTTAATATCCTTCCACTCAGTAATATTATTACTATCTACTGGCTTACCACCATTGAATGTACAAATAGTTATGTGTGGAGTTTTATTTACAGATACTAAAGGGAATATATTTACCTTAAAAGCCATAGCTTTATCAGATGTTCCTATTCCTATAACCTTGATTTTAAAGTCCTCATGTAATTTATCTATTAGAAAATCATGAAGATTACTATTATCCCATGTTAGTTGAGACCTATGCAATAATGTACAATGGTCCAAATACCAATTCTCAGGAAGTGTTCCCTTTATAAGGTCATTGTTGAAATCATAGTCATTTTCCCATAACCATGCTTTCAATTTGGTCTTACTCTCTTCTGTGAGAAATAAGCCATAGTATTCAAAGTTCTTCATACTTTTGTGCTGTATACACTAATTGACTTGCAGTTAATTTCAAATTGTTTACCATTTTCTCCCCCAAATCGGGTGTAAGAAATGTGATGAGAGACTAATTGCTGCTCAAGAAGAGTAGCTTTTAGTAAGGACTCTGTACATAATAGTACCCCATTCTTGTAGCAATCTACTTGTAAATCTGCTACACCATCTGCAACAACAGAGGAATTAATAATCACTCGCATATATTAGTTTATTAGAATTTCCTTCTTGAGCATTTCTTGATATTTACAAGGTAGAAATGTCTGACAGCCCATAACACCCTTTATAGCTTACCTATTAGCATCCTGTGTTTTCTGTACTTATTGTATTGCAGACCCTTTCAAAACCATTTACAATTGTGGAGCATGAGGGATTTGAACCCTCGTCTTACCAATCTTTAATAAAAGAATTTCACATGCTTACCTCTTTGATATGTAGTTGGTTATCTACTGGGGTTGACCAGAAATCAACACAATCCACCACTTGCATTAATCCATGCAAGAAATCTGTAAAGCTCCACATAGCCTAACACCTCTCTTTATTGCGAGAGGTCCCCTAATACAATAGTATAAAACTATTGTATAACCACTGTTTCAGGTTGCCCTTCTCCATATCACTAACTATGATGGACTCAAACTAAGAGTTTTAACTTTGTTTGCACCTTTCTGTTTCCAAGCAAGTGCTGCTCAGCCTGTTTAGGCAGCAACTCTATAAGTGTTGTCAGTTAATTGTTTGATGTCTTTCCATCAGTCTTTGCATGTTCTCTTACCAAATAATTAGCAATCAAAGCCAAATTATGCCCCTTATTGTACCCCCAAGAAGACTCGAACTTCTGTCTAAAGTTTAGGAAACTCTTGTTCTATCCACTGAACTATGAGGGCAGTTTGAGTAGCTGTGTTTCACAACATGAGCTACTCTAAAAACATAAATAAAATGAAATCCTTTATAAACACATATTTAAAATAAATCCTTGACACTCTCACCTAATATCTTGACAGCTTTAATGGCATCCTCTTGATTCTTGAAATAAATTACACCTGCATATTGTACCATATTATGCTGATATACACCAACACCATTGCAGGTATCAACTACAGGACCACATGATGTACTATAATTGCCAAGAAAATAACCTGTGTTTCTTGTGGTCTTATTCCAAGAACCATTGAAGTATTTAGCTACAATAGCCAGCCTGCTGTAAACATTAATCTTCTTCACTTCTCCTTCTGGAACTATAACAGAAGTGGCTTCTCTCTTTACCAATTGCTTGATATAATCATAGCCCATTAACTCTGATTCTGTATAGGCATTCAATGCCAATGTCCGAAGAGTTGAATTACCACTGTTGTACCATTCTCTTGCTTGTTCAAGAGTTACTGAGATATTTCTTGCTTCCATATTGCCTATTTGTTTATTATTAATGCTCCAATCACATATAACTTTAATACCATTTATCTTAGATGGTTCAATGGTTTTAAGAAAAATGCCATCTTGTACATCATTCGCACACTGAGTACAGCCTACTACATACATCCTCTGAGAATATCTATCATCCTCAATCATATCTCCAACTTGTACCATATCATAAGGACATAAGAACTTATATTGTTTCATGTTCCTTACTTGTGGGTCACTTAACCTAATGTTTGTAAAAACTACATAAATTGTCCGTACCATTTGATTATAGTTTATTTGAGTTCTTCATCAAGGTGATTGAAATACTTATTTAATGTAAGTATCTCAAGCTCCTCTTTGTTAATAGTTTTATAACACACTCCAATAAGTATTAATACAAGTATAAGACCATGAAAGAAATATCCATTGTCATAAATACTATCAATACCCATCATATATAATAAGGTGACAAGAGTGGTTACATATAGTAACACACCCTTGATAATTAGTTTGAATTTCTTCATTCTCCTGCTCCTTTCTGGTCTTTCATGAATAACCATGCAAAGAATGCAATGACCATTATTACAGTTACTACATTCTCAGTATTTATCATGTCTTCCATTATCTTTTTCTTTTGTATTTATTGAACTCTTTTCTTGCAATATCACCTTTCTTAAAGGTCTGCATTGTGATGCTATTGTCTGATGCAATTACTATTGACCATTCAAAAGCATGTGTTCCAAACAGTGAAACTGTTCTGCCTAAAGCATCTGTAACTGTAGCTCTCAATGTAGAGTCACAATTCTCTCTTTTAAATTTCTTAGCCATGTGTTTATAAGTTAATTTGTTAATAATTGAAGCACATACTGGATTTGAACCAGTGACCCTCACAATAACTACCTTTAAAATCATCAGTGTGATGCTCTAACCACTGAGCTAATGTGCCTTTGATATTGATGTTATTATATCCACCCATGTAATATTCCTTAAATAGGCTGACTGTCTTATTAATGTTCCTTTACTCGGTTAATAGTTGTAAGTCCCTCAGACTTGGCTACTAAGATATACCACCTGTTGTATAGTGTGTAATAAATTACTCTTTTACTCAGTGGACTCACTATTCAGCATTGCTTTCTCTTACAATATTTCATCTTTCAGGTGGATGTTTGTTTAGTCCCCTAAGTGGTCAACACTTACAATATAACACCATCAAATATCTTATCCTTATCATCTATTCTATTATATATTAGTTCTATTATATATTAGTTATTTCTTAACACATTTTAATGGCATGTGTTCTGTCAAATGCTACTATTATTCACATTTGATTGCCTAAATTAGCCCATTGGTATGCTTACTGTGTGCTTATTATATGCCTTTTTGTGGTCCAGTTAAACTAAAAGCACTGTTTAGTCTAACAATGTAACCAGTAAATCCAGTTATTCTATTACTCCTCTTTTTCTTTTTGACATGTCTTTGAATGTGGCATAATGTGTATTGGGATTTTATAGAACAACACTCACTCTTCCACACTTTCACACTATCAACAAACATAGAAAGAAAGAGTAAAGAAAGGACATTTGAGACACTATTCTTCATACACTCTAATACAAGCTCTAATGCAATAAGATTGACTACTTAAAGCCTACAACTTACTATCTTCAAACATAGAAACTCTCCCACTACTATCCATACTCCAGAAGAGAATAAGGAATAATAGTAGGAGAGTGTGTAGTATTTTACACTTCCATCCAGCAATTAGCTATCCAAACAAAGGTAGAATCAGCATGATTCATGAACCAATTATTATCCTTGGTATATTGCTTGTTCCATGCTTCTTCACTTGAAATCTTTGATGTATGACCATCTAACCAAATTATCTTGTCCATAATACTATTAATGCTTAAAAGATACTATTAATGCTCAGAAGAATAAAGAAGAAAGAGGGCATAAAGCCCTCCTTCATTAGAATGTTGCCAACACTGGTGCACCACCTGTGCCTTCTTCATGCAGAAGCCAGAATGAGCTACCATCAGGTGCTTCAACATTGGATACCATTGGATGTGCAGGAATACCCTTCACTGCAACTGCTCCTGTCTTTGCACCAAATGTGAAGAACAGTTTGTTGGTCTTAGGATTCTGTTTCACTTGAATCTTGTCTACATGTTGAGCTGCTTTAAACTGTTCAACTGTCAATGTCTCACGGAATTTTAACTGATTGTCCATAATACTTAATGTTAAATTGTTAATGATTAATTTGTTTAACCATAGGGGGTATGACCCCACTGGCTAAGTGATGGGGGAGGTGGGGTTGGTGTATATCCCACTCATGACTATGAATCAAAAAAAAAAATTAAAAAAAAAATTAAATTATTTGGATAGTATCTACTATATACTTATCTTTGACCAAAAATTAAAAGTATGAAAGAGAAGAGTTATAATTTATTTGGGAGTACTTGGAGAATACAGTTTGTAGATGAAGTAGTTGGTGAAAATGATAAGTGGTTATTTGGAGAAACAGAGAGTCCTTCAAGGGTAATAACTGTCAGCACAAAGAAACCTGATGGTAGTAAACTTTCAAAGGATGAAATTGAACTTACTGTCCTGCATGAAATAGTACATTCTATATTCCAAACTGGACAATATATGAGTTGTGATAATGATGAACCATTAGTAGAATGGACTGCAAGATGTTTAAAAGCCTTAAAAGAACAGCATATTATATAGTCAATAGTTAAACTTTCATAAATAATAGTCTCAGATTTGGATATGTCATTTATTTTTTGTATGTTTGCAAAATAATAGGAAACTACCTATTAGTAGATACATTGGTTCAGCCAACATGGGAAAGTAAAGGATACCATTAGCAGGGCACAGGTAATGAACCCTTGAGATAAATAAGAGGAGAACTAATAGTATATAAACGGGTGTATCTGCTGGTCTATAGGAGTAAGAATCTGGTTAATCCAGTCTAATGCAGTGAGAAATGTCTGTAGGGTCTCTTATTATATGAAACTAAGGTTTTACTCCTTATTTACTTTAGTTAGTTAAGAATAAAATAGGAGGGAGGGATAACTATGTCCAATTTTAAATGAAACAATATGAAGACAGTTAAGAAGGTTAAGAATGAGACTATAAATATAGTTGAATGTGATGGTGCTGTATGTGTATCTATGAATCATAATGATGATAGGTATTATGCACAGGGAGTTAGTTCAAAGGTGTTGAATGTAAAGAGGTATAAGGTATGAAATGGTTAAGTAACTTCTTACTTTGGTTGTGGCAATTCCCACAGAATTATATAGCATTTCTTATCTATGGATGCTTAGGGTATTTGTGTCACTATGGTGGAAAGTACAATGGGAAGAACTTAATTATAACTGAGTACATTCTCTCAAACTTCTCTTTAGGGGATTATATATTTGCACTTCCTAATTCTACTGATGAGTCTTTGAAACATGGATTAGGTCACTCATATCAGTCTCAGTTATTAGGATGGCTGTATATTCCAGTGATAGCTATCCCTTCTATCTTACATAACTTAGTGCATTATGTAGCCTATAAGTTGGGTAAGGAATGGGATTATTATAGTTTCTATACAGAGAAGTGGGCAGATAAATTAGTTGAGAAAATAGGCTAACTCTTTATTGATTAGTCTCTTAAAGCTATTATCTAATATTCTCTTCTGGAGTATTTTCATATTATCTTGAAAATAATTAGTGAAAGATTTGCATATATCAAATATTTGACTTATCTTTGCATCATGATTAGAAGATAAGAACATTGTTCCATAGTATAATGGCTATTACACCTGATTTTGGCTCAAGTAATGTAGGTTCAATTCCTGCTGGAACAACTATTATGCCCTCTTAGTACAATGGATAGTACATGAGTCTTCTAAACTTAGAATGATAGTTCGATTCTATCAGGGGGTACTTTTGAAGGTGGATTTTTTTTTGTTTCATGATTTTTAAAGAGTGGACTATCTGGTCTGTGAAGATAGGATAGTCAAAATGGTGGGTTGGACAAATTGGTTAAGTCACTGCCCTTTCAAGGCAGTCATTAGGGGTTCAAATCCCCTACCCATTACAAAATAGTCTATGTAGCTTAATGGTTAAAGTGCTGCACTGTCAATGCAGAGAACAGGGTTCAATTCCCTCATAGACTGCAATTATTAGTTCTTTTCAAAAGTCCTCTACCAAAGAGTTGGAGAGGCAAATGGAGAAGGAACTCAGAGGGTCTGGGAACTGTCTTGAAAACAGATTGGTCATTTATTTGGCTGGGGGTCGGGACCTCCTTTCTCCGCATTATGATACAGATATTAAGGAAAGAAGGCTGGGAGTTAAATCCCAATGATAAGGTAGTAAATGCTATACTAAGAAGATGTGAGGCTAATAATGGAGAATGTCCCTGTCATAATACAGGTAAGGATAAAAGATGTCCTTGTTCTGATTATAGAGAGAATGATGTTTGTCATTGTAGTTTATACATTAAAAGGGAACAGTTGATTCCAAGTATAGATTTAAGTAAGATACCAAGTGGTATGGACATAGAAGCCTTTGTTAAGGCTTGGCAAACTGCACAGGAATCTCCACTAATAGTGGTTGAAGGTGTGCCTCAGTAATGGAGGATTAACCCTAATGGTAAGGGAACTGTTTGCTAAACAGTGAGTAGTCTGAAAGGATGTATAGGTTCAAATCCTATATCCTCCGCAATATAGAGTAGTTGGGTAATTGGTCAACCCCCTGCATTTGGGATGCAGAAATTGGAAGTTCGAGTCTTCTCTACTCTACAAATGGGTCATGTAGTGTAAATGGATAACACACCACTTTTGCAAAGTGGAGTTGGGGTTCAAGTCCCACATGTATCCACTGTTTCATGTTTTCATAATGTTTGTTTTTTTTTTTCCGGGTTTTAATTGGGGTGTACCTTAAACACCCCTTTGCATTGCTCCTTAGTTCAGTGGTTTAGAATAGCACTTTTACACAGTGAAGGTCATTAGTTCGATTCTAATAGGAGCAACTAAATGGGTTGTTAGCTCAATGGTGGAGCAAGTGGCTGTTAACCACGAGGCTATAGGTTCGAGTCCTATACTTCCCGCAGATTTAGAAAGTAAAAGTCATGAAAGAGATTAGAAGTAAAATGATTGTTGAGGATAGAACTAAGGTGAAAGCAGTTCACTTTAAATATCCTGAAATGATGAATGAAGGTGCTCAGGAAGAGATTAAGAATGATTATAATGAATTATTATCTCTTGAAGAGGAACTCTATGATGCAAGAGAAGTTGTGAGAGAGTTAGAAAAGAAACTCACAGAAAAGAAAAAGAAGTTTGATGAAAAAACTTCATTGTGTACATTAGAGTTTGAAACAAGTGAGAAAGATATAGTAAACTATGAATCTTATGTTCTATTCAAAGGTATGGGTAATGATACATTAGGTCATTATAATAGTTAATATGTATCCTTAGTTTAATGGTAGAATGATGGTCTCCAAAACCATAGGTAGTAGTTCGATTCTATTAGGGTATGCTACATTGAGTTGTATCTCCTCTGCCTGATAAGCAGTAGAAAGAGTAATTGGTCACATGTGGGTTCAATTCCCACCTTCTCAACTTATATTCTGATATACTTCAATAGGTAGAAGGCTGCTCTCATAAGGCAGTAGTTATAGGTTCAAGTCCTATTATCAGAACTGTGTGGATAGCTTATCTGGTAAAAGTGCTTCACTGTGGATGAAGAGATAGGGTTCGAGTCCCTGCCACACCCTTTATTTATTAATGCTGAGGTAGCACAAGTGGTAAATGCAGATGGCTTATATCCATAAGATAGTGGGTTCAAATCCTACCCTCAGTACTATTCCTCCAGTTGTCTGAATGGTTGAGGTCCCAGTCTGCAAAACTGTGGTATGGGAGTTCAAGTCTCCCACTGGAGTCTTATTAAATGCCTCTATAGCTGAATGGTTAAAGCTGCTCCCTCTTAAGGAGAAGATTCTAAGTTCGATTCTTAGTGGAGGTACATATTCCCCTATAGCAGACAGGTTGTGGGCACTAATCTTTTAAATTAGGAGGTCTGGTTCAATTCCAGATGGGGGAACAAATATAATGGGTACATAACATCAGCAGACTGTAAATCTGCCCTCCTTTATCAAATTGATGTAATGGACTTTGGAGTAGGGGAGTTCGAGTCTCTCTGTGCCCACATTATTAATGGAAACTTAGCAAAGGTGGTCTATGCGGGGGACTGAAAATCCTTAGATAATGGTTCAACTCCATTAGTTTCCACAGCTTAATGCCCTCATGGTGAAATGGTTAAGACACGTCTGATTTAGGCTCAGAAGGCTGTAGGTTCGACTCCTACTGAGGGTACAAAAAAAAATATGCAGATTTGCTTGCATATATAAATTATAATACATATCTTTGTAACATCAAATTAAAACAATATGATAGATACATTTGGAGACAATCTATTGGAAGGTTTTCAAAGAGAAGAAACAGTAATGGAGGAAGATAAGGATGCTGGTTTATTCAGATTCTTCCATGAATATGTGAATGTTCTTGAGGGTATTAAAACTCAGACTAAGAATGTACATTGGGCTTCTCTCAAACTTCCAAACAGAGATAAAAGAGGAGCACATCTATACTTAGATGATTTCCTTGAAGAAGTAGGTGATTTTCAAGACTTGGTAGCTGAATCAGCTATGGGTATTACTGGAGTTTCTTTTGACTTTAATACAGTTCATGGTACTCCTTTCAATGCTACTTCAACAAAGGAATTTATGAAGTATGTACAGGATAAGACCAAAGAGTTTTATGATGGAATACCAGAAACAACTATATGTGCTGGTATTAAATCTGAGACAGAGACATTCATACTAAAGATTAATCAGTATGTATTTAGGTTCATGCTGACTGAATGATGGCTCAGTGGTGCAACTTGGTAGACACAACAGGTTTAAGCCCTGTAAAAGTGAGGGTTCGACCCCCTCTTGAGCTACCATAATGGGTTTGTAGTTTAATGGTAAAACACTGCTCTTGTAAAGCAGATTTCTCAGTTCAATTCTGGGCATTCCCTCTACAGTGCTCTTGGTAGGTATATCCTATCATACAGCACTTTAAAAAGAAACAATGCAGGTGTAGCACAATGGTTAGTGTGAGAGCCTTCCAAGCTCAGGATGAGAGTTCGATTCTCTTCATCTGCTCTATACATCGTGGGATAGTGTAATGGTAACATGCAAGGCTCATAACCTTGAGACAGTAATTGTTTATGGTAGTTCGACTCTACCTCCCGCAACTAAGTTAAAGTGAATAATATGGAAAAGGAGAAGACATTAATCACTTGTATTATAGGCTCTACAGTTAGAGAAGTAATCAAGCAAGCTCAAGAGCTTGAAATTAAAAGAGAAGATATAGTAAGTATGTTTCCTTTAGGAGGACAGATTTACTTAGTATTTTATAAGTAAAAAAACAACTGGCATTATGGGAGAGAAGAAGACAAAAGAACCTCAGTACAATGAACCTAAGATGATGTTACATCTTGCTATTTATAGTGCTGTTGGTAAATACAAGAGTATTAGAAGAGCTATCAGAAAAGGTCATGTAGCATCTTGGGGAGAGGAAGTTCCAAAGAGACCTTTCAATAATAGAAAGAGGACCACTGGTAGGGAGTTACAGATTACTAAAGAGAAGATTTATGGAGAACTTAAGTACAGAAGTCAAGCAGTTTGAGCTTGAGACTCCCAAAGAAGAATATAATAATATACCTGTTGTATATTGTAAGCATTGTCTTTCATTAGCAATAAGAAACTCAGATGGCATAGATTACTGTGACAAATGTGGTGGAACTGAAACTGGTGAGGCACACATACATGAATGGGAGAAAATGTATGGACAAAAGTATGGTGGAAATTATCTAACAGAAAAATAAAGATGGAAGAGAAGAATAAAATGAAAGTTGTAAAGGGTGGAAAAGACACTCCAGAAGTGAGAAAGCTAAGTTATGAAGAACTGGAGAATACTGCACACCAGTTGTCTGAACAAAGCAGACAGTTATATATGCAGAATCAGAAGTTAAGTCAGGCTTTACAGGAGTCTAATCTTGCTAACTTCTATGAAAGATTGAAATGGTTGTGGACAGTAATTACTTCTACTACACCTTATATCTCAGAAGAGTTCAAGCAGAAGTGTGGTGCAGAATTTGAAGTACTAATGACTCAACCTGAACAGGAACCTGAGGAAGAAGTAAAGGAAGGAGAATAAACTATGGCTAAGCAAGTGGATTCAATAGTTAGGATTCCTTGCAAGGTAGATGGTAAGTTCTTTAGATATTGGTTTGAATTCTTACAACCTTTTCATAACTTGACTGAGAGAGAAATGGATGTCATTACTTCTTTTGTGAAGCAAAGATATGAACTCAGCAAGGTCATTAAAGATAATGAGATACTTGATAAGGTTACTATGAGTGAAGATACTAAAAAGAAAGTAAGGGAAGAGTGTGATATATCTCTTCCTCACTTTCAGGTCATCATGGGTAAGTTAAGAAAGAATAAGGTCATCATTGATGGGAAGATAAACCCAAGATACATTCCATCAGTTGATGAGGAGAATGGTTCATTCAAGATGATGTTATTATTTGATTTCTCATGATATACTCAGAAGCAATAAAACAGGTATCCATAGAACTTGGATTACCACCACAAGTGGTAAAGGAAGCCTATGAGTCCTATTGGACTTTTATTAGGAATAACATCAAAGCCTTGCCTCTAAAGGAAGACCTAAGCAAAGAGGAGTTTGATAAGTTGAGAACCAATTTCAATATCCCATCAATAGGTAAGTTAAGTTGTACTTATGATAGGATGATAGGAGTTAAGAAAAGATTTGAACATATAAGAAGATTAAGAGATGATTACAACAATCAAGAAAGTTAAACCCATGTTTAATAACATGGTAGTCACTTTGAATAAATATCCTACTGACCTAAAGACTACTGGTGGTATTATAGATAGTACCAGAGCTGGTTCAGTAAAAGAATATCAAACAGTAGTAGCTGTTGGACCAATGGTAAGGGGTATTGAAGTAGGAGATATAGTATATATCAATCCAAAAAGATATGCAGTAATGCAACATAAACCCGGCTCATTGCAAGATGGTGTTATTAAAGATAATCCTGTAGTAGGATATAAGTTTGACATCATGGAGATTGATGGAGTTGAGCACATGATGATTCAAGATGGAGATGTAAAATTTGTAGCAGAGATTGAGGAATTTGAAGAAAATCCTCCTATTGTTACAGGACCACAACTTATAGTATAAATATAAGCCTTGAGCCTAAGTAGGCTTGAGGCTTTTTTAGTTTTAAGAAGTATGAGATTATTTAAAAGAGATGGCTATAATCTGGTTATATCTGATGAAGCCTATGCTTTAAAGGCATTCAGACAGATATGGAATAGAGATAAATCTCTCTCAAAGGAGAGAGCTATTACAGAGCTTGGATATTGTTACTTTATGGAGGACTCCAGAAGTGATTACAAGTATATAATAGATGAACAGGAGAGGAAAGAAGCTATTAAGCAGGGTGAAGGTATGAAGGATAATTGGGAACCTGATACTACTGTGAAAGAAGCTCAAGCACTATATGCAAGTTTTAAGACTACTTCTGAGCTATTACTGGATGATACAAGGATGCTTGTAGATAAGTATAGAATGAAGTTGAGGAGTATGGACTTAACTGAACTTGATATAAAAGAGACTAAAGAGTTAGGTGCTATTATTAAACTTATACCATCAATGGTTAAGGACTTGGATGAAGCTGAAAGAGCTATTGCTAAGGAGTTGGCACAGAATGATAAGGTAAGAGGAGCACAAGAAAAAGCAATATATGAGGACTTATAATTATGGAAATAAATGATATAGTAGAAGGACTTAATGTATATTATGAAGGCTTTCCTAATAGAAGAAAGGGATACTTTGTATTACACAAGATAATAGATACTAACCCTGTAGTTAAGTCACAGAAGACTTATAGAATGCAAGTTTGGTTTGTAAGTGGGAAGGAAAAGACACCTGCATTTGGTACTCAATACTCTAATAGAATTGTTACTGATGCAGAAGAAACTAAAGCTCTTTCCCTCCTAACCACTTCTATTACCAAATCTCTTCTGGAGTATATTAATACACAAAACTTTAAGGAGTTATGCAATGATACCAATGAATAAATACCAGACTGAGCTTACTGAGGAACTAATGAATACCCTTCCTCAGGAGGTTCAGGAACAGTTACTTGAGACTCTTACTACAGTAGAGTTTGTCAAGAGACTTATATCCCCCAACAGACCTTATGCAAGGGACTTACCAAGAGATGAAAAGGGTAGGATTATAGTAGATATTACTAATCCACACATTATTGAGGATGCTGATTATTTCAGACAACCAGCTCTTCATTTCTTGAAACATGGGTGTTATACATTCTTGAAACCCAACAGTAATCCTAACTCTGAGTTCAGGAGACACTGGGATGAAGAAAAGAGAAGATGCTATGAAGGTTATGTGAGAGAGTCAGATGGAGAATGGGTTACAGGCTTTAACTATTGGTTTATGAATTACTGTCCTATGATGGTTAATAAGCTAATAGAAGGAAGAAAGAAGGCTATCAGAACTGAGGCTTTTCCTTTCTTTTTTGAAGGTATATATTGGAGATTTCATTATCTATGGCAAGCAAGAGAAGGTGGTAAACATGCTATTGAATTAGCAAAGAGAGGATGTGCTAAGTCTTATAGCTTAGCAGCAATCATGAGTCATAATCTTATACTTGGAGAAAGTGAGGAATCAAATAGAAGGGTTATTACAGTACTTACAGCTTATCAGAAGGAATATCTGAAAGATGACAAGGATGGTACTCTATCTAAGTTCAAGCCTTCAATTAACTTTAGCTTTGCTAATACTCCTTTCCCACATCTTATGTTGAAGAACTCTCCTAATGAGATGTCTTGGCAAATGGGTTATAAGGATGAGTATGGTGTAGAGAAAGGCTCTCTAAATCAAGTACTTGCTGTATCTGCAAAGGATGATAGTGAGAAGTTGAGGGGTAAGAGAGGTTGGATTCTATTTGAGGAAATGGGTTCTTTCAAAGGATTGCTTTCTCTTTATGATATTACCAGAAAGTCTGTAGAGGATGGTGATTATACCTTTGCTACTATGTACCTTGTAGGTACTGCTGCTGAGAGTGAGTCTGACTTTAGTTCAGCCAAGACTTTACTTTATAATCCAGATGGTTATAATATATTGTCTATAGATAATGTATTTGACAGACCAAAGCAAGGTAAACCTAAGTTTGGTTTCTTCTTTCCTTCATATATTAATAGGGCAGGATGTTATAATAAGGATGGTGTATCAGATGTAGTTAAGGCTCTTATAGAGATTCTTATTGCAAGATATAAGGCTAAATATAGTGCTGACCCTAAATCAGTATTGAGAGTAATTGCTGAAGACCCTATTACACCAGCAGAGGCTATTATTAAGGTCAAGGCAGCATACTTCCCTATTACTGCTCTTACAGAAAGATTAAGCCAATTAGACCAAGATGTACATGCTTATGATGATGTGTATATTGGCAAATTGGTACAGAATAGTAATGGAGTTGAGTTTACACCCACCAGTGATATACCTATCAGAAAGTTTGGTGTAGAAAATGATACTCCGGGTGCTATTGAAATATATGAAATGCCAGAGAAAGATAGAAGTGGAAAGGTTCCCCACACAAGATATATTATTGGTCATGACCCTGTAGATAATGACCAAGCTGAATCTTCCTCTCTCTCTTCTACCTTTGTTCTTGACTTATGGACTGATAAGATTGTAGCTGAGTACACTGGTAGGCAATCATTTGCAGATGATAACTTTGAGATAGTAAGATTACTATGCCTGTTCTATAATGCAAAATGTCTGTATGAATCAAATAAGAAGGGTATATTTGCTTACTTTAGTAAGATGAATTGTACTCACTTACTGGCTGATACTCCAGAGTTCTTAAGAGACAAACAGTTGATTAAGTACAGCTCATTTGGTTCTAATGCTAAGGGTGTTAATGCCTCAGCAGCTATCAATGCTTATGCTAATAATCTTATAAGAGACTGGTTGATGAAGCCTGTTACTATTATACAGAATGTTGATGGAGAGGATGTAGAAGTAACTGTCTATAACCTTAACTTCTTAAGAAACAGAGCATTAATTGAAGAGTTGATTGCATTTAACCCAGAGATAAATGTGGATAGAATCAGGGCATTAGGTATGGTTATGCTCTATAGAGAGGAGAAGATGGTCCTATATCAAGGAAACCCTTCAAGAGACTCAGAAGAAGTACCAAAGGATTATTTAGGGAATGATAAGTTCTTTACTGAGAATTATAGGGCAGTACAAGTGCCTTTTCAGAAACCCAGTAAATTTAGTACAGAAGATGCAATTAAATAAACAAATCACTTATATACTTGACTAAATGGACTTTTTTACTTACTTTTGTCACAAAATTAAATGATGGAAGACTATGGCAGATTTTTTAAACTTTCCCAGACAGATGCTTCCTTTCTCTAAGAAGACTAAGCAATGGAGAAAGGATTGTCTGTTGTGGGCTAATCAGAAGACATTCTTCAATTATAGCTTGGTTAGGAAGTCAGTAATCCATAAAAAGATAAACTATGACTTACTTAATGGTAGGCTACACATGTCAGACTTAGAACTGGTACTCAATCCAGATGGTATAAAGGCAGCTTACATTCCTGATAGGTTACAACATTATCCTATCATGAATAGTAAGTTGAATGTACTTAGAGGTGAGGAAAGTAAAAGAGTTTTTGACTTTAAGGTTGTAGTAACCAATCCAAATGCTATCTCAGAAATAGAGGATAATAAGAAGAATGAGCTATTACAAAGGCTTCAAGAAATGATAACTGACACCTCAATATCTGAGGATGAATATAATATCAAACTTGAGAAACTAAATGACTATTATACCTATGAATGGCAGGATATAAGAGAGGTAAGAGCAAATGAATTGCTTAACCATTATATCAAGGAATATGATATTCCTCTTATATTCAATAATGGTTTCATGGATGCAATGACTGTGGGTGAGGAAATCTATCAATGTGATATTGTAGGTGGAGAACCAGTCATTGAGAGAGTAAACCCATTAAAGATTAGGATATTCAAGTCTGGGTATAGTAATAGGGTGGAAGATGCTGACATGATAATCCTTGAGGATTATTGGAGTCCGGGTAGAGTAATAGATACATATTATGATGTATTATCTCCAAAGGACATTAAGTATATTGAAACTATGCCTGATTATATAGGTCAGGGAGCTGTTGACCAGATGGATAATATTGATGAGAGGTATGGATTTGTCAATCAGAATATGATTGGTGATGAAATAACTGTTAGAGATGGAACCTATTTCTTTGACCCAGCTAATCTATTTACAGAAGGTATAGCAAATTCATTACTTCCTTATGACTTGGCAGGTAATCTTAGAGTACTAAGACTGTACTGGAAATCAAAGAGGAAGATACTTAAGGTTAAATCTTATGACCCTGAAACTGGTGAGGAAGAATGGAACTTCTATCCTGAGAATTATGTAGTAGATAAGGAAGCAGGAGAAGAAGTACAATCATTCTGGGTTAATGAAGCATGGGAAGGAACCATGATTGGCAATGAGATATTTGTCAATATGAGACCAAGATTAATTCAATATAACAGATTGAACAATCCTTCAAGATGTCACTTTGGTATTGTAGGTTCAATCTACAACCTTAATGATAGCAGACCATTCTCATTAGTGGATATGATGAAGCCTTATAACTATTTATATGATGCTATTCATGACAGATTGAATAAGGCTATTGCTTCAAACTGGGGTTCTATCTTAGAGCTTGACTTATCTAAGGTTCCTAAAGGATGGGATGTTGGTAAGTGGATGTACTATGCAAGAGTAAACCATATTGCAGTTATAGATAGTTTCAAGGAAGGTACTATAGGAGCCTCTACAGGTAAGCTGGCAGGTGCTCTTAATAATGCTGGAAAGGGAATGATTGAGACTAATATAGGTAACTATATTCAGCAACAGATTAACCTTCTTGAGTTTATTAAGATGGAAATGTCTGAGGTTGCAGGTATATCTAAGCAAAGAGAGGGTCAGGTTTCATCAAGAGAGACTGTAGGTGGAGTTGAGAGAGCTACTCTTCAATCAAGTCATATTACTGAATGGTTATTTACTATTCATGATGATGTGAAGAAGAGAGCTTTAGAGTGTTTCTTAGAGACTGCAAAGGTAGCTTTGAAAGGTAGAAACAAGAAGTTCCAGTATATATTATCAGATACATCTACCAGAATAATGGAGATTGATGGTGATGAATTTGCTGAGGCTGATTATGGTTTAGTTGTAGATAATAGTAATGGAACTCAAGAGCTTCAACAGAAGTTAGATACTTTGGCTCAGGCTGCATTACAGACTCAAACTTTATCATTCTCTACTATCACTAAGCTCTATACATCTTCAAGTTTAGCTGAAAAGCAAAGACTGATTGAGAAAGATGAAAAGCAGATTAGAGAAAGACAAGCACAGGCTCAGAAGGAACAACTTGAGGCTCAACAGCAAATAGCTGCTATGCAACAAGAACAGAAAGAAGCAGAACTTCTCCAGAAGGAAGAAGCTAATATAAGAGATAATCAGACTAAGATAATAGTAGCTCAGATACAATCAGATAGTTCTGATGAAGATGATGGAATTATGATTGATGATTATAGTCCAGAAGCTAAGGCTAATCTTGCTGAGAAAATAAGAGAGTTTGATGAGAAACTTAAACTTGATAAGGACAAATTAAAGCTGGATAAGAAGAAAGCTGAAACTGATGCAAGTATAAAGAGACAAGCTCTAAGAAAGAAAAGTAGTACAACTAATAAATAAAAGATATGAAGACACTAAGAACTTTGAAGATAAGCCCTAATGCACCTGATATTAACTCAGTATGGCTATATAAGGGCACTGCTAAGTACTTTAATAATGGTGAATGGGAAACTATAGGAGGTGAATCAGAACCTTATGTTCTTCCTGCTGCAACTATAAGTACAATAGGTGGTGTAAAGAAGGCTACTAATGTGGGTAATTTAGCTACTGGAGCTGAATTAGCAACAGTAGTTACTAAAGTGAATGCAATTCTGTCTGCATTAAAGGTGGCAGATATAATGGTTAAAGATGCAAACTAATATACTATGTTTTTTACACAAGAAGATTATAGAAAGATAGAGAAGTGGCTCCTTGCAAACAGTAGGAAAGATACTGATTTTGCTGGAGCTGCAACTCCTCTTAAAGGAAATGAAACTGTAGTTCTTGTACAGAATAGTAAGAATGTTAGGGTTTCATTGAAGGACTTGATAAATCAAATATTCCTTTTAGGAGTATCAGATTTTCTTAATGTTACTGATAAATATGGTGAATCCATAATTAGCTTAACTCAAGCCATTCAATTAATTCCCTTCAAGAGTAGAAAAATTGGACAGGTTATTACCTTCCTTGATGAAAATGGGAATTGGGTAATATATCAGTTTCAAGGTGAGAGACTTAATCAATGGAATAACACTTCATTATGGGTTGATATAATAAAACAAATTGAAGGTATTAGTATTATTGATAGTGAAGATATAGTAACAGAGGTGAATAACACCAATCAGGTTTCACTACTCTTTGCAGATAAGAATTATAATACTGCTGATTATTCAGGTCTTGGAAGAGTATATCTTAGAAAGAATATACAGACTGTAGTTAATCCTAACACTATGGTAACTTATTCTACTAATTTGCTTACTCAAGCAATGTTGAGTAAGGAAAATACTGTATATATTATACAGTATGATTATAGTTTAAATTACCAGACTATTTCCATCCCAGATGGATGTGTGTTACTATTTGAAGGAGGCTCTATATCTAATGGTACATTGAATGGTAATGGAACTAATATAATATCAAAAGATAATAGTAAAATTATATTTGGAGAGGACATCATTATTACAGGTGTATGGAATATACCAGAGATACATGACTCATGGTTTGCATTTGATGCAACTCCCAACAAAGTAAATAATCAGTTGATTATTAATATATTAGCTTTGTCTAATGATAATGTAAACAACACTATTCATTTTGAAGCTGATAGAACTTATTACTTTGAATTACCCTATAAAGGTAGAGCTAATTTGGGTGATGATATTAGACCAGACTACTGGAAATTAGAAACAGAAGCCTATGCTTTCTTGAGAATATTTACAGGTCTTACATCTAACACTCACCTTATAGTAAACAATACTCTACAGATGTTACCTACTAATCAAGGTGCTTACTTCATATTTCATGTAATGGGTAAGCAGAATATTGAAATATCAGGTACAGGTAGTATAATAGGAGATGCAAAAGACCATCAATATACAGACCCATTTGCAGGGACTTTATATTATGGAGAATGGGGTTATGGATTTGATTTTAGAAGCTGTAGTAATATAGTTGTTAGAGGTATTACTGTAGCCTACTGTTTTGGTGATGGTTTTGGTTTTGGTAATATTGTAAATGATGATGGTTCAGCAGAAGATGCTTGCCATGATATAACTATAGATAATGCTAAGGTTACTTATGCAAGAAGGAATGGTATATCCCTTGGAGGTGCAAATTACTCTATAACTAATGTATATTTTGAAGGTAATGGTAGTGATGCTATTAGAGGTACTGCTCCTATGGCAGCAATTGACTTTGAGAATGACCACATAGACACTAACCCAACAGGTATATGTCAGAATGTAGTTATGAGTTCTTGTAAGTTTAAGGATAATAAATATGATGTATCCTCTACAATCAGAGATGATTGGGCTACAATACCTGATAAAACTTTAGTTACAATTAATGATTGTAATTTTACAGCCCCTCTTAGATTAAATAGAACTCATGGTCTTACTTTCAATAATTGTCATATACCTTATATATCAAGCCATGACAATTCAATTAATGCTTGGTCAGTAAGTAGTAATCTAAAGTTTATTTCTTGTATATTTGATGAGCTTAATCCATATTTAACTACAAGTGCACTTCAAGGGAAGAAAACTTTTGTATCTCCTGTATCTCCAGAAGATATTAGGTTCACAACAAGTTTTTATGCTAACATGATACCCGGAAGGGCTATTAAGTTTACTATACCAAAGCCAGTATATGGGGAAGTTGAGATGAAGGCATTTGTTAGTTTACCTGCACAAGCAAACTCAAATACTACTAAATATAGGATGGGTAATACAGTACAAAATGCTATACTTGATATAGAGATTGGTACTGCAAGCAATAATACACCTGATTATAGAAGTTATAATATTACTCCAGTATTTTCTTACATTGATTATACCAGTGATGCTAATAATTATATAATTTACTTTGTACTTGGAGGGGAGTTAATAGGCAGTGCTCCTACCACAAATTGGACTGGTACTATATTCCTTACTTCAAAAACTAAGTATGTAATAGTTAGTAATGGAGAGTCTCCAGAAGGAACTACTGCAATTAGTGGAGGGGTTTGGTCTAAGTTAGCTAATATACAACAGGAATATGTTTCTGTAACTGATATTCCATCAACTGTTAAGTTTCCATCTAAGGAAATGTATAAGGTATCTCTGACAGCTAATCTGCCAGATACATTGGATAGTGTACAATCAGGTAAGTGTATTCTTCTCCTTGATGGGGATTTAGTACCTGTGTATTGGAACTCATTTAGTAAGAAGTTTTATACAGCAGATGGTAAAGCTTATAGAGAGAGATATGTTCAGTATGCAGATTTAGCACAGCTTGCTACTGTTCTTACATTAGAAGATAGAAATACTACATTCTGGGTTAGAGACTATAGTATTCAGGTGATATGGGATGGTTATTCATTCCAAAATCCAGATGGTACTCAGGTAAGTAAAGTTACTATACTTGCATAATAACAAAGGTAGTACTTGGTATATAAGTCAAGTACTACTTTTACTTGTATATATGAGAACTTTTACTTATATTTGCAAATAATAAAACAATATAGAAATATGGCTTTAAATATAATAATAAATAAGGTAAGTGTGGCAGAATCTTTTGCTGCTGGAGCTACAGTAGCAACTGCTGTTGCATCTGGGGGAACTACTCCTTATGTATATAGTTTGGCTACAGGTGGAGATAAGTTTGCTATTAATAGTTCTACAGGAGTAGTTACTACTATTGCAGCTATGAATATAAGCAATATTGCCTCCTTTAGTGTAACTGCTACAGATAGTACTACTGGAACTGCTCTTACTGGAACCTCAAGTGTAACTTATCCTCCTATTCAAGCTGCAATTCAGAATAAGTTTAATAAACCCAATACAATATATAAAGTTACAAAAGATATTACTTTAAGTGGGGGTATTCTCACTATGCCAGAAGGGTGTACTCTTGACTTTCAGGGAGGGTCTTTTATTAATGGAATAATTAGCTGTAATAATACCTCTATAAAAGCTAATGGTAATGTTAGAATGTTAAGGGAAATTACTCTTGAAGGTAGTATAACAAATGATAAGATATACATAACTTGGTTTAATACAGGTATAGGAGATGATGATACCTCTGAGTTTAAAAGGGCTTTTAGGACAGCCTTATATAATAAAGGTATTACTATAACTCTTGATGGTAATACTACTTATAGACTATTCAGTGTAGTAGAGGTTTTCTCAAACACAAAAGTAGAATTAACCAAAGGAGTCACTCTGTTAAATACCTCTAATTTAGGATTTGAGTTTGGTAGTACTACTCAAGGGGTTTATAAATATGATGGTTATCATGATATTGTGTTCTATGGTGAGGGTACAATAGATTTGGCAGGAAGTCCTTCTGGGTTAAATAGAGGAGTGAATAGTGCATTCAGAATATATCATGCAAGAAATATCTTGATTGAGGGTATTACTATTATGAATAGTGGAAATCACCACATGATAGAAGTAGGAGGATGTCAGAATGTAACATTCAGAAATATGAAATTCATTGGCTTCTTTCATTATAGTGATTTACCAACTTATAAAGGGGAATGTATTCAAATAGAAATGGCAAAAAGTGGTAATGGTTCAGATATGCCTTACTTTGATAGAACATCTTGTGATAATATCACTGTAGAAGGTTGTTATTTTGGACCTCAGATTACTTTTGAAGCAGATGGTACTCAAACCCCTTATGGTCTAATATCAAGAGGTATAGGATGTCATGATGAGTTAAACACTACTTTAAATGATAGTTTTCACACTAATATCAATATAATAGATAATACCTTTGATAGAGTATATCAAGCATGTGTATCTCCAAGATTAATGGACAAGTGTCTTATCAAAGGAAATAGAGCACTTAACCTACAGGGGTATTTTGCATGTACATTTAACTCACATAGTCCAAGTTTTACTGGAAGTTATTACTTACCTTCACAGAATTTGGTAATTGATAGCAACTATATAGAACAGGAAGCTGGTATTCAAACAGTACAAGCACCATCTTGTATGGGAGCTGACTACTTTAATGTGTATTCTTTAGTAGGTCTTGAGAATACAGTAAATGTGACTATTACTAATAATGTGTTTAAGAATGCACAGTTCTATATGATAAGGTGTTATAACACTCAGAACACAAATATTAGTGGAAATACTTTTATTGATTGGGCTGGATTACTAAGAGAAGATATTGACTATGTTATTGGGTTTATAGATGAGACTACAAGTATGATGTATCCAACTGGATACAAGAATGTGAAGGTATTCAATAATGTATTCACAAATGCAAATGCTACTAATAACCTACTTTTATTACCAATGAATAGGACAGATGTTAGTGTATTTGGTAATACCATTAAGATGGCTTCACAGCTTGCTGCCTCATTTAAGAATATGAATAATAGAATGGCATTCCCATTATACACAAACTCTACTTACACAGATGATACAAGTGAGGAGGGAGTTATTGGTACAATTGCCTTATCTGATTATCCATATAACTATTCTGAGTTACAAGTGTTCTATACTATTCCGGGCTATACAAATATATTTTATAGTACATACTTTAACCCAATAAGGAATGAATTTGATGGTACAAACTCAGATATAATGTGCTCTGTAATGGATACAAAATCTGATGATTCCTTAATGTTAAAGCAACTACATGCTACATTAAGTAATAATAACAAGAATATTGTTATTGATTATAATAGAATCATAACTCACACTCTTCCTACATCTGGAACTCCAACAGCTACAAGACAGATTGCAGCCACAGGAGCAATATCAGGGGTAGGATATGTCAAGATAGTAAAGGTATTAGGTTTAGTTGCTAATAATGTAATAGCAAACTCATAATAATAAGATATGAAAGATATACAACAACTAATTAAGAAGAATAGTCAAGAGGGAAGATATGAAGATATTTTCCCTAAGACTTTTATTGATGCAATTTCAGATAAGGAAAGTGGAGTAACATTGGCAGATATACTTGCAATGTTTAATATGCTTTTCTTATCCTATAATGGTAGTAGAAGTCAGACAAGGCTACAAGTTCCTTCAAGTCTTAGAAGGGAAGGATTATGGATTACTTATGTCTTATATGATAAGACAGTGGTTACTGAATGGTATAGTGCAGAAGCTGTTGATGATACTTCATGGGGAGCTAACTCTAATTGGAGAGATGGTAGTAATTCACTTGTAGGTGACATATCTATATCCTCAGATGGATATTGGGTAATAAATGGAGAAGTTACTAATATTAAAGCACAGGGAGAAGCTGGTATTACTCCTATTCTTAGGGTAGGTTCTAATAATCACTTGCAGGTTTCATATACTAATGGTAATACCTATATAGATATATCACCCAATCCTGTATTTACTCAGTTTAGAATAAATAATAACAAACTACAACAGTCAATAAACTTAGGTGAATCATGGACTTATGTGTCAGATTATATTGCAGCATGGTTTAAGTTCACTGGAACTACTGGAAGTAGTCAGGCTGACAATGTTGGTAAGATACAGATTAGTAGAGATAATGGTGCTACATGGTCTGATTTAAGTGGAGAATTTACTAACAGTTTACATATTAAAGGGTATGTAGCTACTGTAGGTACTCTTCCTTCTACTGCTGTTCAAGGTGATATTTATGGTGTTGGTCCTACTTATGACCCAAGTGATACTGAACATACTAATCCTATCTATCAATTATATGTTAAAGATAGTACTGGATGGGTTAATAATGGTAGATTTACTTCTATTTCTGCTGGAGTAGTTCAAGAACTTGGTAATAGTGAGACTGCTATTGTAAGTCAAAAGACTATAACAGAAGAAGTAAATAACTTAAAAGCTACAGATGAAATTAACTTAGGTAAAGTTCTTGATTTAGGAAATTTGTTAGATTTATCTACAATAGATTATACAAGATATTATTCAGTAGATAACAATGATATAAGACCTAATACTGGAGTAGATGATGGTATAGTAGCTATACCTGTGCAAGAAGGGCAAATATACTCTTTAGGTCATGGAGTAGGAGCAGGGAAGTTTTTCAAGAATTCTTACTACCAAGGAGCACCAGGTGAGGCTATTACTTTATTGACCAATAATAATAATGAGCCTTACTTCATAGTACCTTCTGGATATAATATAGCTGTACTGAATGTATTAATTAATGAGAGCCATACAGCACCTTTATATACTGATGGAATGATTTGTAACTCTATGTATATTCCTAAAACTTATTTGCCCTATATTAATGATGGTAAAATAAAAGAAAGTAAACTGCCTGATAATCTATTAGGAGGTAATGTTCCTGATAAGTTGATAGTAGTTGGAAAAAACTTATTTAATAAGGAAAATATTCAATTGAATAGGAGACTTACAACATTAGATAATGTTGTAGGTGAATTGATTAGTAATGATACTTTTCCTAATATAGTTTCCAGTGATTATATTAGGGTGGAAGCAGGAACATACACTCTCAGTGGTGCAGGATTTCAATTGTATAATGGTGCTCCAAGAGTTTGTTTCTTTACAAGTAAAGAACAAGTGAAGAATGCCCCTATCCTTAATATTTTAAGGAAACCTGATTTAACTTATACTTTCACTGTTCCATCTAAAGGCTATATTATTTTTGATTCATTACTGGACAAGGTTCAATACAATCAATTAGAGATAGGACAGGTGGCTACTAAGTATGAGAGTTACAGAGTATCTATAAATCCTGACCTGTTAGAGTCATATGCTCAAGAGGATGAAGTATTTATAACTGATTCTAAGAATAAATTAAATCCAGCGGATATACTTTATGACAGAAGATACTCAACAGGAAGTAAAGAGATTATAGTGGCTGACCCTAATCTGATAGCATTAGGAACTCTGTTCCCTGTAAGGGAAGGGCAGTGGTATGTTGCATGGGGAGAAGGTATATTTCAGGGGTATCAAGGAGGTTATTTTTATACAAATGAAAACGTTGTAGGAACACCATCAATAGAAAATATTACATTTGTTCAACCTGTTTCAGGTCCAGGAATGGCTTTCCAAGTGCCTACTGGAAAGGGTATTAAGTATGCTACAGTGTCCTTAGCTACTAATTCTGACCATACTGCTCTTGCAGGACAGGCAATGGTAGAAGAAGGAGAATTAGCTACAGCATATGAAGATTATAACCCTAAAAAGGTATTTAATCCTGAATACAGTACTAATAGTAGTACTGCTCCATCTCCTACAGACAGTAGTGAGTTATTAAAATATACTACTTTTGGTAATCTATCTTATAGTAATTTAAGTGACAAGTTAGAAGTATTCTTTCAGCATTGGAGAGATAAAGATAAAGACTTATGTGTAGTAAATACAGGAACTTCTCTTACAGCCAGAAGTTCAGAACACTGTACAGAGCATCCTTTAGCCTCTTCAAGACCCCCATTGATGCAGAGTAATAATTTTGCAACCCATATATGGGATGCCTTGAAATGGGAAGGACAAGAATATAGAAGATATGATTATGAGAATGCTACATTAGAGAAGTTCTTTATAGAAACTGGTACTGGTTGGAATACTGAAACCAATCTTAGTAATTGGGATGATGGACCATATAGATATGGACTTACCAGATACACTGATGACTTAAACAGTTCTATACAATTTAAGATACCAGCAGCAGCTTGGAAATATAATTTTATATATAGAACTGATTCTTTAGGTAGTGAGAATTGTAAGATTACTATAGCTGGAGGAAATGGATTAGTTGAAGTACTGGATGAAACTACTAATACATGGAAGGAAGCTAATAATTTCATATTTTCCATGAAAGAAGCCCCTGTGAGAAGTATTCCATCTATTACCTATAAAGACCCTAATACTAACACCTCAGTAACATTAAACAATTACCAAGTTAAGGGTAATACAACCTATCAGAAGAGGCTATATATGAGATGTAAGAGTAGCACTATAGATAGTAGAAACTCTGAGAAAACAGTACTTATAAGTAGAAGTACTGGAAGGTTAATGTATTGGGGAGTTGAATGGTCTCCAAGAGAGTTCATGATTACTTATATTAATGCAGCAAGAGGGTCACATAATAGCACGATTAATAGTAATCTATCTCTATGCCATTTTATGGATAATGAAATTTTTAGTTTTAAACCAGACTTGATGCTCACAGAGGACCCTATTCATAATTCAGGAGGGGGAGGAACCCCAAGTCCTTCCCTCAATACATGGTATTATGGAAATACTACTGAACAATTCTTCTTTGCTAATAATGGAGTTTCTATTAAAGCAAGAGCACAAGCATTAGGGCTTAATGTACCACTATTCTGTATTTTTAATACTACTGTTACTTGGAACTTTGGGGCAATAAATGATGATGGTACTCTAAAAGTAGCTCCTACAGCAGATGGAAGGATGTGGACAGCCCTTGATGCTCAAATGAGTTGCTACTCTTTAGTTAAGAATATGCAAACAGAAACAGTATATATTAATGCTATTAAACATTGGAAGGATGCCTGTATTGCTTGTTATGGGAATATGAGAGCAGCTACTATTGGGTCAGGTAAGGATGGTAAGACCTTCACTAATGAGGGTAGTCATTGGAATGACACTGGATGCAGAGTTATGGCAAGAGTAGTTCTACCTATACTTGAATCTTTTGTATAAAAAAAAAAATTAAATAAAAAAAAAAAGAAATATGGCAGATAGAGTAATACAAAGAAATGATAG